CGCAGCATGGATTTGTGCCAAATTCTTTATCATTAGTCCAATAAATTCCTGGCTCACCACTTCCTGATGCTTCAATACGTTTCCACAAAGAATTGAATTCTTCTTCACTAATTTCTCCTCTCTTAAGAACAGCAGAATTGTTGCTTCTACCTCTTTGTTCATTTAGTTCCCACCAAGCTCCATATTTACATGTAATCATTTCTTCGTCATCATAAGAGAATAAAGAAATCATAGCACTTCTACGAATTCCACCAGCAAGAACACTATTAGCAATGTGACACATAATATCATGACACTCTAGAGGACTTAGATGTTCTCCATTAGCTTTTCTTTCCATGATGGCGTCAATGTGTATTAGACATATTTTTAAAGGTTCTGGACCTGGTGCTTTACCTCCAGCTGTAACAAGTCTTGCTCCTTTGTGTCTGATAGCTCTAAAGTCAAATTTAGGCTTATGTCCACCTTCAAAATAAAACTTCATCAACACCTTTACAGCATCAGCCCATCCCATAATAGAATCTTCTATTAGATAAGTGCGTTGTTTATAATTGTCTTGTTTAATGATAGTTGGTAATTGTGCTACGTGATGTTTCTGTACAGAAAATCCTACACCACTTCCTCCTAATAGTAGAAACATAGTCTCAGAGAAACTGTAAAGACTGTCAACAGGTAGATAGGCACAATTGTACCCTCTTGCATTATTCACTTCCATTGCAGGTCCTGCAAACTGTAAAGCTCTCATTGAAGGTAACACCTTCTTATCCCTTATGAATTTAGCACTTTCTATAATTGCTTCTTCTAATTTAGGATATTTTTTAATCATCATTGTTTGATATCTATCAACAATTTCATCCCATGTTTCTCGTCTTTTGAGTTCTGATTTGTACTTTGCGTACTTCGAAAACACAGTGACGTCACTTAATATTTGTAATCCTAAATCCATATTATATTTGTTAAAAAGTTAAAAAAGAAAGACAGCAAAGATACAAATGCTGCCTTTCTATTCCAAATGTTTGTAAAACTTTTAACTAACTATTCTTCTTATATTAGTTGTTTTAAATCAGGTATATCCTCTAATCTAGAATATCCTTTAGCTTTTAATATAGATTTTATCTTCATAATATATAAAGTAAAATCCATTGCTTCTTCTAAAGCATGTTCTAGAAAATCATCAGTGTTATTTTCTTCTAATGTAGTACCATACTTTGTGATACCCACTTGACTTCTTAAGTAATATTTATCTATCACTTGTTCTACTATTTCATCTCTCATAATTTATTTACATTTACTACAAACCCTGATTCATCTTTACTTGCATATCCTTTTGCAACTAGCCCAATTATAAAACCTCCTTTAGGATCTTTAAATCTAACATCTGTTTCATCACCATTGTACACTGGATAACCCATATACTTTTCAGGCAGAGGATGTCCTTTCTTAGTACTAAATACCACAGCTACATTAAATCCAAGATTTAAAGCTGATACACATGCATCATCATTAACTTCACTTTTACTAAATGTGAGATGGTAGTTATCAGGAATAGATTTAGAAAGTCTATTTAAAACTTTGGTATAGTCATAAAACTGTATATTAGGAAAATGATTTATTATATTAAATCTAGTCCAATCAATATCAGATGTTCCGTTTAATCTAACTGCTGGAATCATATTAATCCTATTAGCTTTTGTGGCTAAAGATTTAATATCATCTCTAAGTATTTTAAGAAACTCATCTCTGTTCTCAAAGAACATTTTTGTTTTCTTTATACGTGCAGCTTGAACAGTATTAATCTTTCCCATACCTGCTGTATACAAACAAGAATGTGTACATCCTTCAGATCTCATTGGACAAACCTCATATCCAGATATATTAGCAGGAGCTAAGTATAAAATTCCAGTTAAGATTCCAAGTTTTTCACCTTTTATAGTTTTATTGTCAACAGATACTGATAATAGTTTCATCTTTCTTTAAGTAAATTAACATTTGCCCATTTACCGTCCCATTTAACACTTTTATCAATAAACCATTGTCCTTTTTTAAAAGATAACCAAACTTCTGGAAATGCATTTAATCTATCTCTTGTGGTATTGCTTGTACCATACCCTCCATCAGAAATGTATATTTCTCCAAATTCTCGTTTAACAATTTCATTTTTATGTAAATACATTGATGTCTTATTTTCTTCTACTAAGACTATTGTATTAGAAGACTTAAAGTTTCTATTGTTTATAAATGCATTATATGCATCTTGGCTTATTTTTCTCATAGTTTTTCATCTAATAATTTAAATGCTTGTTCAATTGCTGCAGCTTCAGCATCCTTCCTAATTATCCACGATCCAGATATAACATCTCCATCATTAATAGAATAAGAAAAAGTTTTATTAACGTTAATCTGTATAAATACATTATTTTCATCAAACACATCAAATAACACACGAGGATTGTTATCAATCATCACTGCTATGTTTTGATTATCAATAGGCTGATTACTAATGTATTCTTTAAACTCTTCAGGAACAGTGTCAGTGTTTAATGACTTTAGCATTTTATCTAAAAACCATTTATTGATAATATTTCCTGCTTTTGGATATTTTTCTAATAATTCTAGTGCTTTCATACTTCTGATTCTAATTCTTTTAATTTATTTTCCCACCAATTAATTTCATGTTCAAACTCATTGGGTGATTTTAATTGTTCAGCTTGTTTTCTATTTTTAAAACTTTCCATTTTGCAATATAGTAATATAGCTTCCTTGCCATATTTATCTTTTAACTCTTTAGCTATTTCTTCATTATACATACTGATTAATTTTATTTAAGTTTAACACTTCGTTTTTATCATAAAATCCTTCCCACACTTCATAATCATCTTTAAATATAACATCAAGCTTTTCTTCCCAAAATTTAATCATATCTTCTGTTTTATTGAATACACGATATTGTAGAGATATTTCATCTCTAGATATGTTATTTTTAGTTATATGTATTGTTTTTGGAAATAAATCTTGAAACTTAGTAGATGTAAGAGAGTATTTACCAAGTTTTATAAGATCGAAATCTTTCTTAAACTTAGGATCAAGTTTATATACAATCACTACACATTTATTTTCATGTGTATAATCTTCAATCACTTGGTCTGTTCTCTCATACTCTTCGTCTACAAACTCTCTAAATCTATTTATGTCTGTTGGTCTAAATAATAGATAAACAGCATCTTTGTATGAAGTTTCTTGAGATTCATCTCTTATATATCCATTAATAAAACCATTAATTAGTAATTTATCTTTACCTATTTTTAATGTTGGTACTATGAATATTGTAGTGATGTTCTTTATTATATCCATTTTATTTTGTTAATCTTACTACACCATTATTAATCGAATTTTCTCTTGATATATTCCATACATCATTATCTTGAGCCCATGTAAGATCTGCAATCAGTTCCTTCACACCTTTGTAATATCTACCCTTGTGTTCAAATCCAAAATAAGCATCTTCCATATCACTATAATTTAATTCATAAATGAGAGGATTCATATAATTAATGCTGTCACAAACAATAAATTTAGGAAACATTACGTCATAATCATAATATTCACTTTCAGGATCAGTGGTTAGACTAATTCCAGCTTTCCAATATAAATAAGCCTGGATGTAGCTTCTTCTATAAAGATAGTATTCTTCATAAAAGTTCTCAACACTCCATGTACATTTAAGGTCATAGATTTGTATTGCTCTTTCATTATGATCTGTCACCACTTTATCCATCATGGACTTAAACTGATGCCCATCTACAACATATCCTTCTATTTGAAGTTGATTCTTTATAGTGTATCTAGGACTGTTTATAAGATTAATAACACCTGATGTTACAGAATTGTTTTTAAGTTCTTCTACAATCTTCTCAGCATTACTTACATCTTGTACAGTGACCACTGTCAATCCCTTACTTCTTATCTCTCTTATCTCTTTGTAATAGATTTCAGCATCAGAACCTATAAACTTATTAAGTACAGCATCAAATTTAATCTTGAATCCTGATTCTACATAAGCCTCTTGTGCAAGGCTAGAAAAGTCTCTAGTGATGTTTCCTTTTTCATCTGTAGCTTCCACTGTATATCTATATAAAGATTCTACAAACTCTAACATCAGTCCTGTAGGAACAGAAACTAATGATGATAGATAAAATCTACTATCAAACTCTTCTGGTTCCATAAGAAGAGTTTCTACAATTCTTCCCATATTAGCAGCTAAGTTTTCTTTCTCAGTCACTTCTTCATTCATCACATATTTCTTGTGATATTTTCTTCTATCCATTGAAAAGTCTTTCAATGAACTGGAACTATCTAAATAAATTGCACGATAGTTTGCTTCTGTTTTACTTTTTCCCTGTATCATAATTTTATTTAATTATTATCACTTCACTATTTGTTTCAATCCAAACATGTGCACCACAACTTAAAGGTTTGTCCTCATTATACACAATCCTACTTGGACCCATGATTTCTACATCATGAGCATATTTGTTTTCTTTATAAGTTTTAACAGTGAGAACAGGGTTATTAACTCCATTCTTCCTATTAGCTCTGATTACATGTTGATTAACGTGAATTATTGTTCTCATTGTCTTGTGCTTTAGTTTTAAAAGCGTCAATTATTTGTGGTATTAAACTTCTCACTTCTCTAGGAACCCTGGCAAAGAACCAACGAACATCTATTTCGTATTCATTCCCATTTATATCCACTCCTTTAGGATGTATTAACCAGAAGAGATGTTCTTTCCCTTCATGAAAGACCTTTCCTTCTCTCCACTCTTCGACAAAAGATAAATCCTTGTTTATCTCTATCCTATTTTGATTTTTTTCACTCATATTCCTAATAGTTTAGTTATTTTTCTAAATGTATTAATGTCTTTGCATTCTCCTGCAAAATTATTTTCGTTCTCATCATCACAAAATTCCATTCTATTATGTTCAGGATACCAAGAACACATCCATCTATCATTATAATCAAAACAATCTTTTTCAGAATGTTTCCATCCTTCAGCTTCTATTTGCTCTTTAGTGAGATAGGGAACTCTAATGTAGTCTTTCCATAATGTTTTAAATGCTTTATAAGGCTCATCTTCATTTGGATAACTGCTAGCTTCTAAGTTTAGTATATCTGAACCACATTTAATAATTCTTGGTCTCCATTTTAACTCATCGTCTCTTTCATTATCAGGTAAAAATCTACCATTAATCATTTGTAAACCTATAGAGTATGTTTCATGTTCATATCCAATATATACATCTTCTATATCTGGAGTGAAATATTTATTTTCCATATTCATTATAGTTCTACTTCATCAGGGTTCCACATATATCCATATAGCATGTATGTTTTATTATCAAACTTACTAGGAAATGGTCCTCCCACCGCTTTACGTCTAGATACCAATTGTTCTGGTGTTAGTGTCATCATATCATTAGTTTTATCAAATACTATTTCAAACTTCTCACCAAGACTAATGCATTTCTTAACATCGTAGTCTCGCACCTCTGCTAGATTTCTTTCTAGCTTTTTAATTATTCTTCTCATAATTTATTTTTTGATTTACATTTTAAACAAAATAATGTAACAGGATTAAAGTTCCTGTTACATTTACATTTATTACAATATTGAAATAAAGACATCATAGTTCTGCTTGAAAAGAACAATTACCAAATTCTTTAATATGATCTCTTATTTTTATTCCTAATTCAAGATCAGCATATTCTGACAGTTCTTCTCTAGTAATCTTCACTTGATCTAACATTATTTCAGTATAACCTTTGTTCTTTTCAAAGAAATCTTCAATGATCTTAAACCTATCTCCTAAAGATTCTTCAATATTCTTTATCTCTTTCTCAACTTCTTCTAAATCATCTTCTCCAAACCAATATTCTAGATAACTTGGTTCACTTCCTGTTACACCAAATCTATCTGCTGCATTACTTGATTGAATAGCAAACCAAAATTTGCCTTCAATATCTCCTGTATAATAACGTACCATAATTTTTATTTTTTAGTTTTTTCTAATTTTGTTTTAACATCATGACAACCATCACATAGCACTTGCAAATCCTTCACTTCACAAAAGAGTCTTTCTACAAATCCTTTGAGATCATCACCATTATTTAAGCTTCCAACAGGATATGTATGATCAACAGCTATTTGTTTATCAGGGAACCAATTCTTACATTGATTACATTGATATTCAAACTTCTGTCGTTTATTAGTTCCTTTGTAAGCTCTTCTAGATGCCATTCTACATTGAGTGATGGGTTTCCACCATCTAGACTTATTTCTTAACGCACTTCTAATAAAAGACCAGAACATAGCGTTTGTCATAGTTCCTGCATTTCTCTCTCTAGGAAGTTTTGTCCTACTTGTTCTCTTAATAGTTTTTGCCTTTGCCATAGTTTTAAATTAATTGGTCCCAAATATTATTCATATCTGGGACCAAATTTAATTAATCTATTTCACTTATTCTACCAGACAAAGCATCTTTCATATCATCTAATGACATGATGATTCTATTAATCTCTGCACTTGAGATGTGTGGTAAGTTAAAGTTATACTTCTGAGTTTCAGCAGCAAAATTACTTTGAACTGTCTCATTTAAGTTTTCTAACTCACTCACTACATAATGTTCATCTAAAGCAAGAGTGTCAAAATCCAAATCATGAAGAATTGATGTTGCTTCCTCACGAGGAACAGTCATAATTGGAAGATATTCATAACATCTACCTTTATGCTCACCAATACCCACCACTTTCATTGGATTAATAAGTACAAGAACAGACTGATCACCACAACCTACATAGTGAATTTGATCACTTGTAAAATGAAGTCCTGCAGCTGCACAATCTTGTGTACTCCAGTTACATTTATCCATAGGCATAGTTACAGGTTTACCAATACGAATATCAAATGTTTTGGTCCAATCATCTGTAAATCTATTCTCTGCTCTATTAGGAAGATCAAGATATAATGATGTTAATGTACCAAGATCTTCACCTTGTTGTTTATTAACATACCCATTGATATCACCTGTTCCATCACACTCATAACAATTGTAAAGAGATTCATGTTCATCATCATAAAAGTCACCTGTTCCTTCACAAAGATCACATTCTTCAGTAACTTCTTCATAGATGTCATCAAGATGTACAAGTTTGTATTCACCATTCTCAAGAAATACATGATAATTATCTGGAGATTTCTTCCACACAGCTTTCACTTTATTATAAGTGTTGCTTACAAATTGTACAAGCTCATTAGATCCATGTAATGTAACAACATTACGAAGAGCTACAAAGAATCCTTGTTTAGTAATTCTAAAGCTATTCTCTTGTAAGAAGCGATATAACTCATGAGCCACTTCAGCTCTTGGATTTAAGCAGCACCACATGAAGAAACGTTTCAATGATTGAAACTGCTCATCTTCATTAATAGCATCCTGAATGTCTTCAGATGGAGCATTCTTATATCTACCAAGAATAGTAAGAAACTCTTCCACCATTAATTGTGGTAATGATCTTTTAATTCCTTTAAGATATACAGAATCACCATCTATTGTGAAATCATCCAACTCAGCTAATTTACTAATTCCAGCTTTAATATTTCTCAAACGTTCTAATTCTTCTTCTCTCTTACGTTTTTCCTCTACAATCTCTGCAGAACCTACAATAGTGAATAACTGATCTTCACAGGTAGATATTCTCACTCTGTTAAAATCTTCTGATGTTGCATTGGGTTTACTAATAATTGAACCATCGTTCAATACAATAGTTAGAACGTCATTAACTAGCTTTACATTCAAATAAGGCTTACATGTTGTAATAACATCAGCTGTAGAATTAGTTTTAGCAGGCTCATATACTGGAGCTGTTGCTGTAAATAATTCTTTACGTAACAAATCATTCTTAATTCTTTGTTCTTCCACTTGTAATTGTTCAAGTTCTTTTTGTTGACTGGATTTGAACCAGCTTAAACTAAATTGTCCCATGTTTTAAATTGTTTTAAATTGTTTTATTGTTTTGTTGTTTTTAAATAAGGAGGAGACGCCTTGTCCCCTCCAGTTAGTTTAATCTTCTTCTTCTTTAGATAATTCTTCTACAACATTGTGTTTGTAATTCTTGTAATCCATTCTGAATTTATGATATTTACAAAGATCTTTTATGTAAGACATCATTTCACTTCTATACCACTCTGATCTACTAAGTAAATAATTAATAAATGGTAGACGTTCTAACACACTCTTTACATCAAGATGGGTTTGATAAATAGTTGTATCAAATAATTTTTTCTCTTCTGTTATTTTTAACATAATGTCAAAACCACTAGGATCATTTACATTTTCTGAATACCAATCACTTCTGTAAGAATCTATACTAGTGAGTTTTTTATAAAATGAGAAATTAACATTTTCTAAACTACCAATTCTATCAAACGTAGCTTTGTTATCATCTCTAAGCTTTTTAATTAAATAAGCTGTAACAGTTCTCTTAAACACTTTGTTCTCACCCTTCATAAACTCATCAAAAGACATCCAATTGTGTAAATTAAGCTTCTTCACATTTTCAATTTCTCTACTAGAAAAATACACAAATCTAATATACTTACCAGATATTATATGATAGAGCTTATCCATCACTTCAATATCACCTTCCAACCCATAAACAGTTAATAGAGGTGTTTTGTATAAACTTTCAAGCTTATATGTTGTGCTCTCCCATTTACAATTCTTTCCATCAACATATCTTAAAAGATTCACAGCCTGCTTACCCACAATCTCACCAACAAGTTTCACCTTTCTACTAGCAACTTGACCATTATCAAGAAACACTTGAGGTTTAATTTTCTTCCTAGCATCAATAAATGTTTGAGGAATAACTAATTTATCCAGATCAATAAAATCTTTAGTTAATAAAGAGATGATATGTTGGAATTCTTTAATCAATTGTCGCCATTCACTTACAGGATGATTTTCTAAATCAAGAATTTTGTAATAACTAAGAATCCATCCACCATCTTTTCTATAACGATCAAGTTTAAAAGTTTTATGCTTTCTTACAATCAAACATTTATCCTTAGATGTTATAGATTTAATATAATCCTTTTTAATACCTGGTAGTTTAGCACCACTATAAAAATACACTTTAATATTACACAAGTCTTTTGGATCCCATTCATAACAATTTCTATTATCAAGACTCATTGATTTACCATGTTGAATTCTCATCTTCGTATCATACTCACCTAACCAATAAGTATTATTTGTCCAAATGTTTCCTAAATTTAGTTTTTCAACACCTTTAATCTTTGGAGTTTTGATAACACTTTTAGAAAATGGTACTAATTCATTAAGATTATATTTCTTATTGAAAGAAACCATATATCTATTTTTACTAGATAAATAATCCATTATACTTTGAAGACCATCATCATCATTTGACTCATTATACTTATTTACAAAATAATCTGCTACAAGTTTAATTTTATCAAGAATGATTTGTTTACCTTCCTGGGTATATCTCAATGCTTCTCTATTAGGCGTAGGATATAACCCATCAGTGAGAGAAATTCTTAAAGCTATTGGAAAATGTAAGGGATCTTTAATACCAATCTTTTCAAAATCTATTGGATAATAAACATTGTCTAAACATATATGAATTCTATTATCCTCTGCCAGTTCTGAGAACTGAAAATGCTCTCCTCTAAAGATGACAAAATCATTCTTGATTTCTTCATCCATAAAATCAAAATACACATTCTCAAAATAAGCCAGCTGTTCTCTACTTTTATTAATAAAAGCTGTTCTATCATAATATTTAACAGGAATAATAATCTTCACCCCATTAACCATGTCAGTAGCCACTTCATACAATAGATCAATTGTGTTTACATCTTCTCCTTCATACATCATGTACTTACGTTCCATTCCATTCTTTCTACATACAAAATAGAAACTAGAACTGTAGGCAAGGGGGGCTTTAAAACCTAGCGGTTCTGTTAATCTCTAGTTTCCTAGAGTGTCGGACTATATCATCACCCTATAAATAGGGGTTGGACGCTTTTTCATATGATTACTAATCCATACTACTTCCTGTTATTAAGCAAACTATATTGCTCAGGTAGTCTCTAAACGTTCTACAGATGTATCTGTAGCTTCGCTTTTGATTGTCTTGTTAAATTCTACTACTTTATCATACTTTCTTTTAAGAAAATAAGTAGCATCACTATACAAATAATTTACACTATCTAAAACTTCTTGTTTTTTTTCTATCCACAATATATAATTAACCTGTTTTCTAACTTTTTCAGCTATATAAGGTTTACTTATATTTAAACATTTTGCTATTTCTAATAAAAATTCTTTATCAGTTGAGCAAAAAGCTAGTATAAGTTTATATTGTTGTTTATGTGGAGTAGGTAACTTATAAGTAGTTTTTCTAATATATTTATATTGTAACTTTTTCAATATTATACTTCCATCACCATCTAAAAATCCTCTAATAAAATGAGGAATTAAATGTTTTTCAAGTTTAGGAAAATTCATTCCCAGTTTACTTTTATTGATGTTACACCCTAAATTAATCAAAGAGTTGCCTATTTGATTTGATGCTATATTAACACAGTGTTGAGGTTTATACCCCTTTTTAATACTTGAAGGAGTTTGCACAATGTACTTTTGTCCTCCTGCAGCCTGTATAGATAAATTTGTAAGAATCCATCCATCTTCTTCTTGAACTCCAATTCTGAAGTTCAATTGTCTATTACCAGGAGGTTGTGATATACAACCATCTGCATATATAAATCCTAATATATAAGATTTGTATTCTGTGTCAATTATATTGAAATAATCATGATTAACTTTGTATTTATAACCCATGGCATATTATGTTTAGGTTACAAAGTTAATAATTTAATTTAGATTTCCAAAAATTCATCCAATTGTTTATCCACAAAATTACTTTTGTGGCGGGCCTAGTTTTGTTGACCCATCATACCCAGTTCTGTATTACTATTTCGTTTAGTACTCTTACCATACTTACTAATGATGTTTTCTACATCTTCAGCATCTAGTCCTATACCAAAATCCTCAACAGAGAATTCATAATTGGATGAATCATTTCTCTTAAAAGAAATAACAATTGGTTTGTCAACACCAGCTCTTCTGTGACTATCTAATGCATTACTTGCACATTCTCTGATAGTAGAACCTATTGAATCTGAATAAAGATTCTTACTTAACATCTGCATCAAGATTTGTGCAGAATCTAAGTCTAATGACATCCCAATTGAACTTTTTGATATACCATCCACTAGTATATTTGCTTCTTTTTGTTTTTCTAAAATCATAATTTCTAAGTTTTAATTGTTATTTTCTCTTTTTACTAACCATATATTAGAATAGTTAAAATCATAATACACTTCTCTATCTTCACCTATTCCAAATTTACTTAATTGCATATCTAAGCATTTAACACTTTTATACCCAGTACATCCATATATTCGTGTTGGAGTTGTTCTGAGTGTAGGAGCTCTTAATATTTTAAAATATCTTAGTCCTGTTACAATAACTTCATCTCCAACTTGAAGATGTTCCACTTTAATTGATCTATTTTGTTCCATATTAATCATTGTTTTTCCACTAATATTACTTGTCTGTATTCTAAATCCACATATTGATTGTAGTTGTGATTGTCTGGTCCCCATCCCCATGTGTGCTTATTATAAGTTACTACATTTCCATGATAATCTGTATACTGTCTAGGAGTGGAGATTCTTAGTGTTGAACATTTTACAGATTTATAAATAGGAACCCCTGTCTTCCAATGTGTTTTTTTACTAACTGTTGGCTTTCTAAGTATTCTCAAATACTTAAAATAACTCTGGCAAGAGATGACCACCTCATCTCCCACCTCTAATTCTTGTATTTCTACTATTTTCATAATATCTTTTATTCTAATGATTCATTAATTGTTTGTTCAATATCAGTGATACATAAATCTATCTCATGCTGCCTACTCCCACCTTCTTCAATCTCATCTAGACATAATTGAAACACACTTATAATTTCTGATTTTAATTCAGGATGTAATTTAATCTTCTCCTGGACATATTTTTGTAATTGTTCTATTGTTTGCATAATTGTAATTGTTTAAAATGGAGGCTCAAAATCAAGCCATTCTATTGTTGTTTTGTTATAATCTTTTAATAATGTATTCACCTTTGTAAATACACCTTCTGTATCCCATTCTGTATTCTTATAAGCTGCACTAGCAGGATGACTCAATACAAAGTTCCAAGATAGAGGAGCTGTATATTTTACAAATGCACTAGCATCTTTACCAAGAAATATTGTAGGAACATTCTCAATGCTTAATATGTTTTCAAACACATATTTTGTGAATGGATGCCATAAAGCAGAATGACTACCAGCTTTATTTATCTCTGTAGTGAGAGCAGCATTAAGCATTAACACTCCCTGATTAGCTAAGAATGTCACATCTGGATTCTTAAATCCTTCTAATGATATTCCTCCATATACATCCACTTCTATAGCATCATAAAACTTCTGTAAAGAGGGTTGTGCATAACCAGTGGTGGAACATCCCATAAGTAGTCCATCTGCTACAGGACTATCGTTTCTTAGCGTGTGATAGGGACACATACCTAGCATAACCACTTTAAGAGTGTCTAAAGGAGTTTCTAAGAAACATCTATAAACATTATCTGAAAGAGGGGCAATTTTCTTACCCCTCCCACTTTCATGCTTTAAAAACTTATAGATGCCATCACATTCTTCACTCTCAATAAATGGTCTTATTTTATCATGCCAACTTTCGTGAAAACATTTTTTAAATTTTTCAAAGTTCATAATTAAAATATTGCTAATTGTAAATGTGGTGAGTTGATAAAATCTCTTTTGATATTTAATGGTTCTACTAATTCTCCTAATTCATTAACAAAGAATGAATGAGCACTAATGTGATTATCCATCCATAATCTAGGATGCACTTCTTTCATAGCATAAGTGGTGTAATTGTATAATTCCCACATACTATTTTGTGCACCATAATCATGAGATGGTCTTTTCAACTCTTTCTCAATAATATTTAACTGAGTGCTCTCAATAAACTCTTCTTCTATTAACATCCTACCAACAAGTTCAGCTTGTTTACGTTTGGTTAATTCAATTTGCTTCATGTTATCACGTTGTTTTTGCATTCTTTGGAATATTTCACCAGAAGCTTTAATATATTCTGTTATAGCTTGAGGTGTAAATGTTTGTATTTCACCAACATGCTTCTTTTTGAATGTACCATGATCACCAGATACACAACCATTTTGACAAATGAATATTTTAGTTCCAATAGCAAACTTTAATGTTAATTGTTTATTGTAACTATTCTGCCAGCCTATTTGTAATTGCATTTCTTTATCATACACATTACTTATTGTAAACTTACCATTGGCAATTTCACCATTAGAAGAAGCTGAATAAGATTCTTTATCTAGATTAAATCCTGCTTGGTGTATACTATTCAATGTAAGATCAATCAGTTGATTGTGACTCACTGGTTTATAAGTGCGAGTCTGTTGTGGAATAGGTGTACTAATTAATAACTCTTTTGTTGTATTATAAGTTTTAGTTTCCATCTTGTGTTAAGTTTAATTTTTGGTTAAATATTCTATTAAGTATTCCTTCTAAGTTTTCTATACTGATGCATTCCACTTCATCTCCTTCTGTGGTTTCTAGCCATTCAGTATTCATTTGTATTTCTACAACTAAATCTTTAATTGTCATAATAATTTTTTTAGTTTTAAATAATCTTCAATCACTTTTAGTCCATAAGTTTTACCAAGATCAGACCAATCCTTTATTCCTTCAGCTAGATATTCTTTAGGTACATTACAATAATCAAAATCAAACACCTTAGTAATTTGTTGACTATTAGTCACTCCTGTAACATCACTATCAAATGATAACACTTGTAAGAATGAGTTCTTCTTGATATAATCTACATTCTCTGTAGAGAAACAACCCATTCCTTCATTTTGTACAGCACAGCATGTAGGAAACACTTTCTTCATTACCATATAGTCTTTCTTAGATTTATTAATTATGGCTACACCACAATTCTTTATATCATCTAATCCATCCATAGCTGTAATAGGAACATTGTTTGGAACCCATTTAGATTTCTTATCTCCAAATGGCCTATATATCTTCCAATGTCCATCATAGAAATAACCAAACCTCAATTCTGTATCCTTTAATGTAAACAGTTGTTTGTTTAGATACACTTTCTTGATGGAATAAATGTTATTAACTCTTAGGTCATCTACATCTTGATGATATTGATTCCAATAGGCTAATTCTTCATTGGTGAATTTCCTGGTGACCACTTGTATTAGAGAATATCTCTTACCAAGTTCTTCAGGTTGCTTATAATCACTCACTATTCTTTTATACTTCCCTACATTGGTCTTTCCAGATATACATAACCCAAAGTCTCTATCTATAAGAAGTAGGACATCTCTTAGAGAACTAAGTGAATACAACATCTGTACAAAATCAAAACATCCTCCTCTTCTACTAGTGTCTCCAAAGTCAATGAATGATAAATATCCATTCTTTGTACCAATCATAAACGATGGGTTGCGTTCTTCTCTAAATGGTGAATAAGTAACTTCGTTAATCTTCCAATTTTTATTAGGCATATAAAACATGAATATATCATACTCACTAATTTTTGATAACACTTCATTTATGGTTATCTCTTTTGCTTTTCTAACACCTTGTATCATGATTTAATTTTAATAAAAAACCCCCACTATTTCTAGTGAGGGCTCTTTTATAACTGGTTTAATTAAAAGTCAGCATCATCTTCACTAATCACTTTATCAGATGCTACCAAATTATCATCAGGATCATAATCCTTTAGATCTTTTAGTATAAAATAATCCTTACAACCATATTCACCTGTAACACTCACAACAAACTTCTCATGAGCTTTTAAGTCTTTTGGTTTTTTAGTTCTTAATTTATTCAAGGTGTCAGTTTTACTATAGTCTACAAGTCTAAATTGCTTGATGCTGTATGGTGGTAGGAACAATTTGTTATACACACCTTGATACTCCTTAGTTTCATCATCTTTAACAACAATCTTAATCGTAGCAAGAGCACCAATTGTACTACACCATTCTCCATCAATTTGAGACTTGATGTCTTTAACATTACCTTTCATCAACTTCTTCCAGTCAATCTCTAATATAGTTTCTGCATCACGATAGTCAAGATTACTTAACCATGTACGCATGAAATTATATAAATCTTCTTCACCAACATAAGCTACACGATAGTCACGTTTAGCAAACCATTCTGGTAAATCATTAGGATCAGAAGCCCAAGAACAAACACCAACAGCATTTATATACTGATTCTTAGATCCATCCTTATTTTCTTTCTCTTTATCTTCTAAAAAGAATGTCACTTTGAACTTTTCATTGTTCTTCACTTCTTCTAACCAAATATCTATTCGTAATTTGGTATTTCCTTCTTCAGTTTTTCCTAAATATTCTAGTGCTTTACTATCTTCTTTAAGTTCAATGCCTAATATGTCTTTGTATTCTTCCATATCAGGATTTACAGCTATTACGTTAGCCTCAAATAATCCAACTTTTTTTGCGAAATCTGGTAAAGCATTGCTTTCTCGTTTTTTTCCTCCAATTGTACTCATAATTTATTATTTATTTAGTTTAATTTATTTATAATATTCATTCACTTTATCCACAACTAATTGCAAGTTGTTTGGTATTTTTAATTCTGTAAACATTCCATCTGGACTTTTTGCTGGAAACTTTCTAAACCTATTAGTTATAAAGTTGTACTCAACTGTACCATCCTTCTTTTCTTCTACATGTGTATACAAACAAACTGTAAGAAGTCCTTCTAATAACACTTGGTTATCAATCAACTTACCAGCAGTTTTAATTTTGTATCCAATGATTTCTCCACCATCTTCAATGGTTTCTGGATGTGTTAAATAAAATACAACAATATCATCTCTTAGTTTTCTACCTGTTTTAAACAATTCAACCATGTCTTTAGCCATTATACTAAACTTAGTATAACCCACTTCAGTAGCTTTGTCCACCATTGTAAAACCCATGATGTAATTACTGTCTTCAATAATAATGTTTTTAATGTGTAGAGCTTTGTCTGAAATAGTCATCAATAGACGAGATATTTCATTCGCATCATCCACTTCTTTGTAATTCTTCTTGTCTTTGTTGTAAAGCTTATCAGATCCTTTAAATGGAAGTTCCTTTTTTGCTACATTAATGATGTAAGTTTCTTCTGGATTTAAATGTTTGATTGCTGTACTTTTTCCTGTACCTGTAGATCCTACGATACCAATTAGTTTTGAACTCATTGTTTGATTTTTAGTTTATTATTTAGTTATTTATACGTAAATATACGTATTTATTCGCATTCTATAAGTATTTAATTTTACTTTTATCAAAGAACTCAAGTGCTTTATTGAGCCACTTTAACTCAACTTCCTCATTAGAACTAATGATGTATATGTGGGCTTTCTTATCAGGAGTGTTATACTCCATTGCCATACATCTATTTATTCTTTGAGCAAGATTTTCTGCATTACTATCGAAATAGTTAATGATCACTTTATTTAAAGGAGTGTATGTCACTCCAGTGTTACCAATCTTTACAACAGCTAAATGATTACCTTTACCCTCAGCGAAGTCTTGAAATATATCTTTTTCACTAGACTTACTATGATAGGAAGGAATTCCTAAAGCATCTGCTATTTTGGTCAATCCACAAAAGACTAATATCCTATCAGTTGAATTCTCTGACAAAATCTTTTTAGTAGCTTTTAATTTGGCTAAACTATTTTGGATGATTCGCATTCTAGATAGACGAAGAAACATTGTATCTTGTCCACTAGATTGCATCTTATTGATAATGTATCCATAGCTATCAAACTGTTGCTTTTCAGTCTTAAGTTTTGTTTTGTATTGTATTTGTGTAACATTGTCTAAGGGCACTTTAATCACTGATATTTCATAATCTACAATCACTCCTTCAGCAATAGCTTGTTCTATTGGATAGATTGCTATTACAGGCAATTCTAGCTCCTCTAGCAATGTTGTTTCTGTCCAGCTAGATAAAGTACCAGTGAGACCTAACACCTTCGTACAGGTGAGCTCTCTAACAGCTTCTATTTGTGCCTCAGAAAGTAAATGTATCTCATCTAATATAACTAAATCAAAAAAAGACTGAACATGTTTCTTTATAGATAGATGTGTTGTATAAACAATGTTATCATTTTTATACTTTCTAGTCTTAAAGTCTGCTTCCCAGGATTCTTTTATCTTTATATCTGGATAGGCTATTAGGATATTTATATTCTTGTCTAGCTTCTCAAGGATGTTGATTGTTGTATATATCTTTCCAAATCTTGGACAGAGATTCAATATACCAAACCTATCTGATTCCAGCCAGATGTTTGCAAATTCTTCTTGTCTTTTATTCCTTAAACTCATACCACTTTTTTTCTAATGCAAATTCTAACATATCTATTAATTCAGAAACAACATCTTGATTTAATATTGACAAAACCTCTTTATATTTCTTTTCATCCTTATCTTTCAACTTATTACACTTGTATCTAATCAAGAATTTATAGAATTTACCAAATATAAAATTGTCATTATCCCAAATTATATCTTGGTTTGGGTAGTCCTGATCTTTTAAACTATTAAATTCTATCCATGCTTCTGAATTGTGATCACTATATACTAGTCTAACTAACTTAATATCTCCCTTATCATTTTCTATTGTTTCTGCGTGATTCATTTTATTTTAATTTATGATAAAAACCAACTTTTGTTAACTACTGATTCATAATCTGATTCAGTCATATCTTTCATTCTATTTAATTCTTTAAACATACCCACTTGACCTAAGAAGCCAAGTCCTATTCTTATGTCGTCTTCTCCATAACTATTCTTGATTATTCTTAATGATCTAAAATACTTAGCTCCATATTCATCCTTTAGTTTCTCAAGTTTATATCCAGAAGGATCATCCACTTTATATCTCATAGGATCAAATAGAGCAAGAACAACATCAGCATCTTCTTGTGTAGTGGATGAATCTTTAAAATCATCTAATTGAGGCTCAACATCACCATTCTTAATCCTAATAGGATTACTAATGTCTCTGTTAAACTGACTCACTACAACAGGAGTGTATCCAAAAAAATCTCTAGCATATCTTAACTCATCAGACATCTTATCAATCACTTGTTTCTTAGTGGATAAGTCCTTTGTAGTTTTAAGTAGTCCTATGTGATCTATAACAACAATTGTCACTGTGTTAGAATCTTCTGGTATGTATATCTTATTATACTCATCTAACTGTTCAATTTTACCATGTTGTAAAGCATAAGTCTTTAAATCTTTTGCTATACCCACTGGATTCTCTGGACCATCAATGATTGTAATTACATCACTCATTTGTTCTACATATTCTCTTTGTAATAGAAACAAGTCATGCTCATCTTTAGTCATTTTATCTGTCCAGCCCAATAGTTTGTTTATAGATATAATTATACCATAGTCTATAAATATCTTTCTACTAACCCACTTAGCCATTTTATAAGTTCTACTTCTTTCCATAGACCTATATATAATCTTTAGCTTTACACCATTAGTATTTTGATTTGAAATAAACCAATCATAGGGATTAAGAACAAATGCATCATCAATGAATGAAGTTTTACCTGCGTAATGTTATCGTAAAGGCTCTTTATCCTTTACTTCTCATACTTTTCCATTGTATAAGTTCAGACTATATCATCACACCTAAGTGTGTTGGACGCTCGTGTTAGCTTCATCACTGTTCTAGTGGTATGCTATTAGTCGTTGAACCTTTTAACCATCCCTGGTTAACTTGGCTGCTGATTGCCCATTTTAAGGAGGGGTTCCAGCAATTCATCCAATTTATTCTGGGCCAGATATTTTATACATCTTCTTGTATATGCCCCCATATAATTTTATAAATTTTGATATATTACCCTTATTTATTCCAATTAAATCTTGAATCTCTTGAAGACCTTTTAACATATGAATTTTATTTGTTAATAAGTTTTCAACTTTATAATGTTTTCTTCTATTTAATCTTGGAAGATCTTGTATTCTTTTTTGTTTTACATAAGGTTGTAAACTTTCATACTTAATGTATGAAAATATCCAATCTTTATATTTAAGAATATATTTGTTACAATTCCTTGCAACTTTAGTTTGAGGAATTTTATAAAATTTGCTACATTTTATTCCAGATTCAAAAGATTTTAAATATTCTCCATTAAGATTATATACATAAACTGTCTTGCTTTTTGCATTTTTATTAGTTTTGTAATATTCTTTTAAAGAGTTACTTATCTTTGTTTTATCTTCAGATGTAACAATTCTATTTTTATTTCCTTCTCCACGATCTTCTAGATTTACTAAATTTCTAACATCTTTCCATTTTTTAATCAATTGTCTTTCAAATTGATGAGACTCAGACCAACCTTCTATCTTTGCTAGTAATTTTATTTTAGGTTCTCTTCCTTCAGAAAGAATTTTTTTAATCCAATTAACTCTGTGTGGAATTCTTTTACCTTCATAATACTTTTCAAAATATTTAGCTTTTGAAATATGCTCAATTAATCTATGTTCTAAAACTTTTTTACTGGTTCTACCAACATATCTAACTTTGCATTCATTTGGATCATATAAACAATATATCTTAATCATACTAACTAATTTTACATAAAGGTAATAATTAGTTTTGGTATATACAAGTAAATTGTATTATTTATTTTGTTAACCCAGTGAGACCACCCACAAGAAAATACATACTCTTCCTAATCCCTATATAACGATTAAGTCTATCAAAGCCCATAGGAATTCCTTTATTTCTTCCAGATAGACCTTTATTCACTTCTTCATTTAAATGCTCAAAACTCATAATTTCCTTTCTTTTCTAATTTGATTAAATATTCTTTGTTCTTCATCTATAAGACTCTCTGCAGCAGCAATAGCCACTGTATAAGCTATTTTTCCATTCAGGCTTATTTCATGAGTTTCTAAATCCTTTAGTCTCTCAATTAGTTGTTCTAATGCTGTCATGTTTTCATTTAATTAAATCAAGTGGATAAGCATTTAAGATTGATTCTTTATCAATTTCATAATCATTCTCAGTATATTTAACCCATTTAGTTTCTGCATTTTCACTTGCTGATTTTAATGCAGCCTCTACATGGAACTTAGACTTTAAAATAGAATATTCTTCTATCAACTCTAACCATGAAGGATATGGTAAAGCTACCTGATGTAGTTTTAAATCACCATTTATTCCAAGTTTTGAAATAATAAACTCTTCTACTGTTATTACTGTTTTCATATTATTTCTTTTTTAATTGTTCAAACCATTCTTGGGCTTTTTTATTACCATATAAACACATTTGATTGTGATATTTGTCACATATTGTTTTGACTTCTTCCTCACTATACATTCTTTCAGCTTGCCATTTTGCACCTGCTATAAAATCTTTTTTTGTGGTTTCATTAAACTTACCTCCAAAAGACATTGGTATATAATCATTACTGAAATCAGCGTATTTTTCAGCAGCTTCTTCAATTGTTTCTTGTTTAGGTTCTTCCATTTTATCTGAAATTGATTTATGTATTTTATAAGCTGCTATTTTAGCCCATTCATCAGGTAATGATGCCGAATGTTTTTTATATTCTGATAATATTCTATCTTCAATTAACTGAATAATGTCTTGTTTATATAATTCTTCTGATTCAGTTGTTTCTTGTTTAATTTCTTCTTCCATTTTATATTTTAATTTAAAGTTATAGTTTGGTTTGCCATTTTCATCCCAAAACCATTGTGGGTCATTCAAATTTTCTTCAAGAGTGGTTTCTTGTTTAGGTTCTTCATACAATCCTAATTCTTCATCATCTTTCATCATGTCAATGAGATGTTGTTTTTGTTCTTCTTTTGTTTTCATAATTTCTCTTTTACAATTTCTATCAACTTGACCACACAAGCAAGTTCTGCTTCTTCGTAAGTAATTGTTGAATTATGTGATTTTACTATTTTTCCATTTTGTAGTATAGTGTAATAAAACTTGTCCATATGACTATTGTAAATCCAACTTGTTAATTCATACTTCTCTCTAAACCATCTAAAAACCAAAGCTTGTTCTGAAACTCTTTCAGCACTATTTAATGGTAAATCATCTAATTCTTCAACAGTATACTCTGTATAATGTTTGTAACCAAGTTTTTTTAATTCTTTAAATATCTGTTCCATGTTGTACATTGTTTGATTCTTGTATGACAACACCTTCATTCATTAGTTCTATAAAGGGCTCATAGCTACGTTGATTTAAATACGTTAAGCTATTCTGCATATAAGATAGTTTATTGTTTCCTGTCTTTACAGACATTTCTTTCTTTTGTGCTACATCATACAACAATGCATTAATTAGTGTAGATGCAGGATATTCTCCTTCAATCAATATCTTATCAAAAGCAAGTCTACATTCATCTCTATTCAACCTAAGTGTTCTAGATCCACTAAACTTCTTTCCCTTATGAGTGAAAGTGTCTGTACCTGGATATGATTTCCACCATTGTTCAAATTCTTCTGTAGCAGGCTTTCTTTTGATAATCTTTAGCTTTGTATCAGATTTAATGTATTCTAACAATCCAACACCTATAGTGGTGATTTTATCATTTTCTGTTATCAATCCTCTACGAATTAATGAATTGTAAACACCACTAATTTTCATACTACTTTCACACAATGGACTTACATCATATTCAGCATCTATAAGAGATAATATATAGATCATGTCTAATGTATATCCTTTCTTAATTAGTTCTTCAAAATGGAAGGGTGTTATGTTTAATTTCATATTCTTCTTTCTTTTCTTTTATCACCACTATAATCTTGGCAGGTTTTCTATTTATTGAGCTATAATATTCAGCTTCAATTCTCATTTTTTCTTCTAACAAATATAAGGAATCTTTGAGATGTTCTCTCTCCCAATCTTCTTCTAATAAGTCTTTTGTGTGTCCCATAATTAATTTAGTTAGTGTAAATAAAAAAAAGGCTCCTTGTGAGAGCCCTGTTAATAATTGATTTGATTAAAGTTATAATATTCTAAGTCCAAATTGTAGATTGAAATAAGAAAATGTAGAATTTGCTTTTGTTGTATTAAATTTAAACACCTTTTTTAATAAAGGAATTGCATATGCTTTAAATTCATCATGTTGTTCAGATGTCATTGTCCAATTGTTATACCACTCTGGGTCCTTAAGAGCATCTTCTACATTCATACCAATCATTTTAAGTTGATATTCTATTAAATGATCAGTGATTGTCGTTCTGTTAATTTTTTTCTTCATAATTCATTAATTAAAACATACTAATTTGATTAGGTATCACTATTATTTTACGTATTTTACCACCTAATTGTATTTTATTGATAATTCTTTCTGCTTTATCTATATAATAACTATGATTGATATTATCAAGAGGATGATCTTTTGGTAAATAATTGCACACTGTACATAACCATTCACCTGCTTCCACTTGACTTACAGCAGCAGCATTAGTTTCACATTCAGGATTCTTTATTTTTAGTATTTTCTCTCCTTTATTAGAAACATAATAACGAATTAACTTATTGTAAAGATGTTTTCCTCCTTCTTTGCTGTGTCCCTCATAGTGGAAGTTTCTACTAGCTTTTTGTCGAAGAGCAAAATCATAAATATTCTTGTGATTTTTTATTGTTTCTTCTACAGGCACACCGTTAATAAACCATTGTTCTAAAGCAATAGGTACAATCCTGGCACTCTTGTTCTTGTGTAATTCAAAATCTGTAAGGAAATCACCTTTCTTCTTTATTTCTCCATTTGTCTTAATAGCTAAATAGTCATTCACTGTAGAGAATATAATCTTTGAATAGTCAGTACGTTCTAGCTCATAGGTAGTGAGTTCCATCCACCAAGTATTAATAGCTTTCATTACTTCCAGATCTGTTTTCTTTATTCTAACAGTGACACCATCTGTATTAGCACTAATGACATGAATACCTCTCAGTTCATATTGTTCAATAAGCATCATTAAACTTAGTTCACCTGTAATAGTTGTGAACATAGTTAGTTGTCTATCATATATCCAGTTCAACATATCACTTGATTTACCATAAACAGAGTTTACAGCAAGTTTTAGTGCTCCTACAATACCAGCTATTTTCTTATCTGTTTTAGCTAGAGGTTTAAGTTCAAGTCTTTTATCAAACATTTGCTTATAACCACGTAGAAATTCTTTACCTAAGTGAGCAGGATAACGACCATTATTAATAATAATAGCTGGATAATAAGAACTAACATCCCAATCAATAATTTCGTATTCTTCATCAGCTTCAAATATTTTAGGTTTATTCTCTGTATGCAATCCACCCTTCATGAATGAATATGTATTATCATAGAAATGTATTTCCTCCTTAAAATCATCAGATATTGATAATGACATTTTTTTTATTCTATTTAAGAAAGCTTTAAGTTCAGGTGTTATAAATGTTACATATTTAGCTATGCAGTTTTTTACACTTATATTGCTTCTAAACATTCCTTTCTTTGGAAGTTCATTGTATTTGATATTCTTCTCCTGGCAATAATATTTTTTAATCATCTCATCACCTATTTTACTATCTGAATAGTTAAGACATGGAATACCAAACTCTGTTTCTATATCTTGTCTAAGCTCTATTTGATTATTTTCTTTGTATAAAGGATGTTCTGTATTGCCTGTAGTAATCTTATAGAACTCATAAGTAGCCATTACATCATTCTTACAATACTCTCTAGTAAGAGAACAATCGTGTTGTGTTAGGTCTTTCTTAGCATAATGAATAGGCATTTCTTCAATGTTCTCAAGATCCATCTCAAACTCAAGTCTTTTCAAAGAGACCATTCGATTCTTATTATCGTAATGATGAATCTTGAATAAATCTATTTGTTTTAATGATAATTGATCTTCTCTGTATTCAGGAAACACATCATAATTTGCATCATGTATAACATCTTGAGCTTTAACTGAAATCTTTGTACATATTTCCAATGCAGAATATTCATGCCATGATTCATAATTCTTAATGATCCATTCTACCACTTGACTATCAAAGCGTAGGTTATTATAACCTACCCAATGATAATCTTGATGAACTTCTGTAAATCTTATAAAAGAATCTAATTGATGTGTATATGCACTCACTTCAAACTCAAAATACATATCTGTTTCTGGATTGTATATACCAACTAAGAACATTTCTGCCATAGTTTCTATATCAAACACTAATATTTTTAATTCATTTTCCATTTAATTTAAAATAATTATTATTTTTAGTATATTTTAGATAAGTATAAGAGTTGAATAAATAAGCATGATTATAAGACTCTGTAAGTGTTTTTCACAAATAATAAGTGTTTTTCACATTATATGCAATCAAATATAAAATTGCAAAAATGATGTGTTTTATATGTTAGTGCAGTGGTTAGTGCCACTACCCAGTTGAAATTTCTTGCACCAGACGGCAAAAAGCGTTATTGGTAATGCTAAATAAACTCCTCAATCTTATGGGTATCTAAGCCAGTATAGGTATGGATTAAACTTCTTAATGCAAAACCACAACTTTCAGCCATCTTCATTCTATCATCAATATCCATTTTATCGTAATCTTGATTATCATACATCTTATCCATCAATGCGGTTTGAAAAATAATTGTAGCGTTTATAAAATCTCTTTTGGAATAATTTGGCTTATTCTCATTACCTTTTGCATCAGCATTTTGATTTAACAAATCGTTGGCGATTAATTCTAATTCTTTTTTGTAACTTCTCATTTTATTTATTTTGATTTAATTAATTCACAAACTAATTTGTAATGCGAAATAAACTTTCGGTTAGTGGGGAGTTATGTGCAAGGCTAACATCCTGCATCACAAGTATAATTTGGCGTTTTAATTCCAAACATAATCCTGAATGTCCCGACAACTATTGCGTAGGTAATCATATCATCAGACTTCCATTTTCTAAATCCTGTTGAATATGCTTTATGCACACCCTCTACTTTTTTGGCAGTTTTAGGAAACTTGTTAAACGCTAAATAATACTTTTTGTTTTGAAAAGATTTGTACATCGTTTTTAAATTAATTTAGTGCTGATAAACCCCCAAACCAATCTACATCCCCAAACCAAAACGGAGAGGGTTATGTAAATTGTCAGAGTGATGAATATAAAGGCGGTGAGGATCATGATTTTATATTAACTAATTCCCAATCGCTTTCAGTAATTACATAATGACAATTATGGCAATCATGAATGTACGTGAAAAATGGGACTGTATGAATTACAGTAGCATTACATTCATGCTTACATTCAGGACAGACTATCAGTTCATTGTGTGATTTTTCTAATATTTTCTTTTGCCTTTCAATTATTAATGCCATTTGCAGTTTAAATATTTCCCCTTTAATACTTTCATTCTCTGATTTTAGCTCCAGGTACTTGTCGTTGAGTTCTGCGAGTTTTTGTAGGAGTTCTTTCATTCTGTAAATAATTTAAAGAAATTCAATAATAAATCTTGATATTTTGTATCAGCAGCAGCAGCAGCAGCAGCAGCAGCATAAGCACCAGTATAAGCAGTATAAGCAGTAACATCAGCAGCATAAGTAGTAGCATCAGCAGCATAAGTAGCAGCATCAGCAGCATAAGCAGCAGCATCAGCAGTAACATCAGCAGCATAAGTAGTAGCATCAGCAGCAGCAGTAAGTTTTTGTTTTAAAATATCAATATTAATAGTTCCTGACAAGTATTGTTCAGCAGCTTGAATAGCTTCTCTTGGTGCTATATTTTCAGGATATTCATCCTCAAAAATAGGTAATACAACCCAAGCACATCCGATTGCAAACTTTCTAAATTCAGTATCAGTTAATTCGCATCTTTTACAAATAAACCACACTTTATCTTTTAGCGGAATATCTAAAGACAAAATTTCATTAATTGTAAATTCGGTTTTGTCTTTAAGGATTTTGACAGCATTCTCTTTTGAGTAGCATCCAACATTATGAAGGATTTCATCTCTTGTAAATAGTGTTTTCATTAGTTATTTCTTTTTGAATTGTTCAAACCATAGGTTCAATATTTCCTTTGAGCTTAATTTCTGTTCTAATTCTTCTTGTTCTTCATTTACCCAATAATCTTTACTTGGTAAATAAACCCAATCTTCATGAGAAATCCATTGAGAAAATGTAAACATATCTTCCTCACTATACATTCTTTCAGCTTGGTATTTAGCACCTTCTATAAATCCTTCTTGTTTATTTGCTTTATTGCAATCATCTGCCGATGGCATCCACATTGAACCTTCTTTAGATATAGGATATAATCTTTCAGCAGTTTCTTCAAGTGTTTCTTGTTTAATAGATGTAGTTGATGTAGAAGTTATTTTATCAGCATTTGGATTGCTGAGGTCTACTTGTTGTGTGTGTTTATTTTCCATAGGTTTCGTTGTAGTATTGTTCGGCCATTTTGTGATATCCTATTAGTCTTGTTGATTCAACTTGGCAACCAACACCAAAAGCATCAACAATCTGTTGCTTTTCCATTTCTTTTGCTTGGTCAACCATCCATTCTTTTCTTCTTACATTAATTTCAGGATATTGCATATCAATTTCATTTATTAACCATTCTACTGATGTCTGTTTCATAATTTTTCTATTTTTTAATCTTAAAGTTTCCTAACTTCTCTACCAATTCCTCCATTGTGTATTCGGGAATGTCAGCACCTCGTGTTATTCCATTTTGATCTTTAAAGGTTAATATATTCCCACGTAAATCGTAAGTATATTCATAGCTATATCCTTTTGAATCTTTGTAGGTTAATATATTCCCATTTGAATCATAGGTATATTCATGACTATATCCATATGAATTTTTAAAGGTTAATATCCTACCATTTGAATCGTAAGTACATTCACAGACATACCCATTTACTCCTTTGCAAAACTCATAAACTCTTTTACCTGCTTTATCAAATAATTCTAAATTCTCTGTTGTTCCTAAAATGTTTTTCATAATTTTTATTTTTTTGTTTAATTATAACTTCATTATATTATTATATATGAAAACAGTAAATAAAGTTTTAAATTCTCCATTAGGACATATCTTATATGCCCAATTAATTAATATCGCTGTAATCCATAGTTTCATTTTTTATCAACTTATAGGTTTACTTTTTTAATCAATTTGTCAAGTTATAGGCTGACGAAAAACGGCAGCTAACAAAATGCCCAATTAAGTAATGTCGTTGTAATTCATAGTTTAATTTCTTTTCTTATAATATTTGTTTTATTTTATTAATGTAATTAGGATCAGTGGCATAAGATTTTAATCTACTAAGATATTGAGAACTGGATTGATGTTTAGCACGTTTTCCTTGCCATAATGCATAATCAATAACAGATTGTCTCCAGGATGAATATACAGCATGTCCTCTATTTGTTCCCATAGCTGTAGTTTTTCTGTATTTAGGCATTTTCATACCAAATAAGTTATGGTTCTCTTTGAATATGTTTGATTTGAAATTTCCTGATTCAATCATAGCTTGTGCTATAACTATATCTGGATGAGCAATATTTAATTCAGTTATCAATCTTATCATATTTTCCTTTGAGAATAAATAATATTGAGGAATAATCTTCACTACACCATTCTTTAGTTCTCCTGCTATAACTAATAACAGGAGAAGTGATAATATAAGTTTTTTCATAATTTATCGAATTTGTAAAACATTTAATAAACGATTTGTCCAATCTCTTTTTTTAATTGGTGGACAATAATTAATTATTTCTTTATTAGTATAACACATATAACAAAATTGACCACATCCTTCAACATAACTTGTACGTGTATCAACGTCATCATTAAATCTGTATGCAGTGTTTTCACCACAGCTTACACATTTCTCAATTGGATTATTAATATAGTTACGATTTCTTCTTTTAAATATTTTCATAATTTTACATTTTTAAAATTGTTTCTATTTCAATTCTTTCTATTCTTCCTGCAAACACACCAGCATATTCATCATCAGCTTCATGTTTATTCATAAAGTTTAATAATATAAATAAATAAGCAGCTTTATGATAATTTAGATGTTTACCAATTTTATCAATAATATAACCATTTCCATCATTAATTATTGTTAATATTGGATGATTTTTAATTTCATCACTCCATTCTACACCTATAGGTATTAATTCATATTTTGTCCAGTATTTTCCATTTTCTGTAACAACAATTTTAAACTCAGCCACTTCTGTGCTGCTATTCATCACTCTATATTCCATTTGTATAATATTTTATGTTTAACACTTTTCCTCTAAACTCTTTATCCACTTTATATAAATCTCTATAATTACGCATGTTGTTACACATTGTTGAATGAGTTCTTCCTCCAAGTCTTATTCCCACTCTTTTCAATGTATATCTACTAAATCTATCTAATATTAGATCTGTAACAATCATTCTAGCCTCTGTGTGCTCTCGTTTTTTACTGATTGATATGAGATCATCATAGTCCACTTTCAACACCTCACAAACGATCTCTATGAGTCTATCAATTGTTTGTTCTTGTTCTTCTTCCATATGTTTAAATGTTTAGCTGTAAGAGAAGGATTCGAACCTCCAATTGTCCAGTTTTTTTAAAAATAAACTGGACAAACATACGAGACAAGTATGCGTGTCTGCCAGATTCCACCACCTTACAATAAAGTGTATAAAGAGCTCTATTGAAGCCCTTTATACAAATATAATTAAAATTTGATTATTTTAAGAAATCAATCTCTATAGGAGTGCCAGTGAGTTTCTTATAGATGAGCTGAGTTTTAGCAGCATTAATTGCTGCTGAATAAGCTTGAACAGCTCCTTGAGCCACCTTTAAATCTCCAGTGTGATAAAATACTTCATTTAATGTATCACCAATATCTTGCACTGCTCTACAAACATCTGTAATATTATTTGTTACAAACACTTTCTTTGTTTTTGGTTTAGTTCCCATTGTTTCTAATTATTCTAGTTAATAATAATTGTTTTCTTTTTAATTCTATTAATTCTTGAGGTATATCTGAACATATTAAACCTGTATTATGAGCAATAATTACTTTTTTAACATAAGCGTCATTAAGTAATTGTCTATCTTTTCTTTCATGAGTTTGAATACGTTCTTTGTATTTAGGATTAGTGTTATAATAAAGTTTTAATCTTTCTCTATGAATTTCTTTTGACTGACTTATCCATTTGTGTTTATTATTTTTGTGATATTCATTTACTCTTTTTTTAGTATGTTCTTCTGAAACTTTAATTCTTGGATTAGCCACATAATATTTTTTACGTCTTATCTTTGAACAACCTGTATCAGATATACTAGCACAAGAATAATTAGTATAATAGTTAATAGTTTTATATAATTTTTCTGATCTCCAGTCTTTTTTTTTTATAAACACTCCATCTTGTACTACCACAATGAGGACATATTTTATCTGGAATTTCTATTGTAGGCATAATTAATTAAATTAAAAAAGGAGAGACATTTACACACATCTCTCCTTATTATTTAAATTATTTATTTAATGATTGTGATATTACCATTCTCATGAATCAACACTCCACTAATAAATGCTTTCTCTATTTGTATAGAGAATCCATCTGGGAAGTTGATAGTTCTGATTGTTAATATCTCACCTTTAGGTGTAACAATAGTTTTTACAGGGATGTTAGGTTTAGGAGAAGAAACAGTATTATTTGAATCTTTAAGACGAGACACTTTTACAGGAACATCAATAACACTTGAAATTGTACTAAAATTTCTACTTTTTTTAAATCTAGTTAATATACCACTAACTGATCCACTGTCTGGAAGGTCATACATTTTTGCAAGCTCTATATTACTATATTTTTTAGATGTATGATCTTTATACAATTCCATTTTTTGATCTTTAGAAAGATGAACTTTATGTTCCTTTTTATCACCAAGCTTCTTTAATGCATCAGATTTATCCAAAAGTCCTTGTTTTTTCCACCAGTGAATTAAACCATGTAAACTGGCACTTGAAGGATATCTATACTTATTAGCTAAATCCTTAATTGTATAATTACCAGATTTAATGTCTTTAATTAAATTTTCTTTTTCTTTTTCTGTAATTTGATCTTTAATGCTTTTCATGATTTCTGTGTTTTAATTTTTAATTGAGTTAATTAATAGGTTTTAAATACGAACATACACATTGGTGTAGAATTGTTTTTATTGTTTTTATACTTAATAAGATTGTCTAGTCTGAATTTGGGATGAGATAGTTTACCTAATCTAACTAATAAATTAGGAAAGAACTCAAATCTAAATTCTTTAGGTTCTTTACATCCATAAACTTCCATTATCTTATTTAATCCAAACTCTCTACCAGCTGTAAATGTAAATGCTAGTATAGAATGAGATTTTAAAGTATTTTGTATAACACTAATAAGATTGTTCATATTAGATAAAGATAGATTACCACATAAATCTATCCATATAAGATCATACACTCCTGGATTTGCATGTGCTTTATCAAATACATCTAAGTACTCATAGTTATATTTATTAAGTTTATGAGTTTTAGCTTTTTCATAAACAGCCTTGTTATACTCTACACAATCTATTGAAGCACTATGGTATCTAGAGGATACTAAGTGTTCAAACAGAAAATTATTTGCTGGTAGTGTGAGTAGTTTAGGTTTATACTTATGAAGATCTTCCATTTGTTCTAACAGATACCATCTTGTATCATCTTTAGCCAAGGCATGATCATGATTAAATTGCACTTTCATGATTTCTTTGTTTAAAATTTGATTTCTTTGTTTAATAATAAAAAAAGGGAGAGGCATTTCTGCACATCTCCCTCTCACATCACACACTAGTCTTCATTGTCTTCCCAATCTTCTTCATCTGTAAGATATCTAAGCATCACTCTATCTTCTATTAATAGTGGATCACCTATTTCATCATCTTCCAGATATATTTCCAATAATCCAGTGAATTGACTAATAACATTATTAATCTCTTCTATAGACATTTCTCTTAATTCATCTACATCATCACCATCATCCCACCAACCAATTTGTTCTGGTATAGCAAGAATAATAGGTGTTTCTACATTATTTAATAATTCATGCTGGATGATGTATGGTTCTACAGGATAACCATGTGTCACTACAAACTTTTCTTCATCATCTGGAAGTTCTTCAAGAATAAATAGTTCAACAGCATCTGTTCTTGCTATTTTATTAATAAACAACATTCCTTCTTCTAGTTTAAGAGGCTTATAGCTCTTTAATACTAATTCTGCTTCTACATACATGTTAATATGATTTTTCTTCTATTAGGTTTGAATTTGTTTCAATGTTAATTTGTTTTTTAATTGCAGCACGTTCATCATTAAGTTTATACACCTGTATTGCAAGAGCAACAAAATAATCATCAAATCTTGATGAAGCTTCACATTCTCTAATTTCATTTTCCACCATCCATAAAGAAAGATTCACTTTCATTAAAGCTTTTCTTTTAGAGTCATCTATTTTTAATTCTTCTACAATAGGTGTTAAATAATATAGTTCTTTATTAATGTTAATTAATTTAGCTTCATCTTTAATCATTAGAGCTTTAATTTGGAGGATAGTGTACTTATCCACTATCTCTCCATTTGACACTTCTATTCGCATACTAATTCTGCTTCTAAATACATAATTATACATTATAAAATTGGTTACTAAATTTATATCAATCGACTAATAAATATAATATTGCATCAATTATACCTATTATTATAAAACTGATTGCTAAAATTCCTAAACAAACTCCTAATACATTCGTTATAATCTTTTTCATAGTTATTTTTTTTTTAAATTTGTGTTTGAGCATTTATAGACCATGTTAATTGAGCTTGATGTTCGTTACTACAATCATTACAAACTAATACATTAACAATTTCTCCAGCATACAATTTTTCAATTTTGTAGATTTTTTGTTTACTCCCTATTGGAGATGAACATTTATCACAATAACAAATGTCTTTCTTTTTTAATTTTTCTTTTGCTTTCATAGTTTAAATTTAAGTTTATTTGTAGTCAGGACAGGATTCGAACCTGTAGGCCATTTGTGGTTTTCTCTTCCATTTACGATTGCAATCGTACCACCAGCGTTTTGCCACTCCTGTATGATGTCCGCTAACGTCTATCATACAATATCAACCTTGCGAGTTAATGTGTGCGTCTACCAATTCCGCCACCTGACTATTTTAATTTGTTACTGACTCCCCTCCACTTTATTTAATATAATATTCTGTTAATTCCTTTAATTGATTAATGTCTATTACAGGACAAAGATAGTTTGTTTTTCCATTTACATCATTAAAACTATATAGATCCTGTGATTTAATATTGTATTCAAACTCAAATCTATAATAATCATGATATAATGTTCCATCTTTGGTTCTAAAATTAATTGATTCTAATTGTTCTTTAGTTATCATATTAATATAATAAAATAAGCAATGTGCATTATTATATACACATTGCTTATTAATGTTATTATTCTGTTTTAAACTAATACTGATAGAATAGCCATGAACAATATCATGGCTAAAAATAATTTAATATTTTGTTCTGCTGATCTTTTCATAATGATTTAATTTAAAATATTTTATCAAAATACTCTTTATGCAATAAATAATACTCTCTTGCTGGAAATGATGCCATCCACCATCCAATAAAGAATGAATACATCAATTGCCAGGTGCTATTATAAATAACAGCTTTGTAAGATCCAACAAATATACATGGAGGAAATGATACAATAAAGAAAATAATAACAAATGAAGCAATGTATATTGCTAACAATAATAATGTTTTCATAATGATTTTAATTTAAATAATAAACAATAAAACTTGCCCATAATAGACAAGTGATAACAATTCCAGGTATAAAATAGTCTTTATCATTAAAAATATACTTATTATCAGATGCTCTTACATCAACAATATCAATAATTGTCGAAACTGTAGCAAACAACATCAATGCTATATATAGCATCCATAAAAAATTAATCATAATATTTTGTGTTTAAATTGTGTGTGTAAATATAACCAAAAAAACAAACACATACGTTTGATTAAAAAAAACCATGAATAGTTAATACGCATGCATTTGTTTAATTGGTTAATGTTTTCCCTCTGCACTCAAGTTGTACCAGTACTTGTTATTGCGTGAATAGACACTTGAATAATATCCTCTCAGTTAAGAGTCAGATATCAGAGCTGTCACACGTAGCTGGTCAGCTATTCCATTTTACAACTGCTCATCCTTGGGAGACTGATTAAGAACTACATGCATAATCTGTAGTATTATTTTCAAACTTAATCAGTGTGGTTTCACATCTTAGCCTGCAACTACTATCTTGCTCTACATCGTACTAAGAAGTCTTTATATCCACATGAGAATGGTGCATTACAGAGTTTATGATATTCCTATCAACCACCACTCTAAGGACTGATTCTAATGTTTATAGCCTAATAATCAGTTAAATTTGGGCTATGCTTTAATACACTATTCTAAAATGACCATAGCCATTCTCAAATACTGCTGTATATACAGAGTATTTAGTCATTAAATATTCTTTAATCAATTGGTATCTACTCTCTGTCTTACAGTGTAGATAGAATGTTTTAGTTCTGTGTTTTTTCATTTTGTTTTGATTTTTGATTTAATATTTCTGTTAGTTCTGATATGTTTTGACCAAACTTTACTATCTTTTATGTGTATTTTATCACAATTAATACAGTGGGTTTGTGTATTAGTACCAATAAGACCTAAATTTATCAATTACTTTTCTAATCCAGCCATCTTTCTTATATAGTTGTAAATTAATAGTTCTAATTAATGTATCATCAGGAACACCTCTTGCTAATCTGATGTCTTCTTCGTATTGATTAACACCATATGTATCATGATTATATCTAACATTAATAATATATGAATACAATATATCTTCAATAACAGCTGTTACATTAAATTGTCTTTTAATAGCTGTAGCTAAAATACAATTATTACTATCTAAAAAGTTTCCTGCATTATTAACATCTTGTGCTAATATTTGTATTTCTATTGTTTTCATTTGTTTAGATTTATTATTTTAATTACTAAATGTGCTTCTTTTTCTGCCCATGTTATTATTTCTTCTTCTTTGTTAATTTTATTCTTGTGAATATCAAATGATTGATGCATTAATTCGTGCATTACTAAAGCAAATGTTTCAACATCACTATTACATCTATTGAGATTAATAAATACAAATTTTGCATCATCTTTTTTATACCCTTTAGAATTAGGTATATAATTAGACCAACCAGCAAAATAAGCATCTTGAGATGTATTATTATATGCTTGACAATCTTTTAAATTTAATCCATGCATTTCTGTAACATTATAATAAGTGAATACATCACATGGATTATAACTTAATAATAATGTGTATAAGGCAAATTTATATATAATCATAGATTTGTTTTTTTAATTTTATATAAAGCTGTAATGTGTCATGAATAAAAGAATACTAAGGGAATATCCTTCTCTCTACACACATTACAACTTTATATAACTGTATATTGGGTGATAATTATAATAAGAAGCATGTGTTCCCTACAATACATATCTCCATAGTTATGTATGTAATATGCAACAATTCCCTTTACACACTCAGTTGTAACAAACCTCACAAGCGATTTTTACAAGGTCACGTTAACCTCAACTTGGTCTTGTTCATTACAACTGTCTCATTCTTGGAAGACTGATTAAAACGCTGACTGGCAATATCACATCTTTACCCAAAGGATTATCCAGATATAATAATAGTCAATTAATCAGTCTTAAATGATGTGTGTGCAAAAGGAAATAACTTAATATTCTTTATTATATTGTTCTAAATATTCCATATATTGATCATATGTCATTCCATGTTCTTGACATTCTATATAATTAATATTATCATATACAGGAATTCCAGAATCTATAAATGCATCTAATTCATGTTTAGGAATAATAAGCTGATGAGAATAATCACCAGCATAAAATCCTTGTATATATAGAGTGTTCCCTACAATACCTAAAATACGTGTTTCCATAATATATATAAAGAGGTTTAAATAAAACTAATATCTATAGGACATATAATATCTATATCATTCTGAACATCTTCTATAAGAAAAGAATAATCCATATAATCAATCAATCCATTATTAAATTGTTCTTGTATTAAATGTTTCTTTTCTATTAGAATATCTATTTCTATTGCACATCTATTGTATGCATATTCTATAAGTTCACTTATTGTTATCATGATTTCTATGTTTAAAGCTATATGTATATTAATTAGTGTATTGATTTAATGATGTTGAGAAGAGCATGTTATATGTCTGAGAGGGTTACACATCTATTCTTTTACACACATAACTATCTAATTAATAGTTAATTATGTAATAAATAAAGGGTTAATGAGTAGGATTTAATATCCCACCCAATTGGGCACAATTCTCCCACCCTTTATATGAAAAAAGGGGCAAAGCCCCTTTTATTAGCTAATAGCATCAAGCAATGCCTCATCAATAGCTTCTGCCTTAACATTGTGCATAATGCTGGTCAAGGTGGCTTCTGCCCTTGCCATGTTAATCTCACGATCAATACTTGTGTTGTTCATTAAACTAAGTTGTGATTTGTCCCCATTTTGTTCCCAAAGTAGATCAACACTGTACAACTTATCTTCATCGAACTGTTTACAAAAGGAATCTTCTGTATTGGCAACAAACACTGCATTATCGTAGGCAAATCTTCTGTACTTTTTGCCTTTCATCTTACTTTCTTTGTCGTAGTCAAGTTCGCCTGGCAATGCCTTAATTTTTAATACATCTCTTCCTTTTAAATTTAATTCCTTTTTCATTTTTTTTGTTGTTTAATTGTTTGTTAATACTATGGGGAGTATCCCCAATTCGATAATTTGTAGGAGGGGTTGTAATTGGAAGTGGTCAACTCTCTCACTAATATAGACCCCTTATATTTTGAAAAAAAATTATTTTTAAAATAAATTTGGTTATGTCGTTTAACATGTAGACCTTTGAGGGTGGAGGGTGGGTCATATAGTACTCACACACATCTGTATATGATGACAGGAATTGAGTTATTGTTAAGTGTTTCGTTATTGTTGGTTATTATTTCTTTATATTATGGAACATATGGGAATATGAGGATGGAAGTATTAGTGGAGATTAATGTGTTAGATAGTCCTTATTATAATCTAGGTGTATCATATAATAGGATGTATGAAAATGGATATCAGTGTATAGATAGATTGGTAATTGGATTAGTGTTAGTGAATTTTACTGTATTGTTTCATAAAGATATTAATGCATAATATAGCTATTCATCGAATTATGTATTTGATTATGTTACATAATGTTCCCATCTTTGTATTAATTACGTAATAGATTATGGAACAAACCAAAAAAACAATTGTTCAAAAGCTTAAATTGATAAAAAATGATAGTTTTTTATTAGCAGAAAAGTATTATGCTATTCTTTCAGCAATTAACGATTTAAAGCTTACACAAAGAGAAATACAATTGATAGCTTTTACAGCTATTAGTGGTAATATGTCTTATAAGTATATACGAGAAGATTTTTGTAAGAAGTATGACACAACAAGTGCTACGATTAATAACATTATTTCTAAATTAAAGAAAATGGGTGTATTAGTGAAGAATGGGAGTAAAATTAAAGTGAATCCTGTTATTCTTTTGAATTTTAGTAATGATGATGTTATATTAGAAGTTAAACTATTTCATGGAGAGGCCTAAGAGTTTAACAATTAAAGACTTTCTTATTAGGAAAATGTCTGTAAGGATGTTGATTCCTGAGTTTACAATAGATGCTATTATTTCACATCAGTTTCAGTCTGCTAATCAAGCTATGGCATCTACTAAGAGTGTAGAGATTTCTGGATTTGGTAAGTTTGTATTTAATGATAAGAAAGCTGTTAAGAAGATGAAAAAACTTCTTTCACAAAAAGCATTGTTTGAAAGACTAATGAATGATGATTCTTTGTCTGAACAAAGACGTAACAATGCAAGACTGAAATATGAAAGTGTTACATTGAACATAAGTGTATTAAAACCAAAAATAGAAACCAACAATGAAAATGAGTCAGATATATGAGGGATGGAGAAACAAGCTTCTTCCACCAGCATCCCTGAAAGAATTAATACAAAAGACATCTCTGGAGAGAACATTGATATGTAATGAATGTCCTTTACATTCAAAACATCACAATACACCAATAAGACCAGATGATCATTGCACACATTGTGGATGTAATATAGATGCTAAAACAAAATGTCTATCTTGTGAGTGTCCAATAGGTGAATGGATGGGATTGGTTAGTTTAAAAGAAGAACAAAAGATGCTTAAAGGATATGGAAAAGAAGAACAACAAGACACTAACACTCCAAAAAATTCCATTGGAAAGTCTAATGGAAATACTGGCTGATCTATATAACAAAGGAGCTGATTATATAGATGTTACAGGAACATCTAATGATAGTCAAGATGTAATTTCTATATATGTTCGTGAAGAATATATGATGGATGAAGAAGAAGAAGAAAACAATTTATCTGATGAAGATTTAAATCAATTAATATAAATAACATGAGAATCAAAACAAACTATTATACACAGATAATAGATTTGCTCAATGAGATGCACAATAGTTTTCCTACATATAATTTAGGAAAGCATTTGTCAACAGCCCTTGATGGGGAAGGAGATGCATGGGGAATATCAGATAAAGAATTGTTATACATTCTTACAAAATACAAAACTGAATTAGAACTAGATGTGCAACATTCTAATGATATTGAAGATATTATTAGAGATGGAATGAATTTAAATGACATCTTATTAGAAGAAGAAGATAATGGCGAAAGCTACTAAAACTACATACATTAATACAGAGCTTGATTGGGCTGAAGAACAGCTTAGTTCATGGAAAGCTTATGTTGATGCCAATCCTCTAAATCTTATTAAAGATAGGATTGAGTGGAAGCCTACAGCTAGAGGTGGAACAATGCCTATGGTGATTGCATCCATTGAATCTCAAGGAAAATTTATTCAAGAAACCATGAAAAATTATCTAGCCTTATTAGAAGTGGTAGATAAACTACGTAAAGTGGAAGAAGCAAAAGTGGAAGTGAGGGGTAATGGTGAGATGTCTACAATGGCTGAAAATTGGTTAAAGAATAGAAAATGACAGATTTAATTAGCATTGATTATAATGACTGGTTTATAAATCAGAAAAGACTTCCTGATAAAACTAGTCAAGAGTATAATGCTTTCTATGAATTTCATAAAGAAATATGTCTGAATGGATGTATGATGGATGGTGTTTATATAAACCCATTTCTCTATTGGCATTTAAATATATGGCACACAGAGGTGGATATTATAGATGATAGGGGAAGAATATCACAAAAATATGCCAATCCTCTTCTTAGAGATAATGAATGGGTGATAACTAATGAAATAGATAGAGCTCAAAATGAAAAGAAAGGCTTAGTTATTCTAGGCATTAGACGTTTAGCTAAAGCTTTAAGAAATGATGAATTATTATATACAGAATCTGGAAATATACAAATAGGAAAAGCTAGTGTAGGTGACAGAATATTTGATCATACAGGAAACTTAGCTACAATAACAGGAGTATATCATCAAGGTAAAATTCAAACTTATAAAATGACCCTTCAAGATAATAGAGAAATCTATTGTTGTGAGAATCATATATGGAGAGTTAAAGATAAAAGATATAATAAAATAAAAGACATTCCTTTAAAAGATTTATTACCTATATATAAAAAACCAAGAATACATAATGGGTATAAAGACGGTGTTACAAGAAATAAAGAAGAGTGTTTTTTTGCTATTCCTAATAATGATGTAATTCATTACTCTAAAAAAGAACAAACAATAGATCCTTATTTTTTAGGACAATGGTTAGGAGACGGTAACTCTAGAAATTTAGGTATAACTACTATAGATCCTCAAACAGTAGCTTTTATTTATAAATACGCTACTGATTTAGATTTACAAGTTAGAGTGGATTCGGATACGTATTTTATTACTTCAGGAATAAAAGGAGGTACTTTAAAATACAATATATTAACTAATTGGTTTAATGAACTATGTTTATTTAAAAATAAACATATACCTTTAAATTACTTGGAAGGAAACGAAGAACAAAGAATGTCTTTATTGCAAGGGTTAATGGATAGTGATGGTACAGTTTATTCTAATGGAACTATTTCCTTTACAACAACTGATAAAAGATTATCGGATGATTTTTATTCATTATGCAGAAGTCTTGGAATTAATTTAACTAAAAAAGAATTTACACCTAAATTATATGGAAAAGAATGTGGTGCAGGTTGGTTATTTACTATTTTTACAGAAAAGCCAATATTTAGATTGCAGAGAAAATTAGATAATATTAAAATAGGTAATAAAGGAAAACAATTTAAGATTAACTGGACTACTATAAAGAGTATAGAAATAGATGAGTTGGCAGAATCAACGTGTATAACAGTAGATAATGAAGATAAATTATTTTTAACTACAAATTACACTGTGACGCATAACTCAGTTATTGAAAGCTCTTATATTGCTTGGGGAGCTACGTTTGATGAGAACTCACAAAATATTATTGCTGGACTGAATGCCCCAGATATAAAGCTTATTACAGATAAGATAGATAAAGGACTCAATTTCATCCCTGAAGCATGGAGATGGCAAAGAATTGAAGATAACTGGAAGAATCAAGTGACACTTGGTATCAAGACCAGAGGAGGAGAGAGAATCCCTTTCTCACAAATCATTATACGTAACTTAGATGAGGGAAACAATGAGGAAGCTATTGCAGGTACAAAACCTAGAAAACTCATCATTGATGAGATAGGTAAAGGATCTTTCTTAAGAGGACTACAAGCTGCCACTCCAGGATTTACAACACCATTTGGTTGGGGATGTAGTCCTATTCTTACAGGTACAGGAGGTGATATGAAGAAATTCATGGATGCCAAGAGTTTAATGTTTGATGTAAACAATTTCAACTTCTTAGAATACAATAACGATAAAGACTCAACAAGAATACATGGCTTATTCATTTCTAATAAATATAGAATGGAAGCCAAAGAAGATTCTTCATTAGGTGAGTATTTAAATGCTGATGCTAAAAGTGATTTACACAATGTAACTATGCTTGTTTCTAATGAAGAAAAAGCTACAGAAATTGTTACATCTAATTTAGAAAGACTAAAGAAAGCAGGAGATAGAATGGCCTATCTAAAAGAAAAAATGTATTATCCAATTGAAGTGGATGATATATTCTTGAATGAAGATACAAATATATTTGATATAGAAGCTGCTAAAAGACAAAAAACCAGACTATTACAAAATGAAAGAACAGGAACACCTGTTGTATTATTTAGTGATGATGGAAATATCAAACACGAGTTTACAGATAAACTTCCTATATCTAACTTTCCTTTAAAAAATTCAGATGATAAAGATGCTCCTGTAGTTATATATGAGTTTCCTATGGAAGCCCCTCCTTATGGACTATATGTTGCAGGAGTGGATCCATATAGACAAGGTAAGTCTGCATATTCTAGTTCATTAGGATCTGTATACATATATAAACGTATGCATGCTATATCTGGTGAGAAGTATCAAGATATGTTTGTAGCATCTTATACAGCTAGACCAGATAAAAAAGAAATCTGGGAAGAACAAGCTAGACTCCTTATTAAGTATTACAATGCAAGGGCTCTATGTGAAAACGATGAAATATCCTTTATAGATTACATGATAGCTAAAGGAGATGCTCATTATTTAGAACGTCAACCAGATTGGTTAAAAGAAATAGTACCTAATACAACAGTGAGACGTGATTATGGTATACATAGATCTGCTGATAAGATTAGAAGTTTTCTGCATGGATGTTTAAAGAAATACACAGAAGATGTATTACATGTTGAGAAAGATGATGATGGTAATATCATTTCTGAAACAAAGGGTATGGTGAAGATATTTGATCCTGTTCTATTAGAAGAAATGATACAATATAATGAGATGGGTAACTTTGATAGAATCATTGCTGCAGAGTTAGCTGTAGCATTAGCTATGAAAATGGATCCTATTATGGGAAAAATTGGATCAGCAGGAGATGGTAGAATTCAATCAATGTTTAACACAAAACAAAAAAATAGATTATTCACAGAGAGTAGAGGAATGTTTCCTAAACGAAAAAATAAACTTTTTATATAATGGCAATAATAGATGATTTTTTAAATGAAGATGATTCATCTATGTTAGATAGAGAAGTTCAACAGAAGTATGGTTCAAAAGATGTATATAACTTTTTATATAAAGAAACTCTTCTTCAAAAAATAATTAACAGATTTAAAAAAATAGTAAGATGGCAATAATAAGATATACTAAAGATGCTACCATCAGGTATGCATATTTAAACATATTTCCTGACCAATTCAAAACTGACAAAGAAAAGCAGGATGAGAGTTGGATTAAGAACACAATGGATTATTTTGCAAACAAAGCATATTCTGAGTATATAAAGAACAGAGATACATTTGTTAAGAACTATGATTTGATGAAAGGAATTCTTCGTATGGAAGATTTCTATCAAGAAGAACAAGTGAAGAGCTTTACAGATATGCTTACAGCAGATCTTGGTTTACCAGCTTATGTAAAGATGTATTCCATCATCACCACACCAGTGAATGAACTAGTGGGAGAGATATCAAAACGTCCTGATACATTTAGGGTGAAAGCATTTGATGATGATTCTAAATCAGAAGAACTTGAATTCAAAACAGGCATTCTTCAAGAATATGTATTGCAGGAAGCTAAGAAGCAAATTCTTGAAAAGGTGACTCTAGAAGGAGAAGAGATTGATGAAGAACAACTTCAGCAAATGACAATGAGTGAAGTGAAGGATGAGCTGGATAGTTATACATCTGTTGCAGAGAAATGGGCTAACCACATTCTTACATGTCAGAAAGCTGAGTTTAATATGAAAGAAAAGAGTGAGGATGCCTTTAGAGACATGCTTATTTCTGGTAGAGAGTTCTATCATATATACGAAGATAATAGCAAGCTTGGTTTTAATGTAGAAGTGTCTAATCCAAAGAACACTTGGTTCCTCACTACACCAGATAGAAAATACATATCAGATCCTACAGGAAGAGCACAAGGAGCATATGCTGCAGGTACAGTGCAAGTGATGGAACTATCTGAGATAATTGAATCTATTCCAGATTTGACTAAAGAAGAAATAGATCACTTACGTAGTTCATTGCAAGATTATGGACTGATAAATGTTAGAGACTCTAATCTAGGTAATCCTAATGTTTCTCCTGGTATTGATTCTGTTACATATGACACATACGATCCATTAGTGTTACAAACAAGAATGATGATTGAGAGTGAGATGAAAGAAAATAACGATGGACTAAAAGACTTCTTAGGACTTACATCTAACGTATCTTCATTTGGTTATAAATATGTTGTAGTGAGATGTTATTGGATATCTAAGAAAAAGATTGGTAAGCTCATCTATACAGATGAAATGGGTAATGAACAATCTACACTTGTTGATGAAAACTATAAGAGTGGAACCATCCCTACACAAATCTCTTTAGAATGGGGATGGATTAATCAATGGTATCAAGGAACTAAAATTGGTCCAGACATTTATCACATAAAACCTTACAAGCTACTTAGTTATTGTCCTATTATAGGAATCACCTATGAAGTGAAGAACACTGAATCAAAATCATTAGTGGATTTGATGAAGCCTTTCCAAGTGATATATAATGTTTGTATGAACCAGTTATATAAGCTTCTTGAAAAAGAAGTGGGTAAGGTGCAACTTATGTCTATTAGACATATTCCTATTCCTAAAGATGGAGATGCACAGGACGCTCTTGACATCTGGGAAATGGAAGCTCGTAACAGAGGAGTGGTGTTTATAGATGACTCTCCTGAAAACTTAAAGAGTCCTAGTTCATTCAATCAATTTACATCTCTTGATTTAACACGTACACAAGAGATACAAGCACGATATACATTAGCTCAACAAATTAAGAATGAATGTTGGGAACTTGTAGGTATGTCTAGACAGCGTATGGGCTCTATATCAGCCTCTGAATCTGCTACAGGTACTAACACTGCCATGCAACAAAGTTATTCGCAGACAGAGCCTCTGTTTGTTGCTCATGAGTATGTTATGGGTCAAGTGTATCAATCTATTATTGATGCAGCTCTTTATATTGAAAGTGCTAAACCACAGAGTACATTATCATATGTTACATCTGAAGGAGAATCTGCATTTGTACAAGTGAATGGATCTGATTTGAAATTCAGAGACTTGAAGGTGTTCTTAACAAATCGTCCTGAAGATAATAAGATGTTTGATGAACTTAGACAACTTGCTCAACCATTAATGCAGAATGGTGGATCTTTATATGATGTTATTGAATTGTATTCTACTAAATCTGTAAGACAGATGAAGAAGGTGTTTAAGACACTTAAAGATAAACAAGAAGCAATGGAGCAACAAAAAGCACAACTTGAACAACAGAAGGTGGAACAGCAAGGACAAATTGCTCAAGCTCAAATTGCTCAAGTTCAACAAATGAAAGATGAAGAAATTGCTAATGACAACTATCAAAATGAATTAGATAGAATCAATAAGAAAGAGATTGCCTTGATTGCTGCTGAATCTAAAGCTGGACCACTATCTGATGTAGACGTTAGTGGTGTTCCAGATGTATTAGAGATTGGTAAACTTGCTAATGACCAAACTAAAGCACTAAAGGATTACGAAATGAAAATGGCTCAAATCAATTCTCAAAACAAACAAGCTTCTCAAAAACTACAACTTGAAAGAGAGAAACTACAAGTGGCTAGAGAGAATCAAGCAAACGATTTAGCAGTGGCTAAAGAGAACGCTAAAGGGAGAGCAAAGAAAAAGTAAACATTTTTGATTAGAAATACAAAAACTTTAATGCTATATTATCTTGAATAAGTTGGTATATAGTGATATAAGTCTTTGTATTTTCATAGATGTTGTATAATTTTACGTCAATAAACCAAACATAATAAAAAACTACATATGGCTGATAATTTAAATAGCCCTTCTTTCGAATTTAGTATTGAAAACACTATGGAAATGGGCATGGGAAACTCTGAATTACTAAGTGATTTATTTGAACCAGAAACTTCTACAAGTAGTCCTGATGGTCTTCAGAAAATTGTAAAAGAAGTGGAAGATCCTGCTCCTGCAAAAACTAAACCTGCTCCTATAAAAAGTATAGGAGATGATGTTGTGAACACTGAAGATAAAGACGAAGAAACTAAAGCTAGTATAAGTGATTTCTTATCAGGAGGAGATGATGGTGATGATGAAGAGGATGATGATGAGAAAAAAGAAATCAAAGCTCCTGTTGTAAAGAAAACATCAGAAGATGATGATGGTGACGATAATGAACCAGAAGTAACTAGATTTGGAGCACTTGCTAATGATTTATTTAAACTAGGTGTATTTACCAAAGAAGATGGTGATGAGGATGTAGAAATAAACACTCCTGAAGAATTCTTAGAAAAGTTTCAAGTAGAGAAAAAGAAAGGGGCTATTGAAGTTGTTAATAATTTCATTGGACAATTTGGTGAAGATTACCAACAAGCATTTGATGCCATATTTGTTAAAGGAGTTAATCCTAAAGAGTATTTTGATACATTTAACACTATAGCTAATTTTTCTGATATGGACCTTTCACAGGAAAAAAATCAGATAGCAGTGATTAAACAAGCATTAACTGATCAAGGATTTGAACCAGAAGATGTAGAAACTGAAGTGGAAAGATTACAGAACTATGGTGATCTTGAAACTGTTGCTACTAAACATCACAAGGTGTTAGTTAAAAAAGAAGGACAAAAACTTCAACAACTAGAGCAAAACTCAGAAAGAGAATTGCAACAAAAAGCAAGTATTAAGAATCAATATATAAGTAATGTTCAGGCTATCCTTCAAGATAAGCTGAAAACAAAAGAGTTTGATGGTATTCCATTAAACCCTAAACTAGCAAGTGAACTACAGGATTTCTTATTGGTAGATAAGTATAAGACAACATCTGGTGAAACACTTACTGATTTTGATCGCACTATTCTAGAAATGAAAAGACCTGAAAATCACCAAATGAAAGTGAAGGTGGCATTATTGTTAAAGATTCTAGAAAAAGATCCTACATTATCAACTATACAAAAAACAGGCATTACTAAAAAATCAAATGACTTATTTGGTGAAGTGGCAAGACAAGTACAGAAGGGTGTAGTGAAAGGGAATAAATCAGAAAAATCAGATTCATGGTTTTTATAATATATCAATAATAATTTAAAATAATAAAAAAATGGCAATTCAAACAATTCCAGGTTTAACTGGTTTTACTTATGCGAGAGTGGCTTCAATGGACAAACGTGCTGTTGGTAAGCTCACTGATTCTAATCACTTAGAGTCTTTTCACTCAACTGAACCTGCAGATTATGATAAGAAAATCATCAGTCTTTACACCCAGAGTTCATTGTACAGTAATGATTTCTTGGACATGATCAACAAGAGCACACCTTATTACATTGATAATAACAGTGATGCTTGGAAATGGGATGTACAAGTTCCTTACAAATTTCCTAAAATCATTGACATTCCTGCATCAACGTTAGAGTTGAGCAAACCAGGTATTGATGGTCAAGAGTTTTCATTAGTAATAGATACTAACGAATTCTCTAAGAATGCTATCATCTCTGTAGGATCTCGTCAATATGGTCCACGTTTCTACGTGATCAAAGATCCTATTCCTTGGAATATGGGATATTTGTATTCTTTCACATTAGTCACTGATAACCCAACAGTGGATTTCGTAAGTTCCACTTTCCTAAAGACTGGTATTGAGCTAGAATTAGTTGATGCTGCTATTGGTGAATTTGATCAAGACTTATTAGGATTGCCTCGCTTAGGTGAGAAGATCACTATGTTTGAATCTTTAGGTTCTGCATATGGTTATGAGCACAAGATCACTGAATGGGCTGATGACAAAATGATGGTTGATGCTTCTGGTAAAGCTCTAGATATTCTAGTATATGCTCCACAGAGACGTAATCAATTACCTCTTACACGTAATGATGTTAAGTGGGAGCCATTCATTGAATTCTGGATGCGTAAGTCTATGCTTGAACTTAAGGTGAAGCGTATGATTTGGTCTAAGCCAGGTACAGTGAAGACCAATGGTTCTAAACAAGAACTTAAGCGTACCTCTGCAGGTGTATACCACAGAATGCGTAACAATGGTAACTTAGTACAATACAATCGTGGAGAATTCTCTGCTAACTTGATTCGTTCAGTATTTGGAGATCTTTTCTACAGACGTGTTGATGTTAAAGACAGACGTGTAAAGATGTACACCAATGAGGCAGGATTCGATGTATTCCAGCAGGCTCTAAAGAATGATGCTTTAAATTCTGGCTTAACTTTCATGGCTGATTCTGGAAACAGATATCTACAAGGAGAAGGACAACACATCACTTACAACTTTGCGTTTGATTCAATGGTAACTCGTGAGACTGGTCGTGTTGAACTTATTCACTTGAAAGAATTAGATTTACCACAATCAAATCTAGAATTTGGTCAGAACAAAAAGAGCACACCAGTATTTATGGTATTTGATGTATCTCCAATGTCTGATGGTTCTATGATTAACAATATGAGAGAAGTGAGAATGAAGGGTGCACCTTCTATGACTTGGGGATATATTGATGGAACTCGTCATCACTTAGGATTTGCAAAATCTCAAGGTATGAGCTCTGCTAACAAATTCCCAGGATATGAAATCTGGATGAAGGATCGTTGTGATATCTTTATTGAAGATTTGTCTCGTACAGTCTTGATTGAAGAAATACCACAATTCTAATACAATAATACGCCCCTCTGCCATCTCATAAGAACTGGTCGCTTAAGATGAGCTGTCTCTGAGAAGTAGGCTCCTTACATCCTCCCACCTGTGGGAGCCTACGTTCTCTTTTCAGAGTGATGACTGAGATTATATGTCTCTTTGCATTTCCTTCAATGGAAACACTCTGCAATAGTAATCATTTGCTTCCCATAAGAACAGCACTTGATTCATTTTACAAAAACCAAATAAATTAAACTACATTATGGGCAAGATAGGAAAAATCGCCACACTTAAAAGAGATTACAATAACTCTCAATTACAAACAATGCAAGGAGGACTTTCTGCAAAAGGTTTGACAAGAATTCCTGGTACAGGTGTATTCAAATATCCTTATAAGGAATTGGATGGTCAGTATAGAACAGGACTAGATGTTAATGCTGCGTACATTCGCAGAATTCAAGATCCACTAGAAAGAGAATTAGAAACTGAACGTGTTAAAGCTCTCAAAATAAAACTTGAAGAAGCGTTAGGTAGTGTTGATTTAGGACCACGTTCTTCTTTTTGGAACTATGGTTTATCAACTTCTGCAGATGACGTACTACACGTACAAGCTGTTAAGTTACTAGATGGTGATAACTATTTCGATTTAAGTAATCCCTTTCAGGAATTAGCTTTTTCTTGGTTACGTGTTCACCCTACTATTGCTTCTAGTTACCAAGCTTGGGAACGTGGAGAATATTCAGCTGACACACAATTTTATGTAGCTGATGATGAAATAGAGAATGCTGTCATCTATAAGAAGAAACAATTGATCAATAAGGCTATTGTCAAATTTGACTCAATGAGTCCTGAAAAGAAAAGGAAAGTGGCACGATTATTAGGATTACCTGTTACAGATGATACTAAAGAAGAAGTGGTATATAACTTAGTGGATAATGTTCTTAAACAAACAGAATTTGCTAATGGTAAATTCCAAGGATTGAATCCTGTTGAAGTGTTTGGCAGATTTGCTGACATGAAAGAAAACTTGCTCCATATTAAAGATCTTGTAAAACAAGCAATTATCCATTCCGTATATAGATTAAAAGCTAATGGTAAAGTGTACGAAGGAGAGTTTGAAGTGGCAAAGGATGAAGAAGATTTAATCAAATTCCTTGCTGATGATGATAATCAAGATGAGTTAATCACTCTTGAACAAAAAGTTAAATCTAAAAAATTAGCATCTGTATGATACCAGTAGATAGTTTATTATATAAAATAGATCAAAAACTAAATAAGCTATCCACAAACGAACATCAGCAAATTAATCTTGAAGATAAAATTTTAGCATTAAATGAAGCTCAGATTAAGTTAATTAAGCAAAAGGTTGATGGATTTAGTACATCTAGTGGAATGGGACTTGATTCTTTCAAGAAACGTTATGAAGATTTACAAAGTTTAGTTGAAGATTATAATCATCAACCACTTGCTTTGACATTAGAAGATGCACAATTAAATCAATGGAAAGCAGATGTAACCAATCTAGTGCCAAAATACATGTTCTACTTAGATTGCTATGTATTAGCAGATAAGGGTAGATGTAAGAACAGAAAGATTTGGATAAACAATGATTTAACTAAACATGGTGACTTACAGTTTCTTTTAAATAATGTTCACTATAAACCATCATTTGAGTATCAAGAAACATTCAATTATCTTGCCACTGATGAGATGAGCATATTTACAGATGGTACGTTTACACCAACATCTATTAACATAATGTATATGCGATATCCTGTATACATTGATAAATCAGGATATATTGGATTTGATGGAAATCCATCAGTAGATAGAGATTGTGAGCTTGAATTATATCTTGAAGATGAACTTCTAGATCTTACAGTTCAAAATCTCGCAATGTATACTGAGAATCAATCTGCTGTACAAAGTGCAACATACAGGATACAAACAAATGAATAAAATTTTAAACAATTAAATTAATATAAAAAATGGCTGATTTTTCATTAACCACGTTATTCGTGGTTCCAGTAGGACAGACTGCTCTTCCTAGCTCTGGTTCAACCCAAGATCTCACTGCAGGTCAAGTGGGTATTTTTAGAAGTGATTATACCATAGCAACAGCTGGTAATATTGCTGCTTCTCCTTATTTTTACATAGCTCAAGGTAGAACAAACACTTATCTACAAGGATCTAAACGTTCTGATAAGATTAAAGGATGTCCATCAGGTTCTGGTTGTAATTCTAATGTGACTGAATGGTACACAGTAAAAGGATGTCCCACTGCTGCAACTCAAGTTACTGATGTAACTAATTGGAATGTACAGTGTGGTGATGTAGTTACATTAACTCTTCGTGCACATTCTTCTTACATTGACACATTGTATTTCAATGGTTTCACTCGTTCAGTAACTGTTCAAGCTCCTTGCTGTGCTTGTGATGCTAATCCTTGTGATTCAGTTGATATTCCTCAATTCATTGATAGCGTTATTGCTAAATTACAACAAGAAGCTCCAGGTAACAATCCTGATAACATCAGTTTCAATACATTCTACACATTCCAACGTTTAGGAAATGATGCTTCTGCCATCCTTCGTATCACTGGAAAGCCTCTAACTATATATGGTCAACCATGTGATGTTGCTGCATTCCCTTTTGAATATGACAGAATGTATTTCCGTACATTTGTATATAATGGTCCTGCTACCACTGCTGACTTTATTGTTGCTGACAATTGTGACATTGTTGCTGATCCAATCATCATTCAACGTTCTTCTTATGCTTCAGGTCAATCTGCTGAAATTGCTCAACTAGAGAAAAATTTCTACAGCTACCAAGCAGGATACTTAAAGCATCTTTACAGAATGGCTGGATACAATGAGAACTTTGAGTCTTGGGTATCTTCAGGAGTGACTTATGATACTTACTACATCAAGTTCAATGAGTATAACAAATCTGCTTATCAGTGGGGTGATTATATCATGGAAGATTCTATGGTGATTATTGCTGCTCCTAATTCAACTGTAAGTGGAATTGCTGCTGCTATTGAAACTGTATTAGAGGCTGCTCTTGGTACTGTGACTAATGATAACACTTGTGTTACAACCACTTCTACCACCACTACAATTTGGCCTACTACTACAACCACTTCCACTTTAATTCCATAATTGGATAGTTGTAAATTAAATATTACATAACCTATGCCAGAGGTGAGAGGACTCTCAGATCCTCTGGCATATTTATTTAAACTAATTATGCCAGCTTTAAATCTAGATATAATAGTAGTACCTACATACAGTACGTTAACGTTAGGTGTAGCTGATGCATCAACATATCCTACCACCCCTCCTATTGTAACAGCTCCTACAATTGAGATAACTGTTCCATCATTAGGAGTTGTAATTCTTCCTTTTACACCTAATGATTTTAATATATTTACATCTGCTTCATTAGGACTCACTGTTATTGGAGAGCCTTTACTACCTCTTCCTGATGGAGTTTACACTCTTAGATACACTATTGCTCCTGCATACGAAAACTTTGTTGAAAGAAGTATTATGAGAGTGGATAAAATACAAGAGAAGTTTGATGAAGCATTTATGAAACTTGACATGATGGAATGTGATAGAGCTATAAAGACTCAACAGAAAGTTAATCTTACGAGTATATATTTCTTTATTCAAGGATCTATAGCTGCTGCAAATAATTGTGCAATAACTGAATCTAATAGATTATACACTCAAGCAAATAATATGCTAGATAATTTTATTAGAAATAACTGTTATTGTTCTGGTAATAACTATGTTGTAAACTTTAGATAATATGGCTACTTGTAGAGGATGTAAAGCAAATTTTGGATGTGGATGTCAATTAGTTAATGGTCTTTGTGCAATGTGTCGTGCAGCTGCTACAAAGCTTAAACAAGTTATAGAATATGTTAACTCCTAGACTAACCACTTATCCAGCATGTGCTACAGTGACAGCACTTTTAATTGATATAGATTGTAGACTAACAGAATTAGCAAGCACTCTATATAATAATCTTATCTATTCATTAAACCAACCTGTACCAGCAGAAGCTATAATGGATCTTTTGAATTATAAAAGAATACTAATGTATAAATTTTGTAATTCAGATTATGCTGAACCATTCACTGTTGAGATGATTGCTAGTAGGGTTAAGTTATTGAAATATAAATAATGGCAGGAAGACCTAAAAAGTATCAAACTGAAGAAGAGAGAATTGCTGCAAGAAGAATACAGCAAAGTGTATTACGAAATCTTAAAAGAGAGCAACTTAGGGATTATAAAAAACAATGGGATGTAATTAATACAGAAAAATTAAAGGAAAATAGAAAAATTTATAATACTAAAAACAGAGAAAGCCTACGTATAAAAAATAAAGTTTGGAGAGATAATAATAAAGAAAAGATATTACTGTATAGAAAAAATTATAACTCTAAGCAACTACGAAAAATAAATCCTATTTTGAGATTTAAAAATAATGTACGAGCTCTTATATACCATTCTTTTAAAAGAAGTAGAGTTAAGTATTACAAGTCCTTAAAGTCTGAAATAATTTTAGGATGTACTATAGAAGAATTTAAATTATATATTTTATCTAAATCTCCTCCTAATACTTCTTTAGCTGAATTTGGACAATATGGATATCATATTGACCATATTATTCCAATATCTTCAGCTAACACTGAAGAAGAAATAATTAAATTATGTCATTACACTAATCTACAACCTTTGTGGTGGTTAGATAATATTAAAAAATCAAATTTAATAGGGTAAAACTTTTAAAATATAAATAAACATGTCTTGTTCAAATTGCTATAATGGATGTACTGAGATTGTCTCAGATAAGTGTGTTAGATACACAGGAATAGATGTTCCTGTTTTGGGAATACAAACAGGAGACTCTCTGTCTTATGTAGAACAGGCTCTTATTGAATTTCTTACATCTACATTAGATGGTACAGGAATTAAACTAACTATAGATCCTGCAATTATTTGTGAGGTGGTTAATCAATATCTTCCTGATTGTGAAGACTTAAATGCATTAAACCTTTTCACAGCATTGATTGAAGCAGCCTGTGATTTACAAGCTCAAATAGATGTAATTGTTGCAGAACTTGCAGCTCTTGAAGGAAATTATGATGTTGATTGTTTAACAGGCGTATCTGCTACAAGTGGTACACATGATATTCTACAAGCTGTAATTACAAAACTTTGTGATGTAGATGCTGCATTAGTAGCTCTTGCTGTAGACGTAGATACAAACTATGTTAAACTTGCTGATCTAGATGCATTAATACAAGCCTATCTAAATTCAATATCTCCAATCACTCAGCAGAATGCTAAAATGGTTCCATTCACTGCAGTGGAATACTATGGTCCATTATCTAATTTTGATGGTTCTGGAGCAGGTATTGCAGGATTGGGATGGGATAAGATTTATATATGTAATGGATCTAATGGTACTCCTGATAAAAGGGGTAGAGTGGGTGTAGGTGTAACAACAGGTGTTCCTGGAGGAGCAATGTCTGCTGCAGTGGATCCAGCATTTGGTAATCCTACGTATACATTAAACTCAGTGAATGGCACAAACAATGTACTTTTAACTACAACACAAATTCCTGCACACACACATACAAACACTGTAACAGTCACTCCTCATACACACTTCATGTATACTACAGATGTAAATTCAACTATTGGACAAGTAGTGAATGCTACAAATAATGTTGCAAGAGCTAGAGCTGTTCCTGGATCAGATTTAGATTATGAGATGATGTTATCTACTATAACACCAACTTTAGGTAAAAGTAGTTCTGCACAAGATGGTGTATCTGTAAATATACAGAATGCAGGTGGTGGTTTATCACATCCAAATTTTCAGCCAGCATGGGCAACTAATTATATTATATACCTTCCTTAAATTTATACTATGTCTTGTTTACCAGGAATGCCTTGTTACAATGATGCTTATAGAATTGCATTTCCATTTGCATGTAATGATCCTTGTATATCTAGTTTTCAAATTATATACAATGGTCCAAATTTACCTTGTACAGGAATTCAATCAAAAGATAATCTAGAGGTGGCTTTACAAAAGATAGATAATAGAATGTGCTCTGATGAATTTATAGCACATATTATAGATACAATTGAGAACACTCCTCTTCTTCAGGCATACTTTTGTCAATTAGTAGCTTCTTGTTCTATTACACCTACTACAACAACAACATCTTCTTCCACTAGTAGCACAACTACTACAACAACTACAATAGCACCAACAACTACTACTACCACAACTACTGTAGCACCAACTACAACTACTACATCAAGTACAAGCACAACTACCACCACCACTACTCAAACACCTACAACCACTACCACCACAACAGTGCTATCTTGTAATTTAGCGGGTGTTGCACAAGAAGTAGAGCAATAAGAAGTTTTTAATTAAAACTAAAAATAAAAAATTATGACAGTATTAATAACATTAACAATAGCAGGTTCTGATACAGGACCATTTGATTTGTATTCAGATGTAGATGGATTTGTAGTTCCTTTTGAAAATAATGTACCTAAAGCTTCTTTAGTATCAGGATACACTTCTTCTTTAGTTCCAAATGGAACTATAGTGATAAGAGTGAAATCTGATTCTATATGTACTAATTACATTGATTTAATTGTTGGTGGCACTACCACCACTACAACATCTAGTACAACATCTAGTACAACATCTAGTACAACATCCACTAGCACTACAACTACAACAACTACTCTACCAGTAGAGGGAACTTTATATGGATTATATGGATATGGTGACATTTCAGGAGAGGCTTGTAATCAATCAGGGTCAGGTTGGGTTTCATATGGATCTCCACAATTAGCAGTGTATGCAGTATCTACTACTTCTTTAGGAGTGACACAATTCTTTAATGATAGTAGTCTATTAGTTCCATTTGATGATACAGCAGCATATAATAAATACCTATCGTATTCATTAGGGTCAAATCCAACTGATTTATATACAGCATATTATAGTAATACATTAGTAATATCAGGTCAAACAGATTGTTTTTAAAATACAAAAATCCTGTTTTGTTGGTTTTACAGTAATTATTTAGTAAGTTTGTTGGTTTTCTTACTAAATCAAGCCCCTTAGTATGAAAATTACTGGGGGCTTATTATTTTAACATAAAATGAAAAATTGTATAAAATGTAAAACTCTTAAACCTAACCTTGACTTTGGTAAAAGGAAAAACAGTAAAGATGGTTTAGATTGTTATTGTAAACTTTGTAGACAAGAGTATTACAAAAGTAAAAACTATAATAGAAAACTATACCAATCATCCTATAAAAGAATTATTACTCCTAGTCGTAAACAATATTTAAAAGAGTACAATATAAAAAATCAACATAAATATTATACAATAAAACCTAAAATAGAAAGAACAACTAATAATACTAAAGAAATTAAATCTATTAATAATCTTGTTTGGAGAACTTTAAATTATAAAAATGAATCTAAACTTAAATTATCTAAAGATTATTTAGGATGGACTAAGTCTTGCTTTGTTATTAAATTTGGAAATATTCCAGAAAATTATCATATAGATCATAAAGTACCTGTGTCTTGGTTTATTAAAGAAACTCCTGTTTACTTAATTAATAGCTTAAGCAATCTTCAACTGTTACCTGCATCTGAAAATGTTAAAAAAAGAAATAAATTTTCTCACCCTATTTGTGTAGAATATTATAACTCTATACAAAAATTTATAAAAAAAGCATATATAGAAAAAATACAAATTATTTAATTTCTCAGGAGTTTTTTATTTTATAACTAATTTGATTATAGACAATAACGTAGTTGGTTTAAATTATTTGGTATTTTAAAAAACTATTTTGTATCTTTACTAAATTTTTATCTAAACTCGACTATATATGTCTGAAAACCAAGAGCTTCTATATCAGTTAAAAAGACTGTTGAAGCAAAAAGGAAGTAAAAGTTTTTATGCCAAAAAGCTTGGAATTAGTGAGATGGAAGTTAATAATTTACTTAACCAGTTGAAAAACAATAATGTAGATTATCAATCAACTCGTAAAGTGAACAATGAAACAGGAACAATAGAAAGTACATTAATACTAAGTTATGAACCTAAAAATGATATTGAGTTAGCTAGATTACATAAGATTAATTTAGATAAATATATCATTACAAACTATTGGTCTAAATTACTTCCCAATGGAAAATTTACATCTTCAGTATTTTCCAAACTTAAAAAACCAAACGATTATACTCCTGAAGATTTTGCAAAGTTTTTAGAAAATTATAAGTCTAATTACAAAGAACAAATACAACCTAAACTTAATTTTATTGATAGAACAGTTGATGTTGAAATATCTTTGTCTGATTATCATTTGGCTAAAAGTCATGTAGATGGGGATAATTCTATGACTACAAGATGTAATAGATATTTTTCAGCAGCTACAACATTAGTCTATGATGTAAAAGCAGTTTATGATATAGATACAATTGTATTTCCAGTGTCTAATGATTTCTTTCACACAGATAACTACCAAAACCAAACTACTAATGGTACTCCACAAGATACTATTGTTAATTATGCTGATGAGTATGAATTGGGATTTGCTCTACTTGTAGATACAATCACTATGATGAAAAAGGTGTGTAGTAAACTGCACATTGTATTAGTTCAAGGTAATCATGATAGAACTAAATCATATTATTTAGCACACGCCCTCCAAGTTTATTTCGCTCAAGATGATAATATTTATTTTGATAGAGAACATAGTGTAGTTAAAACTGTTGTATTAGGAAACACTTTTATTGGTTATCATCATGGTAATTGTAAAGTGGAAGATCTTCCTCTACTATTTGCAACACATCCTCAATATAGCCAAGATTTTGGTAATGCTAAATATAGAGAAGTGCATACAGGAGATAAACATCACTATATGGCTAAAGAAGTTAAAGGAGTGAGAATACAACAAATGCCTAGTCTTTCAGGAACTGATAGATGGCATTTAGATAATAATTTTGTACATTCAATTAGAGCTGGGTTAGCTTTAGTTTATGATAAAACTTTAGGAAAAATAAGTGAATTTGAATTTAGATTGTAAATAATGGCAACATTAAGAAAGTTAGTTTCAGATGTACGTTCTATGCATAAAATCCTATCAACAGATAGTTTACTGACAGATAGAGCTATTGCTTCTGAGATACGTAATAATAGTATCTTATTGATTAAGAGAGAGACTAATCTTAGAAAACTTTGGGCTACTAGTACTCTATTCACTACTATCCCATGTCTTGAAATGATTGAAGTTCCTATTTCTGAATGTTGTGATTATCAAGATCCTTGTAACGTTGCTAGAACTAAATACAAAATTCCTCGTATATCTGAAGGAAATTATCAATATCTTATTCAAGGAGTTTATTCTATTAATGCTATGGGAGGCACAGGAACTAAACTAAAAGAGATAACTATCAACAGATATACAAATCTGATAAAGCTTCCAATTATAAAGAAGGAAGAATACTATTGGATATTAAATGATTATCTATATGTAAATAACCCATTGCTTCAAGCAATTAGACTTGCTGCTTGTTTTGAACAAGAAGTTCCTAATGAACTTATGTATCCTGAAACTGGATGTGGGGGTTGTGGACCATCTGATGAAGATTGGTGTATGAATCCATTGGATAAACCATTTTCTCTTCCAGGATATCTAGAGAAGCAAGTGTTAGAGTTAACATCACAAAAGCTCTTGTCCACCTACTTCCAATTAAAAACTGACATTACATCAGATAATCTAGATGGTCAGGCTGCCAATGTACCACCAACAAGATAATATAACTTGAGAACGAGAGTTGATTGGAGAAGTTCTAGCAAAGATAATTATAACAACTTTTGTAAGAAACATAGTTCTATAAAGATATCATTTGATGAATGGAAAGTTATAATATATGCATTTAATGAATCTTATAAAGAATACATTCTAGAAACTGGTGAAAGAGCAAAACTTCCTTTTGGATTTGGAGAATTCTCCATTAACAAAAAGAAAAGAAAAAAAATTAAAGGTATAAACGGTAAAGAGTTTATCAATCTTCCTATAGATTGGCAAAAGACTAAAGAGAAGGGTAAAGTAATTTATAACTTCAACTACCATACAGAAGGCTACTTCTTTGGATGGATGTGGTTTAAAGATACAGCTAGATTCAAACATCTAGAACTATGGTACTTTAAACCTTCAAGAGCTACATCAAGACTACTATCACATTTCCTTAAAATTGAGGATAAATATCAATATCTCTATCAAGAGTGGAAAAAATAATTTAATATTATGAGTTACTATTATAAATATAATTTTGTTTCTCCTGAACCTGTATATAGTATAGTAAAAGAAGAACTTAAGTCATATATGGATACAGGTGCTGTGGATGACTTAATGTTTCCCACCTATCTTGATAAGTGTCTTAGAAAACTAGGAAGAGCCACTTATGTTATAAGTGAACAAGCTTTAGTAATTGAAGATTTTGAAGCTAGACTACCAGATAACTTTTTTGCTGTTAGAGAAGCTTGGATGTGTGCTGAAATCTCTATGAGACCTTATCAAGATGCTAGTTCATTTTATTCTCAAGCTGCTTCACTCACCACTATTCAAGTGGCTCCTTTAACTATAGGAGGTACACCTTGTAACAGTCCATCATGTCGTAATCCTGAGTGCGATGGCAATTGTATGCCTGAACTTATTCAAGCTGTTTACAAGACTAATAGTTCTACTCCAAGATCTTATCAAAGACAATATTTATTAAAACCAGGTAATATTTCTGCAAGACAAAACTGTAGTGTAGAGTACACAAATGCTTGGGCACTTACAGAAAATACATCTACTAATAATAGAAACTTTACTCCAGGATCTTCTAGTTATGATTCATTTGATGTTAGAGATAATAAGTTTGTAACTAATTTTAGAAATGGTATTGTACATTTAATTATGTATGCTACAGAATATGATAGTGGAGGTAATCAAATGATTCCTGATAACTATCGTATTAGAGAATTTGTTGAGGCATTTATTAAGTATAAAGTTTTTGAAACTTTATCTAACCAAATCAATGATGAAACATTTAATCAGATACAGCAAAAGATGCTTTATTATAAACAACTTTGTGATGAGGCATTCATCATGGCTGATATTGAAATAAAGAAACAAGATGCTTGGACTAAACAGAGAAGAATTAAAAATGATCTGAATAGGTTTAATATGTATGAACTTCCTAATAGAACTAATAGATTCGGAAGAAGAAATAACTAAAATTAACCATGGCAGAAGATAACAATAATATAGTTAGCAAAATAAAGAATTTAGTTAGTCCTGATAGTAGTTCTGTTAATCAAGAATATAACAGTGCCACTGTTGGATTAAATTTAGATCAATCTATTAATCAGATTAACAAAGGCAGTCTTACGTATGCTTTAAATGCTGCTGTAGAAAACTTTGATGCAAATTCTGTTAATTATCAAAATGAACCAGGGAATGAGCTTTGCTTTAATTTTCCTGAAGGATATCAACTGATTGGTACTCATTCTATATTTGAAAAAAATAAACATATATTCTTTATTGTAAATCCTGAAACAGAAGATTCTGAAATAGGATATATGGATAACAATGATTGTGTATATCGCACTCTTGTTAATGCTAAATGTTTAAACTTTAATATTAACAATCCTATTCATAAATCAGTACACAAGATAACAAACTGTACTACAGAAATTTATTGGACTGATGGATTAAATCCTAGAAGATATCTAGATATAGATAATATTCCTTACATTCAAACTTATTTTTCAGATTTATGTGATCCACAATTTACTGAAGAACTTGACTGTAATCAATTATTACTTCAACCTAATTTTTCTATTCCTCAGTTAGAGATCACTGACATCAATAGTGGTGGAGACTTAATTGCTGGTACATATCAATTTGCTATTCAATATTCAGATGCTATAGGATTTGGTTATTCTTCTTATTATTCAGTAACCAATCCCACACCTATTTCTGATCCACAACTCACCACTCCTAATTTTAATTATCCAGTGGGTAGATCTATTGACCTCACTATATCTAATCTAGATGTAACAGGACAATGGCAATATTATAACTTAGCTGTTATAAAGACTATTAACGCTATTACATCTGTAGAATTAATTGGTACATATTTTATTGATGAAGTTTCAACAGTGATAACTTACACTGGACAAAATCAAGAACAAATAAGACTAACGCTACAAGACATTTTTGAGAAGTTTCCATATTATGAAATAGCTCAAGATGTTACAACGGTGAGAGACATTCTTGTGTGGGATCAATTAACATCTATAGATAAAGTTAATTACCAAAGAATAGCAAATCAAATAACTCTTCAATGGCAATCATATAGAATTCCTAATACAGAAACTTATGCTGATGGACTTAACGCAACTAACCTTCGTGGGTACATGCGTGATGAGGTGTATGCATTTGAAATTGTATTCTTATTAAAAAATGGTAAACAAACTGATGGTTTTCATATTCCAGGCAGAAGTGCAAATGGTAATGACTTATCTCCTGTATCTCCTACCAACAATGATTTTATAGGAGAACCAGATCCTCTTACAGGAACTAGTCCTTGGTGGAAGATATATAACAGTGCCACTGTAACAGGATTTTCTCCAGAGTATAACACATCAACTAGCTATAAAGGTAATTACCAATATGGTGAATTTGCTTATTGGGAATCAACAGAAACCTATCCATGTAATGAATTAGTTTGGGGAGACTTATCAAACCAACCAATTAGACATCATAAGTTTCCAGATGCTCTTATAAGTCCTATTTATGAGTCAGCTATATTCTCCTCTCCAGGAGCAATGACTGTACAAAAGGATGCTATATATCCTATTGGTGTAAGTGTAGACTTATCACAAATAACAGCATTGATTGGTCAATCAGGTCTTTCACAAACTGAAAAAGATAATATAGAAGGCTTTAAGATTGTAAGAGGTAATAGAAATACAAACAGATCTATTGTTGCAAAAGGTATTCTTAGAAATGTTGGTAAGTATGATAGAGAAGGAACAGAATACTACTATCCTAACTATCCTTATAATGATCTTTCTATAGATCCATTCTTACTAGCTCAAAACAATGCCTATACAGCAAATGCAAAAGATGGTGGTAATGCCATATGTAGAAACTTTAGTGTAACTGTTACAGAACTCAGTGCTGGTATATTCACAGTTGAATATATAGATTGTTATACAAATACAATCGTTACAAAACAAGCTACATCTGTAGGAGAAACTTTAAACTTCTGTTGTCTTGATTTTCCTTCTCCAAAAATTATTAGTGGTAAGGGATGCTTTGAATGTCATACATATAAGATATATGAAATCCTTCCTGTTGGTTCTTTTTCTGCAAGTTTTAATATACACTTTCCCACTATAGGGGAAAAACCTGGCTTTACTTGTGGAAGTCCTGCACCTTATCCTTCTCTTTGTGCTTATTGCAGTATAGATGCTGCCCCATCAGTGGATTGTTGTACACAACCTCCTAATAAAACTTTAATAGGAGTGACAGGAGCCACTAGAGTTAATTCTTTAGTTATTCCTGAATGGGTAGTAGGAGGAGCTAAGAATTATACTATTGTTGAAGTGGGATCTGTTGGTTATGATATCTGTGTTCCTAAAAACTTAGATGGATTTAATACAGATGGTTCTAAATATAGACATGTATTCAACTCTCCAGAAACTTCTTTTGGTCAACCATTCTTAGGAGATATTCTTAAACTTGAAAATGTAATGTTTGGAGCTGGTAGGGCTCATTTTGTTCAAGTGAGAAAGAATGCTCTTTATAAAATGATTAGTAGAGAAGCTCAAGAAGATGCATTAAAGAGCTCCACTGATATTGCTTCTATAACAGGATCATTAGATGCTTCTGTTTTATTTGCAGCATATCAATCATATCTAACTATTTATATCAATGGTATAACTAGACGTAACTATGCTTATTCATTTAACTCAATAGGTAGTTATGACTATAGTGGGTATATTGATAATGCAGCTACTAGTGCAGATGGTGTATTAGGTATTAAACAAAGAACTCTTGATATTGCTCAGTATTTAATTCCTGGTGTACAGAGTGTTGGTGATGATAAAAATATAAACAACTGGCAAAGAGAATCTTCAGTTTATTTAAAAACTGATGATGCTAAACCACCATTACCATTTCCAGATAAAACACCATCTATAGCTCCTAGTGGAATACCTATGGTTACAGATGATTCAAGATTTGTTCTATCTGAAAAAGATTGTAGTAAACCTGAAGAAATATCTTCCACTTCTGTTGTTTCTTATTACGCTTCATTAAAGAATCAATTTGTAAATCAATGGGGACAAATCTATTCATATGATACAATAGATACTGGATTCCAAAGAGATATTACACCCATCCTTGCACCAGTGTATGATACAGTGTTTGGTGGTGATACATTTATTAGTAAGTTTGCTTTTAAAACTAAACTTCCTTTCTTTATAGATAATAGAGTGGGAGCTCCTGATGATTCTGATATATATTATGATGAGATAGGAAATGTTGCATATCCTGAGTATTGGTTTTCAGCAAGATCTGTTCTTAGTGATGTTTCTGTAGATGGTATAAATCTAAGAAACTTTATATCAATTAAAGCTCACAATCTAGATTGTCCTAACAGTCAAACTCCTGAAACTAATCCAGGAAGAACTTTCTATGATGGTAAGATGTATTTGTTTGCTTATGGTATTCCTTATTTCTATTGTGAATCAGGATATAATGTAGACTTACGTCAAGCCTTTAATAATAAAGAAGGAGATTTCTGGCCTCATGTTAGCACAGATATACCTGATGATTGGGTACAAGAAAGCAATGTAACAATTGCTCAAGATAATACATATTACTATAACACTACATTCTCTAAACAAAATACAGAAAACTTCTTTAGTCATCTTCCTATTAACTGGACTCCTGACTTATGTAAAACAGTGTTTCCATTTAGAGCAATTTATTCTGATCCTCAGATAAGCACTGTAGGTAATATAGTAAATAATTGGTTAATTTATAGAGCTGTTTCTTATTTTGATTTTCCTCAGAATTATGGTAATCTTACATCATTAGATGGTATTGAGAACAAAGCTGTTCTTGCTAGATTTGATAATAAGAGTTTATTATATAACACTTTATTAACAATCAATACAAGTAATCCCCAAGCTGCTTACGTAGGTAATAGTAGACTATTTGAATCTTCCCCTGCTATTGATTTTGCAGAAACAGATCTTGGATATGTAGGTTCTCAAAACAAGATGTTGTTAAAGATTCCACAAGGACAAATAACAATAGATGCTAAGAGAGGACAAGTGTTCTTAATTGCTGGTAACCAAGCTACAGATTTAACAGGTTTTGGTTCTGGTATGAATAGATGGTTTACAGATCATTTAGCTTTTGAGATTATAAAATACTTTCCAGAAGTGGATACAGATAATCATTTCACTGGTGTAGGATTACATGGTGTATTTGATAGCAAGTATGATAGAATAATCATTACAAAGCTTGACTATATTCCAAAAACAAATAACATTATATATGATTCAATTACAAAAGAATACTATGTAAAAGAAATAGTGAATGATGTGGAGATATTAACACAAGTGTATCTTACAGATCTTGATTACTTCTGTAATAAGTCTTGGTCAGTTTCATTTAACTTTAATACAAAGAGTTGGATTTCATTCCATAGTTATTTACCTAATTGGTATGTAGCTGAAAATAACTTCTTCTATTCAGGACTTAATGATTGCTGTAGTGAAATTGATGCTATTGTAGGTGAATTGGTTCCACAACCCACCACCACTACAACTACCACCATTGCTATAGATTGTCGTTTAGCAGGAACAGTGGTGGCTTATAATTGTGAATTAGCAGGAACAGCAGAACTTCCTGCAACCACCACTACCACTACAACAGTGTTATATTGTGATTTAGGTGGAACAGCAGAAGAAGTTCCTACACCAACTACAACCACCACTACAACTGTAGCACCTACCACAACCACCACTACAACAACATTAGAACCTACCACAACCACCACTACAACAACAATTGAACCCACTACAACCACCACTACAACAACAATTGAACCCACTACAACCACCACTACAACACAAAGCCCTACACAGATATCTATATTAGTTGTAGATATGTATGATAATACTTCTTTAGATGTGTGTGCTTATATAGATACTTTGGGAGTGACACCATCAAGTAATATTGTTTCAGCTGTGGGAGCTTTGAATTTTTATGTACCAGGAGATGCTGCTGCTAATGCTTATCTTTTATCTTCAGATAATATAGTTCCCAGTCCTTCTTTAACAAGAAGATTTGAATGGAACATTAATAGATTGCATTTTGAATACCCAAACCAAACGACCTATCCTACTTTTACACTACAAGTAAGAGGTAGAGCTGCAAGTTCTGCTGCTGTTTCAGGTGAATATTCATTAAAATTTCCAAATCAAACAATGACAATGACAGGATCATTGGGAAGCTATATTCCATCGGTTACTCCAGCAGGAGGGCCTACACCTACACCATGGAGTTCTAATGTTATATCTGGAGCTAATGGCACTGTTGGAACAAGTGTTGGTAATTTAATACTCACATTTGTATATACAAGAGCTACAAATACAATAAATGTAACGACATATTAATGAAAACTATATTTATAAAACTTATTTCTTCTTCTATTAAAGCGGGTCCATTCAAAGTGACTAATGCTCAGAATGGAGATGTTATAGATGCTCTTGTTAGTAAGAATGAATTAATAGCAGGTATGGGATATTCAGTGGAAAATGATGTAACTATTATATCTATTGAATCTTTAGGAAAATGTAAGAATAAACGCAACTTTCCTGTTGGTACTGTTTATCCGAGTGAAATTGCTAGTACAAAATTTGTTCCTAGTAGTAATGCATGCATATGGAGACATTTAAAAAATCCTGTTGTATACAATTATTTCTATAATAACATAGAACCTTATATTATTGAATACCCTTTTGCATATCAATATCAAGATGAGATATTACAAAATGTAAAAGATTATTCCAAAGTGTATAGATATCTTCGTGATGTTGATTTTGTTTCTGACGAATGTGATAAAATAGCTGTATATAACTTTTGGTTTAATAAAGCTCTAGTGTACAACGATCAACAATCTTCAGGAATATTAGAACTTGTACCTAAACCAATTAATAACTTAAGTGCATATTTAAAATATCCAATATATAACACAGATAGTAAAACTATTACATATACTAAGAGTGATAACTTCTATCAATACAATACATTTTGGTCTTTGGTTAAAGATAAGAGTGTTCCCTTGTTTGTAAGAAGTTGTGAATCTCTATCTATAGATAAAATTATAAATCAAGCCAATATGAATTACACAACCATGTCATTCAAGAAAGATACATTTAGGGCTAAAGATTTAAAGATAAGACATATATTAGATAACAATTCTGAGATACATATAGTGAGCCAATTCATAGTTGTTCCATCTCAAATCTCTTTCAAATGATGAGCAGTAAAGTTAAATGTACATGTGGCTGGTCATGGAATAAATCAGATTCCAGTAAGAAGGATATGTATATTTGCCATCAATGTGGTAAAGATAATTCTATGAAAGATGGTGGATGGTTAGATAAGTTTGATGCTCCTGAAGCACAGAATGGTATAGAAGGAACTATGGCTGGATTAACAGACAAAGGTTTCAATTACAATGGTGCATGGGGGGGAACAATGGCAATGGGAGGAAGTCTTCCTGGTTCTGTAGGATTCACATACGCACGTACACAAGATCCTGCTCCTAGTAATGGTCCTTATGCTAAGAAGACAAAAGCTTCTGCACAGAATGGACAAGAGATGAAGTTCTACCAAGAGGGACTAGATTGGAAACCAAAGAACATTAGTAGGGATGGTGGAAAATTAAGTAAAGCTCAAACAGCTAAAACTGTAAAAGGAGAATATAAAAAATTCAGTTTACCTAGTTTATTAAAAGAAAACTTTAATTCTAAACAGGATAACACAGTTGTAAATACTAATCTTCAGCAATTATCTAGTGCTAATCCTTTAGATACAATTACAAATCAAAGAAATATAAATATTAAGTTGACAGGTAATAGCAATTTACCCTACTCTCGTAAAGAATTTGATCAGCTTCAAAATACATATAATGATGCAGAGAGGGATGCCAAGATGAAATATTCTGCAAATAAAAAATTTATAAATATTAAAGATACAAAATATAACACAAGACATAATCAAAGAGTGAATACTGCTATATTAGATGATATAGTCAAAGCTGCTGTTAAGAGTAAAATAGACCCTTATACAGCTTTAGCTATTGCTCAAAGAGAAACTGGAATAGGTTATTATAGTGATAGAAGAATACATAATAAGGCTAGAGTAGAAGAAACTAGGCCAAGTTCTATCTTTTCAAATTGGGAGCTTATGAATCAGGGTTTGAATAGGGAAGACTTAGGGACTATTGGTAATGAAGTACCAGCAAGAGTGTATAATAAGGCTAAAAAATATTATGATTCTATATTACAATACCCATTTCAAGGAGAAATGAAAACTATAAATGATAAGACTAAAAAAGGAACATTTATTAGGGGGTATAATTATGGGGATCCTGACTATCCAAATAAAGTGGCTAAAGAAAAAGAAATTCTAATGTCAGATGAAAACAAAGCGTTTAGGAATTATGTGGATAGTGTAGCAACTAGTAAATTTAAGGATGGAGGATGGTTAAATAAATATGAAGAGGGAGTAATTATTGAAGATGATAGAGGACAATTAAAATACCCAGGAGAGATAACTAAGATAAACTCCAACCAAATAACTATGCAGGGAGTTCCTTACAACGTACTGGGTATAAGTGACACAGGAGACACGCAAATGATGCAACCTGGTCAAGAATACAAGTTTAAAGGAAAGTCTGTTACAGAGTATCCTATGAAGAAAAATGGTGGTTGGTTATCCAAATACAATTAAAACATTATGAAGAGTGAAATTTTAAAACTAGCAGGTGTAAAAGATGAGAAGAGCTTTTACAAAAAATTCCCAACAGAAGAAGCATTTATGAAGATGCATGGTAAAGCTTTTAAGAAAGCTGCTATGGGTGCTTCTATGGTGAAAAAACAACTTCATCAGTTAAGTGATTTTGGTAATCCACCTATTGCACAAAGAGGAGAAGTTATACCTTTAGCTAAAACTATTGGTGCTACAAATACTATGGGAGGAATGCCTAAAACCCCAGCTACATTAGATGCTTATAAAGTTCCTGGTATTAAAGGAGGAGGAGGAGCTGCTGGTTATATTCAAGCAGGAATGGATGTTGTAGAAGGAGTGTCTATGATTAAAGATCAGAACAAAGCTGTTAAAGAAGCTAAACAAAATTCTTTGTTAACAGGAGTGCAAGCTGATGCAGCTGCTAGTCAAAGAAGACAACCATTAAAAAATTATTATACTAGACCAGAAGATACAATCATTCAACCTGATCAACTGTCTCCTTCTTATGGTGTAGGAACTAATATTCTTTCTGCACAAAATGGAAAAGTTGTTCCTAATTGGGCTACAGATCTTAACACAAGACTTTTAAATGCAGTATCAACGTTTGGAGGAAGTGCTATAGGAGATGCTGTAAAAGGAGTTAGTCCTAGAGCCGCAGATTGGCTTAATGAAAATTCTATGGGATTTATTCCATATACCACTGATGAACAATTAATGGCTACTAGAGCTGGTAATCCAGACAGGGGAATGAATACAGCAGTACAAGCATCTGATGCTGTAACCAATCTTCTTCTTAATAAAATGATTGGTCCACTAGCAGGAAAAACAAATACAGCCATAAAGAAAGGAACAAGTAAAGTGGTAAAAGGTGCTACTAACTTTGCACAAGATTTTAGTAAAGGATATAAAGCAGTTCCTACTAGAGAAGATGGAGGAAATATAATTGCACAATATGGTGCAGAGATACAAAATACATATGCTCCTAACACTCTGTATGATGATCTAGGATATGAGCCTTTAAATGATAGTGATCAGATTAAAGCTTTCTATCATGGTGGTAGAATACCTATGGCTGCTTCAGGATTCTCTACAGCCATCAATCAAGGAGGATTTGGTAATGCTATGAACAATCAAGGTGGAAGTGAAGCTCTTGGAAATATTAGTAACATGCTTATTAATAAAGGAAGAGGTCCTAGTGCTGGTTCTAAAATAGGTGGTGGAGTGGGTGCAGCAGCAGGTACATACTTTGGAGGTCCTGTTGGAGCTGCTGTAGGTAAATTTGCAGGACAAGCTATTGGAAGTCTTATAGATCAAAGTGGTAGGAACATAGAAAAATATGATGACATATCTAATCGTAATATAGCAGGAATGATGGGTAACTATATTCCTCAACAGTTTGGTAATGTAATGGAAGATGGTGGATGGGTGAGCAATGATTGGCAGCCACAAGTGATTGCTAAATTTGGAGAGTATGATGTAAAAGATTTATTGCACCCTCCTGCTGATGCAGATATGTTAAGAGCTGGTGGACATCTAAAAAGTTATACACCTCCTAGTGAAAGAGCTATGCAAACCTATGCTATGGGTGGAGAGTTACAAGTGTATAGAGGAGAAGCAGAACCAATATCAAATAATCCATATCTTCCAGATGGAGGAGAAACTGTAATGTTTAGAGGACCTTCTCATGAGAATGGTGGTATGCCTATATCTTATGGACAAAGTCCTGTAGAAGTGGAAGGTGGTGAACCTGCTGTTAAACTAAGAGATGGTGGATCTGGAGAAGATAATATGGTTGTATTTGGTAATCTTAAGATTAATAAAGAAGGTGCTAACATATTAGGAAATCCTAAACTAAAGAATCAGAAGTTTAAAAACTATGTAAATGATTTATCTAAAATTGAAGCTAAACAAAATAAGCTTATAGATAATTCTACAGATATGTTAGACAATCTTGATGTTAATAGTTCATTTGATAAATTAAAGATGTCTGCTCTTCAAGCAAACTTAATGGGTGGTAATATGAAACTTAAAGATATTGCTGGAAAGAAACAAGATGCAGCTGATTTACAAAGTGCTATTAATGATACAGCAGAAGAATACAATTTAGTTGCTGATGATCTTGCACAAGGTAAGATAAAGAAAGCTAAACTTGGTGCTTCTATTCCTATGGCTCAAAAGGGATATACTAGCAAGTATGGTTTAAAACCTTGGGAGGGTAATAAAGATGCTCTTGGACAAAAAACCAAATCTGCATATAATGCAGAGCAATTGGATAATATTGCAAAGTCTTTAGGTTTTACTGGAAAAGGAAACAAAGAATTTCAAGAGTTCTTACTAAAAGATCCTAAAAGAGCTGCCCTAATAAAATCTAAAAATAAAGAACTTTATGGAACTGAGGATGTTAAGATTGATGATATGTTAGGAGCTGCATATAATGTTAAAGACTTTTTGTATCAAGCAAATCCTTTAGATTATGGTACACCTCTTAAGCCTGGATCACTTCCTTCTAATGATAATTATGCTAAGTTAACTAAACGTACTCAAGATGAGCAGTTAAAAACTCTCCTAGCTAATATGAAAGATTTAAAAGAAAGAGAAGCACCAAAGTCTTCTTGGTTGGAACAAGGAATAGGTGCCTTTAATCAAGTGCTTCCATTCTTAAGACCCACTGATGCTGAACAATTGGATCCTAGACAGTTGATGGGTGAGATGTATGCACTATCTAATAATCAGTTAGAACCAGTGCAAGCACAAACATTCCAACCACAACTACAAACCCCATATGATATATCTCTTCAAGATCAGTTAAATGAAATCACTGCTCAAACTAGACAAGCTGAAAGACTTGCTGGAAATAATCCAGAAGCATTAGCTGCTATATATGGACAAGCTACTATGGCTAAGAATCAAATCTTAGGAGAACAAATGAGAATCAACCAAGGACAAAGAGCACAAACATATGCTGGTAATATAGATGCATTAAACCAAGCTAAGTTGCAAAACTTGCAAATATACGATACTCAACAACAAAGACAAGAAGCAGCAAAGAGTGCTACAAAAGCTACAACACAAGAAGCTTTAAATTCTATTGCTTCTAAGTATGCTCAAAACAAACTTGAGAACAGACAATTAGGTGTTATGGAAAATCTATACAATTACAGATACGATAAATCTGGAAGAGCAATTAACATGAATCCTTTGGCTCAATTTGATTTAGATATACAGTCAATGACACCAAAAGAACTAGAAGCAATGGCTACTATTAAAGAAGCACAAGAGAAAAAAGCAAAATCTGCTAAAAATGTTAAGAGTAGAAATGGTTCAATTGTCAAAGCAATTAAAAATTTATAATTAATTCAATTATAGCAAATTACCTAAAACAGTTATTATACTTGTAAGATATAATACTTTAAGTTAAATTTGCTCATCCCTAAAGACTATGGCTTCATATACAGATATTGCCCCAAAGTTTAATCCATACATCCAACAATTGCCTATAGAGGCAATGGTTCAAGTTGGTATGGAAAAACAAAAACGCTATGATGAGGGTGTCGAAAAGATTCAAACTAGCATTGATAATGTTGCAGGACTTGATGTTGTTAGAGATGTAGACAAAGCATATCTTCAATCTAAACTCAATCAACTAGGATCTAAACTTAAAACAGTTGCTGCTGGAGATTTCTCTAATTATCAATTAGTTAATTCTGTAGGGGGGATGGCAAAACAAATTGGTAAAGATACTACTATTCAAAGTGCTGTGTCTTCTACAAATGTTTATAGAAGAGGTATGGCAGATATGCAGAATGCTCAGAAGGAAGGTAAATCTTCTCCCTCTAATGATGCAATATTTAAACAAGATGCAAGTAAGTGGTTAAATAATGAAGATGTTAACGCTTCTTTTTCTGGTTCTTACACTCCATATACAAATAATAAAAAGAATGCTTTAGAAGTAATTAAACAATTAACAGGAGATTCTACAATTACAGAGAATGCATTTAAAATGGATGAAAAAGGAAATCTTGTAATTGCAGATGCTGTTGTTCGTCAAAAAATGGCTGGTATATCTCCAGAAAGAATTCAACAAGCATTAATGGTTGGACTTAGCCCTGCAGACTTTAAACAAATGGAAATAGATGGTAGGTATAACTATGCCAATATTCCTGATGATAAGTTTATTCAAAGTATTGAGAATTCTTATAAATCTAAAGAAACATCTTTCATGGCTCAAAAAGAAGAAATCTTAGCAGCCATTTCTCAGACTAGCTCAAACGTTGAAAAAAATACCTTAAAAGCTCAAGTAGATTCTATAGATAAAATGTTGGCTAGCATGAAAAGTGAATATGAAAATGTAACAAGTACATTTGCTAAGGGAGATGTAGAATCTGCAAAAGCAAAACTTGAAACAATTAATTTCATAAATGGTTTTTCAAAAGCTTTTTCTTTTACTGAGACTTCTAAGACTTATGAAAAGAGTGAACTAGCAGATATGCAAATGCAAAGAGAGGTTAAAGAACAGACTTGGAAAATAGCTGTTATGAATCTTGAGCAAGATGAGAGAAAGATGAGGCAAGATCGTGAACTGCAAATGTTAGACATTGGCACTAAGGTGGAGGCTAATAGATTAAAAGCAGAAGGAGATGCTGGATATGGAGGATTGCCAGGGGGTAGAGATGTTTCAGATGTTCCTCAATACAACTTAGGTAGAGTGGTAGTAGAGATTGAGCAAGGAGAAAAAGCTATAGTTAATTCAGATAGATCTTTTTTACAACAAGAAGGTAAAGATCAAAACTGGTTAGACTTACAGAAAGTAGCTTGGGATAAAAATCCTAATGGTGTTGATCCAGGTATTGCTGCACATTTTAATAATACAGAAAACCAAAGAAGAAGATTAGATGCTAATAAGATTATGGTTGGAGATATCAATAAACTAGCTTCTCAACAAATAGATCCAAAAACAGGAAGACCTTATGGTAGCATTACAGATTTAATTCCTAGAAATGCTCCTAACATTAATGTAAAAATGTCTAATGTATCTTATTCTTTTTCTCCTAAAGATTTTGTTGACTTCAATCAAACTTTTAATAAATACAGTAAGTATTTAGGTCCAGCAGGACCAGGAGGAAGTGGGTCTTTGTTTTTTGATGATGATAAAGCTAAATCAGAGTTATCAGATAAAGAGTTATATTTATATAATATATATAAAAAGAAACAACAAAGTAAACCTTTATCTGAATATGAAAAAATAATAGTAAACAATGCAGATAATTACTTTAAAACTGTAAATCAACCTTATCGTGAAAAACTAACAGCTATAAATAATTTTACAGCTCAAGAAGTAACAAAAAGACTTACAGCTTCTCAAGCTATGGATTACGAAATTCCTACAGGAACTGGAGCTCAGAGAAGTAGTTTTGCTACATCCTTAACTAGATTTGCTGACTTAGCAGAATCTCAAAAAGGAGGTATTGCTAATTCTCCTGGATTTGATCCAGGTATTGCAAGAGATATAGCTTTAGATCCTAATTTAACAGGATCTATAAAAGTGGTAGAGGGATCTGAAATAGAGCCTTCAATGTATGAATTGAGTTATACAGGAAAGGATGGTTCTACAAAAGTTAGAATGACTCCTGAACAAAAAAAAGCCATGTTTGGTAATAGGTTTGATTCTTCTCCTGCAATACAAATGGTAAAACCCTATCTTGAACAAATGAGAAAAATGGGAGGTAATAGTACTGCATATTCTCCAGGACAATCTTCTCATACAAACGCTTTTTTAAATTCTATAGATTTTCCAAGTGTAAGTATATATGGAGTTAAAGCAAACATAGTACAATATAATGGAGGATATTCTATTAGAGTTAGTGGCTTTGATCCTGAAACAAAACAATGGCAAGATAATCTTGCATACCCACGTACAGGTCTTTTAAGTGAAGACAGAATAGCAGAAGCATTAATTAACTTAAATGATGCTGCTATGTATGAATTAATCAATGATAAAGCTCCCACCTCTGCAGATTTAAACAGAGTGAAGAATGCATCTAAAAAACCTTTTTAAAATAATATATAATGGTAGACGAACCTTTAGTAGATAGAGCAGCATTAGAGAATCAATTTAATAATGTTAATATTCCCCAAGCTTCTCCTGATCTTCCAAATGTTGCATTTAGAGGTTTAGATAATCCTATGCCTAAAACTAGTGGTAATAGAGAGGCACCAGTGTCTTCATTAACTGCTATAGAAAATTCTTTATTTTCTAAAAAACCTAGTGATGGAAAAATGACTGGAGGATCTATTCAAAGAAGTCTTTCAGAACTTAGTTCTCCTAGGTATGATAACTTTGTTCCTGGAGATTATAATAATGAGGATGCCTATGCTCAAGGACAAGGATGGACTGAGAAAATGGTTAACAGTGTAGGTAAAGGACTATTACTTACAGGTACTACATTCTTACAATCAACAGTGGGTCTAGTTAATGGTGTTGCTAGAGGTTTTGCTGATGGAAGAGCTGCTTCATTTTATGATAATGATTTAAATAGATGGGTTGATGATATAAATAAAAAAGCAGAAGACATTGCCCCTAATTATTATACAGATGTAGAAAAGAATGCTAGATGGTATTCACCTACAAAATTATTTAGTGCTAACTTTTTATGGGATGGTATTATTAAGAACTTAGGTTTTGCAGCAGGAGCTGCCTTATCTGGTGGAGCTTTTGCAGCAGGCTTAAAAGCTATTCCTCTCACTGCTAGATTATTCTCAGTGGGTAAAGCTGCAGAAGCTTTAGCTGCTACAGAACAAGGACTGCTAGGTGTGAGTAAAGTGGCAGATACATATGGAAAGATAAGATCTCTTTCTGATAAGTTTATAAGTAGTTATAATGTTTTAAATCCAGGAGGAAGAGCTTTAGTAGCAGGACTAGCTACTACAGGAGAAGCAGGGTTTGAAGCTTTTCAAAATCTAAATGAATTTAGAGAACAAAAGATTAGAGAGTTCAAAGAAAACAATTTTGGACAAGAACCTCAAGGAGCAGATTTAGCTGAAATTAATGAAGCTGCGGATAGTGTAGGTAATGCTTCTTTCTTAGCTAACGTAGGACTACTATCTGCAACCAACTATATTCAGTTTCCTAAAATATTAGGGTCTACTTATACAGCAGAAAAAGGAGCTATCAATTCATTATCTAAAGAAATAAAAGATATAGCTACAATTGGTGTAGGAGAATACGCTGAACAAGTGTCTAAGAAAGGTTTTGGTAAAGTTTTATCAGGATTAGATACAGTTAGAAAATATTCATTCTCAGGAACAGAGGCTTTTGAAGAAGGATCTCAATTTGCAATTGGTAAAGGTGTGAATGATTATTATGATAAAAAATATAAAGGAGATGCTACAGATTTCTTAGAAAGTCTATCCCAAGGAATTACTCAAACTCTGGGTACAGATGAGGGTATGGAGAATGTTTTGATTGGTGGATTATCTGGATCTATAATGACAGCTAGGGGTAGATTTAGAGAATCTGGACAAAAAGCCTTAAATACAGCAGATGCTATTCAAAAATTTAATAAGTTTAAACTTTCAGATTTTACCAAAGAAACTATTGACTCTGTTAATAGAGGAACTATACTTCAAGAAGAAAGAGAAGGTCTTTTAAAAGAAGGGGATGTAGCAGGAAGTAAAGATAAAGAAACTGATTACATTATAAATTACTTATCTCCTAGAATAAAGTATGGTAGATATGATTTAGTAATGTCAGATATTGCTGACTACAAAGCTCTTGCTAGTACAGAAGAAGGTTTTGCTCAATTACAATCAGAAGGAAAAGTTCTTGAAGAAGATACTAGAGAAAAATATTTAAAAAGAATTTCTAGTTTAGAACAAACAGCTGGAAATGTTAAATCTTTATATCAATCTTTAAATCTAAGATATGGTAATCTTGTAGATAAAGATGGTAAACAATTATATTCTTCTGAGGTGATGGACAAAATGGTTTATGCTGCAAGTAAAGTGGCAGACTATGATGTACGTATACCTCAGCTTTCCATGAGTCTTAATAATTCAGGAATAATAAATACAGATACTATTATAGATGATTTATTAAATGATAATGATAGTGAGTATAATAAAGCAATAGCTACATTAACTGATAGTAAAAATATAGATTCTGATAGTTCTTTACAAGATTTAAAAGATTTAGCAAGAGCTTCTATATTAAGAAAAGAATTTATAAATCAATATAATGATATTAAAAATTCTCCTAAAAAGTTTAAGGAGATAGAGCCTGTAAAAGTGGAACCTCAAATAAACCCAGAAACAGGAGAGGTGGAAAAAAACACTGTCAGTTTAAAAACTGCAGATGGTGTAGAAGATGTAGAAATAGGTACAGAATACTTCTTAGGTAAAACTATAAAATATGATGCTGAAGGAAATCCAGTGTATAGATTTCCTGTTATATCTATTATAGGTGAAAATGAAGATGGTACAATTCAAATAAAAACTCCTGAGGGAAATTTAAAGAACATCTCCAAAGAAGAATTGGCAGACTACAAACTTGGAAAGGTGTCTGACACTATTAACAACAAGAAAGCTAATTTTTTCTTAAAAAATATAAACACTGTATTTGAATTTAACTTTGGTAAAGGAAATAAAGTTAAAGGTAGATTAGAATATGACCCAAAAGGACGTATTTTATTATTTGTCTATACCAACAAAAAAGGACAACTAAAAACTATAGAAGTGACTGGAGATCAGTTTGTTCCACAAAAAGGATATAAACAAGCTATGATCACTTCAGTAGAAACCTTAACTCCTGCACAACAGACCGTACTAGAAGAATTTATTTCTGAAGTGGATGATAGACTTGGAGCAAAGAGAGAGTTTAGATTACAAATCCTAAATGATTTATTTGAAGAACTATCTTCTAATCAAGAAAAAACAGATTCTTTAATCAAGAAAAAGCAAGAAGAAATTACAAAAATTAAGAAAGACTTAGCTCTTTTAGAGGAGGAAATAGCAAACGCAGAGATAGATAAAAGATCTAAAAACACTGTACGTTTTAAATCTGCAACTAAAACTGCACTTTCTTCTGCTATGAAACTTTCTAGAATGCAAACGCAACTAGAGAGAGAAATGGAAACTTTAAATTCAGACAAAGATGAAATTGAATTTAACTTAGCCTATGTAGCAGACTTAGCTCAAAATATTGATGTGCTCCCTACAGAAAGTTCTGAGTTTTTAGAAGAGATAAATAATCAAGTGTTAGACCTTGAACTTCTTCAAGAAAAAACAGGAGCCCAAATTTCTGTAGTAGTAAAATTAATTAAGGAAACAGAAAAAGCAATAGACTCTGCTGTAGATTTTTTAACAAATTTAATTAGTAAGTTTGAAGCTAAGTATCCAAATGTTCCACGTATTATGGGACAGGAATTTGTAGATTTCTTAAAGATTAATCCTAATTTCTTAAAAGTTAAACCTCTTTACAGAGAAGAACTTTCTGAACTAGATGATCTCATTACTAATGTTGAAGATGGAGATATATCTATCAATGAACAAAGAATTAAAGATTTAAATGAACACTTAGATATTATCCAAAAAGATGCTGTAGAACTACAGAAAGAGATTGTAGCAAAACAACTTATTCTAGATAGGTTTGAATCAGTAGCTAAAGCTTATAAACAAAAACTAGCAGAAGAAGCCCTTATAAAAAACAATGAAGCTATTGTAAAACAAATACTGGGCACCTTGAATCAAGGTACTCAAAATACTCAATATGATAAGGCTTATGAACCAGATGCTAAAAAGCCAGAACAACTTGTTGATAGAGCCACTATAGTTCCTTCTAAAAGATCTTTTAAAGAAACTCAGGAAGAAGAAGCTCCTTATCATGCAAGAGCAAATCAATTTGGTATTAAACTAAACACTTTGCCAAACAGAAATAAAATTAAAGGTGTGGTAGTTAATTCTACAAACCAAGATGAAATTATTCCTGGACTAACAGAGTTTTTAAAACAAGGTAAAGAAGATGTGGATAGTTCTACAACTGTTTCTCTTGTTATGGCTATTGAAAACAAGAATGGTACATATACTCCAGTGGATGAAAATGGTAAGCCTTTAACAAAAGAAAAAGGAGAATCCCAAGAAGAATTTGTAGAGAGACTTTATAATCAAGGGATTTTTCAGGTATTCCCACTTAGTATACAAAACTTATTTTCAGAGAGTGTAAACAAAGAGACTGTTATAAAACGTGCTTATAATTATACTAAATGGAGAGAAGAAGCTCTAGCTTCCTCATCTCTAAAAGGATATGATGTACAAGCATCTTTTGGTATTCCTGAGTTTGTACAAAAATGGGATGATGATAAAAAGAAATTTGTAACAGACTATGATGCAAAAGTTTCTACACAAGACGCAGGACTAATTACAGATTCTGACTTGAGACAGAGTCCAGTGGTATATGTTCCCACTCAGGAAGAGAAAATATCTTTAGGTTCAACATCTTTCTCAAAAGCTTTAGGTAGACCTTTCTTGAGACTTAAGAATGCTTATCAACCTTTAAACAATAGACAACACACTGATAAAGAAGCTAATGCTATCTATGATGCCTTACAGCGTTTAGCCACTGTTATTGTAGAAGAGAACACAAAAGGTAAATTCGTTCTTTCAGATTCTCCTGAAGCAATGCGTCTTATTGATTGGTTAAGAACTGTCACTCACTGGGGCACTCCTAGAGAGGGTAAAAATCCTAGCTACAATAGTTTATGGTTTGATAAAACTGCAGAAGGATTTAAACTCTTTATGTCTGGTAAAGAGGTGGCTGTTTCAGAGTTTACACCCACTGACCTAGCTGCAAACAAAGGGACCATCACTATGTTGTTACAGAAAATGTATGCTAATACAAATTCTAAATTAACAGATAGCACTTATTACAATCAAAGATATGAGCAAATCATTTCTGTAACTTCTGAAGGACAATATGAGTCAGTTGTATGGCCAAACTATCAAACATACTTATTGTCTAATAAAGCTCCTGATGCCACTGGTAAACTATCTTTAAATAGAGCTTCAGAAGATATTCCTCTAACTACTTACATGGCTCCTGTTAAAGAGGGACAACCTAATAGGGCAGGTATATATTTCTTCATTGATACTAAAGACTTTGATAAGCAGGCTACAGATGTAGCTCCTGAAGGAAAAGCCATCACTATACAAACCCCTGGCACACCTGCAAAACCTGTAGAAAAAGCCCCTGTAGCAGAAACTCCTAAAGGAAAATTTGTATTAGATGGAGAAACTCCAAATACCATCACTCTAACAAAACTTGATGGTAATATTAAATTTGTTTATGATCCTGCCACTCCTGACACTTTAAAAGACTTTGAAGTGGATATTAAGGTTAAAGATAATTACAAAAAAACTTTAACTCAAGAGGCTGTTGATAAATACATTTCTGATAGAGCTGGAGAAGAAACTATTTCTGAGGAAACAGCTAAAGAAGCATTAACTAATGCTGCCCTTATTAAATACACTTTCAATGAGATAGCAAAAGATGTTGCAGCTTTAGAACAAGCTAAACAAGAAGCTGCAGCCCAAGCTCCAGTTATTGAAGCTGCCCCTGAAGTTAAAGCAGAAATCACTACAGAAGAAATCACACCAGCTGTAGATCAACAATTAGATGATGCTTGGGATTCTACAGAAGGAAATGCGGATGATCCAGAACTTCGTGAAATGGTTTCCAAAACTATGGATCAGTATGAAGGAGAAGATTGGAATAAAGTGGAGGCTTTCTTAAAGAAAGTGTTGCCAGCAAACATCCCTGTATATAGAGTTAAGAATGTTTTAAGATCTACTAATGGTAAGCAGGCCTGGGGTATGTTTAGCCAAGGGGCCATCTATGTTTATAGAAATGCAGAAGTGGGTACAGCTTATCATGAAGTGTTTGAGGCTATTTGGAAAATGTTTACTGATCCAAAAGAACAGGCTCTTATACTTTCAGAGTTTAAAAATCGTCCTGGTTCTTTTGTAGATAGAGTGTTAGGTAAGACAATTAAATATTCTGAAGCCACTCCTCAACAAGCTAAAGAAGAACTAGCAGAAGAATTTAGAGCATATATTAATAATGGAATTCTTCCCACCACAAAGGTGGAAGGTCAGTCTTTGATTTCTAGATTGTTCAAAGAACTTGTAGCTTTTATTAAGAACTTCTTCACTGGAGATAGTGCATCTAATAATACTAAACAACTATTTGAGAGAATTGGTTCAGGGTATTACAAAACATTCATCCCTGAGGAGTCTACACTATCTTTTGCTAAAGATGGAATCATTGACATAGAGAACGCTGAAATAGTTTTAGGTTCAGAACTTAGTGAAATACCTGGACTTACTAATTCTCAGATACATGAGATTATGCAGCATATGACTTTTCTCACTCTAGGTTATTTGCAGAGAGATGATCAAAGTCTTTTTGCAGTGACCCCTATTAATAAGACAGAACTGTATGGTAAAATACAAGCTAACTTAAGAGAAAAGATTAAAGGCTTGTCTAATATTGCACAAGCTGAAGCTGAAGCTGAAAAAGATGCTTCTAAAAAAGCTTCTAAAAAAGCTTCTGCAGACAAAGAAACTGCTAAGTACAAATCTTTATTTAACTCTATTATATTAAATTGGGAAGAACTTCTAAAAACCCATGAGATCTATCTTAAGAAATATGATGTAGAGTTTGATGATAATGATAGTATAAACCTTAATGATCCAGATAAAACTGGTAAAGGAGAATATGATGGTGCTGATAAGATTGACCACTTTAGAAAACTTAATAGTGCTACTAAGTTATTATTATCTACACTTCCTGTACTTAATCAAGATGGGAAGCCTAAACCTACATCTATAGGGGGTGTACAACTAATACCTCTAAGCGAAGCATGGGTGTCTGTAATGAGTAATGTTCATGATGCATTATCTACAGATGATATGCTTGAAAAGCTTAGGACTATGGCTAAAGAAGACCCTAACTATGAAACTCTATTTAAAAGGCTGACGAAGGTGAGTTCTTCTGATGAGATTGATTGGTCTTTACTAAAAAGACATGATGTACAATTAATAGCTGCATTTAGTACTGCCTTTAACAAACAAAATCCTGATGTTAAAATGTTAAACATTTTAGCAAACGAAGATGTGCAAGTGGGGGATTCTAACCTAAGCACTGCTACTAGACAAATTGAGTCTAGATTTATTAATGGTTTGAGGGCATTATTTAACAATCCTAAAAATCCTTATTTTGAATACAACACTAAGCAAAAGGCTTATATAGCTAAGGAAAAAGCTTTCAATGGTGTAAAGATTAATACTCTGGAAGAAAAGGTTAAATTTTTAGCCTCTCTGGGTATTGAGTTTGATGCTTCAGATCTTAGAGACTTAGAGATAACCAATCCTAGTTTGTTTGAGAAGTTTAATATAGCTACCACTGGTATTAAAACCAGTATGACTGAAAGAAAAAAAATCGCTACTATTGGTAGCAGGGCTTTAGATATTAACAGCAGACTTCTCACTTTAGCTTCTATTAAAGCTAAGATTGAAAACCCAGACTTTGCCAGTACTTTCTATGCTATTAATGGAGAGAAGAGTCAAACCTTTATTGGTACCAATCCTAGTTCTGATTTATACAAGGCTTTGTCTGCATATCCTACTTATGAGTCTTTGAAAGATAGTCCTCAATACAGTTATTTGTATACAGATTCTTTTGCTCAAAACTCTGTTCTTCTGAACTCCATTTTCAATATTGATCCAGAAACAAAAACAGGATCAAAAAGAACTGGAGGAGATGTAGATCAACTATTAAAACCTGCTGCTGCTGATGGTACGAATGATCAGGGTAAGGGTAAGAAGAAGGCTTCTAGTTCTTTAAACTTTAAAGAACGTATGGTGCAAGAGATAAATATGAATTTAGATGGCTACTACTACAATCTTGTAGCAGGAGATGCCTCTAGAGAATATATGACTTACATGGGTAATCCTATTACTAAAGAAGATATGAGAATGGGCTATACCCAAATTCATAATATATTTAGAGGATACTTAATTGATGAGATTAATCTTGTAAGAGAAAAACGTCCTGTTGCTAAGAAGAGAAAGAATAGTGAGTTAAGATTTATGCAAGCTATTCTTGGAGAGGAATTATCTAAAACTGTTCTTTCAGATAAAACTATTTCACCAGAAGAAATCTATAATAAGTATAAATCTAAAATAGACTCTGCTGTTGAAAAATTTATTAAAACAGAGTCTGAAAAGGTATATGATGTATTAGAGAAGTATAGTATTATTTCTAAATCAGATGATGGAGAAACTCATAATGTAGAAAGTTTGGCATTTGCCCAAAATAGAATAATCTCCAATGCAAATTTAGACTTAGCTCTATCTACACTCACTGCTAATTACATTATTAATAATATTGAATTCCATAAAGTATTATACTCTGATCCATATCAATATTCAGAGGAGTTAAAACGTATCAAGAACTTCTTGTCACCTAGGCAAGCTATCATTAATAATTCTCGTGAAATGAACTCTGTTATGAATAGAGTTTGGAATGAAGGATATGAGCCTGGAGATATTGGTTATACAGATTTTACTCAAGATTATTTTACATCCACCACTTTAGAAGATGTTCAAGGAGTTATTGATCTTCCAGACTATGAGCCTTGGGATGAAGGAGATGGTGGTGGTATGATTTCTATGAAAGCTTATCGTAATTTAAGAATACGTGCTAGTAATTGGAATGATATGGAAGAACTTCAGTATAGGTATGATGTAGCTTGGGAAAAAAGAGACAGGAAAATCCCTCTCTCTCAAGAAGAGATGGATCTGTTAGCAAAAAGAAATCCTGGAGTTACTAGTACTTACACTGCTCAAAAGCCTATTGTTGCTGGTAACAAGGGTAATGGCAGACCTTACAATGATGTCATCTTAGATAAGTTTGCTTTATACCCTCTGTCTTATCGTGTGCAGAAAGAGATAGCTAAGAATGGTGGAAGAGTTTCTTCCAATCTTTTAAAGCTCTATGATAAAATGCAACTAGAGAATATAGACTATGTTGTATTTAACACTGCTAGAAAGGTGGGAGCAGAATCTCCTAATCCATTCTATGATGCAGATGGTAAATTTAATACAACTCCATATAAAGGGAAGATAAAAGTGCCTTTTGCAATTATGAGTATTCAATCTGATGTGCCTTCAAAAGAAGAACCTTTTGTTACTAGAGGATCTCAGGTGACCAAACTTGTAACTATGGACTTCATGAATGCAGGAGTACCTATAGATTATGAGAAAGGATATGATGAATGGAGCAAGTTGTCCAATGAAGAAAGAAGAACTACATCCCCACTGTTTAGAGAGATTCAAGATAATCAAATGCTTCTTGAAGAAATGACAGAGATGGGATATCAAACTCTTCTTAACAAATTAGGCATAGAAGAAAAGGATGACACCTATGTTATAGTGGATAAGTCTAAAGCTGGAAAAGCTCTTAATGATGAAATCTTAAGAAGAGAGGTGAACTCAAACATTGTTCAAGCCTTAAAAGATTTCTTAAGTGACAAATCTGCACTAGAAGCCACCCCTGCTTACAGCCAAATTAAAAGTATTCTTTACTCATTAGTAGATAAGTATATTGTTTCTCCTAAGATTTCTGGAGGCTTAAAGGTGCAAATTCCTTCTACAGGTCTTGAAGAAATAAGAGCTGAAAAAACTTCTATCAATGGTAAAGAGGGATACACTTCTGATGTATTGAAGTTTTATGAGAAAGATGGTAAACGTGTAGCAGAGATTATGGTGGGCAGATGGTTTAATACTAATATGTCTGATGAGAAACTTCTTGAATACTTAAATAACACTCCTGAAGGACAAAAGATTTTATCTGGAATTGCATTCCGTATTCCTACACAGAAACAAAACTCAATTGATTCTTTTGTAATTAAACAATTCTTACCAAAAGAATTTGGAGATTCTGTTGTAGTTCCTTCTGCCCTTGTTAGAAAAGTGGGATCTGACTTTGATATTGACAAGTTGAGTATCTACTTTAAGAATGTCTACACCACTGCTAAAGGAGATCTTAAGATAGTTCCTTATTTTGGAATAGGGGATCAGGCTAAACAAAAGATTAAAGATCTTATTATAAAAGAGGATATTGAATATGTTCTTCTAGGAGAAAGAAATAAAGATCTTGATAAGATTGAGGATGACTATGATGTTCTTGCAGATAGAATGTACAGAAAGTCTTTAGAGAATGCTTACATTCAATCTCTTCAGAATTTAGTATCGAGTGAAGCAAATTATGAACAACTAATTAAACCCAATTCTGCAAAGCAACTAAAAGATCTTGCAGATAATATTACTAAAAAGCTAGGAGAAAAAACTTTTGAAAGTGATGCTGTAGGTAATATGTTGGATAGAACATTCATGGATACTTTAAGACATGCATTTGTTAGAGGTAAGTATGCAATTGGTATTGCGGCTGTGGCTCAGACAAACCATTCCTTAAATCAAAGACAACCTATTTATATTGATGAGTCTAGATTTGCAAATTTAGATAAACAAGATAAATTCTGGTTGACAGGAGGCTCTATGAATCCAGTAGATATGACTATTAAACTTCCTGAATATAATAAGATAAAAATCAACGGTAAGGAAGTACCCACTTTATCTATGATTAAAAATGCTGAAAGAAGTAAAAAATATCCAAAAGGACAACATATTTCTGATATTATTGGTCAATTCATTGATGGATATGTGGACATTTCAAAGGGTCCTTGGATCATGCAACTTGGAGCCAAGCCTAATGTAGCTTCTACGTTTTTATTCTTAGTTAAGTTGGGAGTGCCAATAGATACAGTGGCTTTCTTTATGAACCAGCCTATCATTTTAGATTACTTACAAGAAATTGAAAATGCAGGATATTCATATCTATTTATAGACTCATTTGTAGAAGCAGCTCAAGAGAAGTATAAAACTTCCACTCCTCTTCCCAATCAACTACCAAGTACTATTAAACTAGGAGAACTTGTAGGTGCCAAGGAATTTACCCCTGAAGACAAAGCTGTTCAACAAGTGGCTTTAACTGAATTCTTGAAATATGCCAAGATGTCTGAACAGTTGCTTTACGTAACTCAAGGAACCAACTATGATACAGCCAGTCTTGGAGACCCTTTCTTGGTATTTAAAAAATCAGAACAGTTAGAAAGAGCTAAGAAATCTATCATTTCTTCTGCAGATTTTCTATTAGAAAACTCCTTTATTAGAAAGACTGTAGATAGGGTGGAAAAGATGAGAAGTGCTTTAGGTGATACCATTTTCTTATCTGATAGAGGTAAAGTGAGACAAGTGCTAGAAGACGTATTAAGCCCTTACACTTTGACTACTAATGATAGAGACTTCTTAAAGATTTCAAGAAAAGCTATTAATGACTTCTTTGATTGGGCAGTACAACTTACAGATGAAAGAAATCAATTTCTTAAACTTATATTATTATCAGATGACAATGCTCCTACACAAATTACTAATCTAAAAAATGATATAGCACAAGATCCCACCCATCCTCTATATGATAATCATATTGTTGGTAAGAAAGGTATCTTAGTACTAAAATCATCAGATAGACCAGGTAGAGCCAACAATCTATCTATAGATAATAAAGACAATAAGATTTATGATCAAGATCAAATCATATACTCTTTTAGGGAGATGAGAAATTATTTTATTTCTATAGGGGATCTAAAAACCTACAAAAAGATTGTAGCAGTGTCTATTCTACAATCAGGGCTTTCAGTTACACCTTATTCATTTACATCCCTTCTTCCATATGAAGATTTCCAAGATGTATATGGAGATGTAATAAATAGTTTAGAAGAACGTACAGATATTGACTTAATGGATTACTACAAGCTCAATGTTCTTCAAAGAAATAACTGGTCTGATAATACAATTGTTCCTCATGAAAAGGCTAGAGGAGGGATAAGTGCTTCGGGAAGATGGTATTACAATATGCCAATGGTATCTTTTAAAGATACAATCAAAACAGCCATTGCAAATGGACAAATACCACAGCTTATAAAACTATCTACACGTTCTAGAGCTACACAATCAGATGCAATTGTATACACTTGGGAAGCAAATCTTAGTAAGAAAGAAAAACAGGAAATGCGTAAGATAAGAGACTATTCTTTCATTAAAAGAGGATTATTTGTTAAAGTGTATAATGATGATTTAAAAACTGATCCTGTAGTCCTTAGAGAGAAACAATATGAAAATTTTGTTTACAAAATGGTAAATGCTTGGGGAGATGGATTTAGGGCTAATGAATTCTATGACACAGAAAGACCTTCTGTATTTGACAATGATTTCATTCCTGTACAAAAAGGTTCTTACATTAAACAATACAACTTCTTTGGGGATGTATTAGAAGAAACTATTTACACTTCTCCAGAAAGAACTGATGCAGAAATTAGGAAATTTCTACCAACTTCCATACCTTTGCAAGAGGCACCTATTCAAGAATCTCCAAATATGACAGAGTTTAATAAACTTCCTTCTAAATCAGAAGTTCCAACTATGACTTATGCTGGTATTGGTAGTAGACAAACTCCTCAAGAAGTGTTAAATCAAATGACACAAGTAGCTAAAGAACTAACATCTAAAGGATATACACTTAACACAGGAGTTACATTCCGTGGTGGAGAAGAGGGTGCTGATGCAGCATTTTCTAAAGGAACAAATAAAAAGAATTTGTTCTCTCCTGAGAAACAAGGAAGTAGACCTAAAGAACAAAACATTGCTAGAGAGTTGCATCCTAATCCAGGAGCATTATCTCCAGGAGCTCTTAAACTAATGGCTAGAAATACAAATCAAATATTTGGTGATAATCTTAATACTCCTGTGGACTTTGTTTTATTCTATGCACAAGAAACATCAGGTATTAGACCTAAAGGTGGAACTGGACAAGCTGTAGAGATGGCTAGAAGAAAAGGTATTCCTGCAATTAATATGGCTGACTCAAATTGGAGAGAACAATTAAATGATGCTCTTCAAACTTCTCAACCATCTACTATTATTAAACCTACAATAGATCTATCTAAAGAACTTGAAGTAAGAAAAGATTTATCAATAACAGATAAAGATTGGACATCAGAAACTAACGAATCACAAGACCCATTTGAATGTTAATATATGGCAAGTAGTTGCGAATTTAAAACAGCAGAAGCTTCTACAAAAGCTTGGATGCGTACTAGAAATATTATAGATAAATTTCTTAATATTCTAGACTTGAATGCTTTTAGAAAATATAACACTATATTTTCTGACAGAGCTAAAGAAAGGTATGGAGTACAGGAAAGACTATTCTCTGAAGAGAACGACAGTACAAAGGCTGTTCCTAACAAGAGAGCCTTCAAAGCTATTGACAATGCCAAGGGTTTCTTTTATCAAGTAGCTCCTGCAGGAGAAATTAAACCAGGAGTGGAAGAACTATTTGATTCTAATCCTGAGTTAGCTAATCAAGTATATGACGCTTTAGGGTTTGAAACACCTACTACAAAATTACAAGGTAGAAAAGCTATAGATGGGGAATTAGTAAATTTTGATGTAATAGAAGAATTGACTTCTGGTGAAAGAAATAATATTCCTAGTTCTATTTTAATTAAAAAATTATTAAATGGAGGATTTTTACCTAAAATAAATGAAACAGATATTGTTTTAGGTGGATTAGAATATGGTATATGGAAACCTAATCTTAAAAAAATAGAAGCACAGGGAGGAAACAAGTCTACTCTTGCTAAAAAAATAGGACATGAATTATTACATTCTGTTACTGATAATATTATTTACAGCTACCAAAATTTAAAAGGGGTTATAGATTTTAATGATAAGTATAATAAAGATAATATAAGACAAGGTTATATAAAACCTGTTGATTTGAGTAAATCTCAGATAGAAGCTTTAGACAACTTAGTTAGAATAAGAAACAAAGTAGTATCTTATGTAGAACAAAATAAAGATAGGATACAAAAACAAGATAGAGGGTTTGGTACTTATGATTATTTTATAAGAACAAATTATACTGAATCTGAAACAGATTTACATGAGTTTATTTCTGAAGTATTTACAAACCCTGAATTAATAAATATACTTAAAGAAATACCTACAGAAGGTAAAAAATCTAACTTATTTAAAGATTTTGTAGATGCTGTTGCTAAAATACTGGGGTTTACAAACACTTCTATTTTAGAAGATGTAATAGCATATTCTGAAGAAGCTTTTTTTCAACAACCTCAAATAACCCCACAACAAAAACAACAAGCTTTACAACTATACTCTCAATACTTAGACACTATATTTCCTGATAGTAAAGTGAAGGATATTGTTTATCATGGTACTAAAGGAGATACTTTTGAAAAATATAATACTGGAGAGTATGGAGCTGTTCATTTTACTACATCTTATAATCAAGCTAAAGATTATGGTAAAGTAATAGCTAATTTATTGAATATGCGGAATCCTATTCAACTAGAAGAGGGTGAGCAATTTTATAAAGATAATTATCCTAATGCTGATAGTTATTTTGAAAAAGAAAGTGTATTAGGAGATGAACTTGCAGTATTTGAACCAGAACAAATTCATATACTAGGAAACAAACAAGATATAGAAGGTTTTAAAGAGTTTATTAAGTCTTCAGATACTAGCTTATTACAATCCACAGGAGTACTCTCTTCTACAGCTAATAAAGAAGTTATAGATAGAATGAAAGAGGTGGCTACTAAAATGGGTGTTAGTCTTCAAGATCTTTCTGACTATTTAAAAGGTAATCCTGACATACCTTCTACAGGAATTAATGCTGTTGCAGATCTAGCCCAAAAAACTATTGCCATTGCTACAGGTAAAGAAGGAGAAGCTATTACAGAAGAAGTGGTCCATATAGCTACAGCTATGATTGAACAAACTTCTCCTGAAATAATCACCACTCTAATATCTAAGATTGATAAGTTCAAGATATACAAAGTTGTCTTGGATAAGTATAGCAAGTTAAAAGCTTATCAACTTCCTAATGGTAAACCAAACATTCGTAAGATTAAGAAAGAAGCTGTAGATAAACTCATAGCAGAACTCATTATTAATGATGGTCAGAATCCAGATCAGTTTCCTGAACTTAGACAAGAAGAAAATGTTAATCAAGTACGTTCATGGTGGACTAGTATCCTAGATTTTATTAAGAGTCTTTATAGAAAGGCAAATATTGATTTGTTTAAGGATGTAGCTTCTCAAATTGTAGCAGGAGAAATAGGGCCTGTCACTGATGTAATAGGTGATGAAGTATTTTTCCAAGTGCAGGAAAATCCTTTAGTAGATCAAATGTACAACACTATTCTGGAAAAGGATGCAGATTTAGTATTAAATGATGCAGACCCAAAGGATAGATATTATATGTACAAGGCAATTAGAGTGCTTAAATCAGTTACACAAAAGATTAAAGAAGCTTATAAAGGTCCTGAAAGAACTGAAGAGCAAAAGAAGGTGGATGAGCAAAAGAGAGATTGGGGTTTAGATGGACATAGATATCTTGAGAAATACATTAGTAATGTATTAATTGATGAGAATGGATATAAAAGACCTACACCTGTATCTGGCGAAGTTATCACTACATCTCTCTCTAAAGATATTGTAGATAAAGTGGAGAGGTTTGCTGTAGAGCTTATAAACTCTTATGCTCCTGGTACTAGGTTTATACTTGAGAAGATGGTGATCAATGAAAAAGTAAAAGGACTTCTTGCTTCTACTGTGGACTTTATGGCTATAGAGCCTATTACAAAAGCTGATGGCACATCAGATATTAAAGTGGATATTCTAGATTGGAAGTTTAGTAGTATAGACAAACGTAGAGAAGAAGATGTTCCTTGGTTCAAGCAGAAAGAATGGAAAGAGCAGATGGGGGAATATACCAAAATCTTATACAACTATGGACTAAAGCCTAATCAACTTAGGAAAGCCAGAATGATTCCTTTCATAGTTAATTATGAAAACTCTATTCCTAATGATAGAAAAAGTCCTTTAATTGCTAAATCTGTAGAGATTGGTAAATTAGATAGTCTTAAAGAAACCACTCTATATCTTCTACCTGTACCTGTAAATAGTGAATCTACTGGTAATGAAAAGGTGGATTCCTTATTAAGTGCAATGAGGACAGAGTATGATAAGCTGCAAAGTCAGTATGTACCTGCAGAACAGCAAATGGCAAAAAGACTAAGGCTTTCTGAATACAGTAAAGCTATCAGACAGCTACATGTTAAGTTGGACTTTGAACCTCTTGTAAACGTTGGTAAAACATTTATTAAAAATGCCAGACTTGCAATAGACAATATCAAGAAAACTAAGTTTTCAGATCTTTCTAAAGAAGAAATAGAAATAAAACTTAAAGAACTTATTTCCTACCAAAATAGTGCAGATAAGTTTAGTGCCTTAGATGTTATATTCCTATCTGTGTTTCCTAAAGAAGGACTTAGTGTTGAAGATAAAAAAGTGTTATCTTCTTTAGAGGATATATCCACTTTTACTAAAAGGATGGATAATGAAATCTTAGAACTACAAAGAGAGTTTGCTGTGGAATTTGCCTTAAGACAAGGAGTTACAACAGAAGCAGATAAGATGACTGCACTAGCTGCTGAGGCAGAAGTGTCTATGCTAGAAAAAAACTTTATTGAAGGTTCTAAGCTTTCTCCAAAGCTTATTAAGGCTGCGTCTAATTTAGTTATTAATGTACGCAGCGAGGTGGATATAATTCTATCCAAAGCTGTAGGAGAGTTTGAAAAAATATTATTACCACTAGAAAAAGAAGCAAGAGCTAAAGGTAAAAAAGCTTTTGACATGATTGGTACAGTGACTAATGGTAAATTAAAACTTATAAAAAAAATTGATCCAACTTTTTGGGAGGCTATTAATAAAGCTAAAAAAGTTAGAGATAAAGAGTTTTTGATAAAAAATATAGATCTTGAAGAGTACAATAAGTTATCTGAAGAAGCTATTAAAAAGGGGATGGATGAAATTAATCGTATACAATTTTTTTCTGACCCAGAGGCAGACGCAGGACAAAAAGCTTATATAATTAAAAAACTCAAAGATTCTCTAGAAATAAATAGCTCTTCCTTTAATGGTTATGAAGACTTCACCTTTAGTTATCTATTTAACAGAACTATGAAAGAGGAAGGTCATTACTCTCAGGAGTATGAAGAAATGCGTAAGAGTGATGCTGCATTAGCTGTATGGAATTTCTTCATAGCTCTAAACCAGAAAGCTAAAAACTTGGGTTATTTGGAAAAAGAAGGATCTTCATTCTTCCCTCTAATAGAAGCCACCACTCTTGAAAAGTTTGGTCAAAGAGGAGATTTCTTTGCACAGTCTTCTGACTTCTTTAAAGAACTTTACACAGCACAGGTGGATGAAGAACAGGGTTTTGGTGTGAAAGATAAGGAGACAGGTAAAATTGTAAAACAAATCCCTAGATACTTTAAGAGATCAGAAAAAGCTGCAGACCAGCTTTCCAGAGATTTGAATAAAGTGGGTATACTATGGATGAAATCTTTGTTAAACTATGAGGCTTCTAAAAACATGGAAAACACTCTTCTCACTTTACAAGCTGTAGAGAAAGCTAAAGGAAGCCTTGTTTTAGATGAAAACAATAATGTAATATTTGAAGGAGGGAAACCAAGAGTTAATGAAGCCACTAATAAAAACGCAGACATTTTAGAAACTATTATTGATGACGATCTTTATGGTATTAAAGAGAATCTAAACTCTCTTGGTAACATCCAACTTACATCCTTTGTAGGTAAACTATCTAAGGATCAAGAGGCTGTAGAGAAAAGAGTAGTGTCTAGTAAGAAAGCATTAAAAAATGCTGATACATTAGTTAGAGCTCTTGCTGTGGGTTTAAAGCCACTTATTGCTATTGCCAACTGGGCAGGATATAACTTCCAAGCATTAATCAATGGGGGTAATATGTACAACTACAAAGAGTTTATGAAGAACCATGTAAAAGTGGTGGCAGGTCTCTCGACTAAAGAGAAAGCTCTTATTAACATCTTTGTGCCTCTAAACGAGGATATTGCTGGAGAAAAAATAAAAGAACTAGCAGGAAAAAAATCTTTCCTAGACTTTATAGGCTCCTGGACATTTACAGATGTAATGATGTCTACCAACTCCTTTCCTGAAAAAAGACTACAACTTACAAATGCTTTAAGTTTTTTAGATAACTCTATGGTTGTAGATGGTAAAATAATTAATATTAGACAGCATTTAAGAGCACAAGATAGACTAGCTAGGGAAAAACTTTCAGTTCCAGAACGTCAAGAGTTAGAAAAATCTTTTGAGAAAAGAGTGTTAGAATTAAAAGACAAGTCTGCATTAATACATGTAGTAGAAGTTAATGAAGATGGAGCTTCTATTCCTGGAGTTAGTACACAGGAGCTTGCTAAATATCGTACAAAGATTGTAGAATTTGGAAGAAAGTTGAATGGACAGATGAGTGAGAGTAATAAAGCAGGGTACAGAAGAGATAGTATATTTAGTTCTTTCATGATGTTCAAACACTGGATTCCTAAACAAGTATATGTACGTACTGGAGATATTAAAAAAGATGTAGAGCTGGGAGAGTGGGAATATGGTAGAGCTAGGGTATTCTTTAAGACATGGATTGCTTTATGTAATTGGAATGTCAATAAAATGATTCAAATCTCTAATGGTAGTGTTGAAGGTCTTGCTTTACTAGAAGAACTTTTAGCATCTAAAAAACAAGATTATTTTGAGAAAACAGGACAGGAACTGCAAATAACTCAGGAAGAATTTAACGATCTTATTAGAACTCAAATAAGTAATCAAATGAAAGAGTTTGGTGTTCTATTTGGTATGCTTGGATTATTAGTTGCAGCCAAAGCAGCAGAACCTCCTGAAGATGCTACAGATCTTGAAAAAAATAGATATAAATTCTGGGCTAAAATGATTAACAAAATCTCAGATGAGATTAGTTTTTATTACAATCCAGCATCAGCAGACTCTATTACTAGAGGATCTTTAATACCTGCACTAGGTCTTGGTAGTAAAATTTTTACATTTGGAGAAGCCTTTAGTAAAGAGGTGGCTGGATATGTTATTGATGACCCAGAGATGATTGACAAAAACTATCCTATCAAATACTTCCTGAACATGATTCCTATAGGAGCTCAATTACAAACAGAGGTTCTTCCTTATCTAAACCCAGAACTAGCTAAAGAATTAGGCATTAGAGTTACAACCCAATCAAGGCAGAGATGATAGCTATATTATGTCAACTATATACAGATAAACAATCAATTATACATTAAAAATAAATAAATTTGCATATTATGAGAACCGCAGCTATATGCCCTACATGTGCCACATACGAGAATGCTCTATGTGTGTTATATGATGGAGAATACTTATCTAATATAGATGTTGATCCTATGGATTCCCTTGAGGAAGCCTTAATAAAAATCAATAATACATTTGATTCATATAATGGAACTGCTGGTACTTCAGGTACATCAGGAAGTTCTGGCACCTCTGGTGTTAATGGCACCTCTGGAATCAATGGTACATCAGGAATCAATGGTACATCTGGTGTTAATGGTACATCAGGAACCAGTGGAAGTAGTGGAACAAGTGGTACAACAGGAACATCAGGTAGTAGTGGAACAAGTGGTACAAGTGGTACTAGTGGATCTTCTGGCACAACAGGAACAAGTGGCACCAGTGGTACAAGTGGCTCTACAGGCACTAGTGGTACATCAGGTAGTAGTGGAACTACAGGTACTTCAGGTGAATCAGGAGATAAATATTATACAACATCAGTTACATCATTCACTTTAGGAAATGCTGGAACAATCACAGTTGATTTAGGATTAGCATATAGTGTTGCACAAACTATAATTATTGCTTATAATATAAGTAATTATCAAGAATCTAGTGTTATTGCTTACAATCCTGGAACTGGATCTTTACAATTTGGTGCTCCTTCTACTACAGTGGGATCTGGTACACAGTCAGCTTGGATAGTAAACTTAGCAGGTGCTTCGGGAGGAGATGGAACAAGTGGTACTTCTGGTATTAATGGAACCTCTGGTATTAATGGAACCTCTGGTACAACAGGTACGAGTGGAATTTCAGGCACTAGTGGAACCACAGGCACTAGTGGAACCACAGGCACTAGTGGTACTTCAGGTACAAGAGGTACCTCTGGAACTAGTGGAGTTAATGGTAATACAGGAACAAGTGGTACATCAGGTACTAGTGGAGCTGCTGGTACACCAGGAGCCACTGGTACATCAGGAACAAGTGGCACGTCAGGAGTTTCAGGAGCTGTTGGTACTTCAGGTACATCAGGTACAAGTGGGCTATTAGGAAGTTTAACTACCACTGGAAATAGTGGAGCTGCTACATTATTAAGTAATGTATTAAATGTTCCTAATTACACATTAGCAGGACTAGGTGGTGTACCTACATCAAGAACTCTTACAATAAATGGAAATGCTCAAACACTTTCTGCAGATAGAACTTGGAATGTTGGTACAGTTACATCTATATCTGGAACAGGCACTGTTAGTGGAATTACACTTTCAGGTTCAGTAAGTACATCTGGATCATTAACGTTAGGAGGAACTTTAACACTTACATCTGGACAAGTTACAAGTGCTCTTGGATACACTCCATATGATTCTTCAAATCCTGCAGGATTTATAACATCAGCTGCTCTTAGTGGATATTTACCATTAAGTGGTGGAACATTAACTGGTGCTCTAGGGGGTACATCTGCTTCATTTAGTAGCAGTGTAACTGCCTCAGCATTCTTTGAAAGTTCAAGCGTTGCAGGAAAAAATATACTTAAAACAAATCCATCAACTAATCTTAATTTAGATGTTATACAATATATACGTAAAACTGATGTAAATAAGGATGTAAGATATGGTTATTCTGCAGAGCAGATACATTTATTAATGCCTGAACTAACAGACAGGGATGTAACCTCAGTTAAATATTTAGATGTACACACTATATTAATTGCTCAGTTACAGCAAGAGATAAGGGAACTAAAAGCTAAGTTAAACTAATATGAGTTGGGCAGGAATAGCATCTAATCAATGCGTATCACTTAATAATTTACAGGATGCTGTAAACACTTCTGTATTTACTTTAATAAATACTATACCTGCAGGTACAAAACAAATAACAAAAGCAGAAGCTGCATATTATGTTAATATAGATACTGGCTATGCTCCTTATGCAGCAAAGGCTAGTAATCAATTAGTGGTTAAATCAGACTTAGTTGCGGCTTCTTGTAATTGTGAATACTATGGATTCACAATATCTTCTTTAGATATTGGAGCATCATATAACTTAACTGTTTATGCTGATTATTTTACTTGTGCTGGAGCAGGTGCAGTAACAGCAACATATACGTTCCCAAGTTCTGGAATATATAACGATGTTATTTGTGTGTATTCATTTGCAATACCTACACCTGACCCTTATTTATATTATTACGATTCTCCATTAGAAATAACTAAAATTTTTGCTTCAAATTCATCATTTAATCTTAGTACACAATGTTGTGGTTCGACAACAACTACCACCACCACTATCGTTCCTCCAACAACTACAACTACTACCACTCCTCCTCCTCCAGTATATTATACTTATGTAGTAAGACCTAGTAATAATTTAGGAACCATATGTACAGACCCTAGTTATACAGTTTACTCAAGTAGTATATTGTTAACTAGTGGTGACTTTATATTCTATGATACTGCTCTTACAAATCCAGTGACAGGCTTTGACTATGTAGTACGTGCATCAGGTTCACCAGATATTTACTATATGAACTCAGGAACAGGAGAATTAACTTCTGATACAGGAATTGATTGCTAGTTATATTATTAAAAAATTAAATAAATTCAAATAAAATATTATGCGTACAGCTTCTATATGCCCAACATGCTCCACCTTTGAAAACGCATTGTGTGTTTTATATAATGGAGATTATTTAACCAACACAGACATAACTCCATTAGATTCTGTTGAGACAGCAATTATAAAGATTAATGATAATTTAGTTCCTATTACAGGAACAGTTCCTCCTGTAGGTAGTGCTATTTACTTAGGACAGTTGTATCTAGATACATCTGCTCCTACATTATATTTTGCTGAATCTATAGGAACTGGTGTTAATGATTGGGTGGCACTTGGTGCGTCCACTCCTGTTAACACAAGTTCAGGCATATACACACCTGTAACAGTGGCTGTATTAAACGTAGCTTCAGCAGCATCTTATAATTCTCATTATATGAGAACAGAAGGCCAAGTGAGTGTTCAAGGATCGTTAGATGTTTCAACAACAATAATTGGAGCTTTTGAATTAATTATAGCTCTACCAATATCATCATCTCTTGTAGCATTAACAGATGTTAGTGGAATGGCTATTTCCTATCTTGGACTTCCAGCACTAACTAATTTTGGATACATTGAAGCAGATGTGCTTAATAACCAAGCAATATTAAAAGGTATAACTACAACCACTTCCCCCACCACCTTTTATTTCAACTTCACCTATACTATTTTATAATATATAAAATATGAATACTCTTTGTCAAGCTATTCCTTGTCCTGTCATACTAAATGCTCTTTGTGTACATTACGAAGGAGCTAATTTAGTATATACAGGAATTAATACTAACGACAATCTTCAATTAGCTCTTCAAAAAATTGATGCTGCTATTGGAGCTATTGCTGTTGGTACTAGTGGAACATCAGGATCTTCTGGATCTTCTGGTAGTTCTGGAACTAGTGGATCTATTGGATCCACAGGAACTTCTGGTACGTCAGGTACAACAGGTACAAGTGGCACATCTGGTACTACAGGTACAAGTGGATCTTCAGGTACAAAAGGAACTTCAGGAACCAGTGGAACAAGTGGTATAGATGGAACAAGTGGAACTAGTGGAATAGATGGTACAAATGGAAGCAGTGGAACAAGTGGTACAACAGGTACTAGTGGATCTTCTGGTACTAGTGGAATAAATGGAACATCTGGTACAAGTGGAACCACAGGTACTTCTGGAACAACAGGAACTAGTGGTACAACAGGCACCTCTGGAACCTCTGCTACCTCTGGTACTAGTGGAACATCAGGGTCTAGTGGTTCGTCTGCTACATCAGGTACTAGTGGATCATCTGCTACATCAGGCACCACTGGAACAAGTGGTTCTTCTGCTACATCTGGTACATCAGGAAGCTCAGGAATACAAGGAGATAGATATGCCACCACTTCTGTAACAAGTTTTGTTTTAGGTAACGCAGGAACATTAACAGTGGGTTTAGGATTGTCTTACTCAGTAGCACAATCTATAATTATAGCAGGAGATGCTAATAACTTCCAAGAATGTGAAGTGATATCTTATGATCCTTTAACAGGAATATTAATATTTGCTGCTCCTACAAGAACTGTTGGATCAGGAAGTTTCCCTATATGGTATGTAAATCTTGATGGTGCTTCTGGTGGAGATGGTACAAATGGTACATCTGGTACCACTGGAACATCTGGTACTACAGGTACATCAGGTACATCAGGCACAAGTGGTACCACAGGAACAAGTGGAACCTCTGCAATAGATGGTACATCTGGCACCTCTGGTACAACAGGATCTTCTGGAACTAGTGGAACTTCAGGAACAACAGGTACTAGTGGCTCATCAGGTACTAGTGGAACAGACGGTACTTCAGGAACTAGCGGAACTTCAGGTTCAACAGGAACAAGTGGTAGTTCAGGAACATCAGGAAGTAGTGGAACAACACCTGTAAATCAAATAACAGGAACAGGCACAACAAACACTCTACCTAAATTTACAGGTGCAAGTACAATAGGCGATAGTGCTATCACTGATGATGGAACTACTGTTACATTGGTGAGCAGAGCATTAGTAGGTACAAGTGCTACGTTTAGTGGGAATGTAATATTCGACACAACAGACAGAGGTATAGTTTCAAACACAACAGACGGCTCTGACAATAAATTTGTATCTATAAACGGGGGTGGTGCAAGGGGTTCAGATAGAGGTGCAGGAATTAACCTTTTTGGTAATGAAGCAGTAGGAACTGGAAGAATAGATATTAACGCAGGAGATGTTACGGGTGGTGTTATAAACTTAGTAACGGCAGGATTAAATCGTCTTACTGTTGCAAGGGATGGTAACGTAGGTATAGGAACAAATTCTAATATTAATCAACGTTTAACTATATTAGATAATAATGATGCAGAAGGATTAGGTGTTTATAGAAATTTTAGTACCGCTTCTGATGCAGGAATATATATTAGATTAGGAGCATTAAATGGGAGTTCTGTACCTACAACAGGTGCGGCAATTTTAGGGGCACTTGAAGCTTCAAAAACTTCTGGATATTTAACGTTTCTTACAGTAACAGCATCAACACTTTCAGAACGTATGCGTATCACATCAGGTGGTGATGTCGGAATAGGAAGTTCAACTATCTCTAATCCCCCAGGACTTGCAAGGGTTTTAAATATTTCAAATGGTAGTAATTCGGGATTAGTATTAACACAAGGTGCTAATAATTACTCGCTTGCTGTAGTATCTAATATTTTTAGAATTTACAAAGAAGGCAATGAAAAATTCTCAATGGATTCGGATGGCGTAGTTACAATAGTGAATTTAGCAGGCACGGGAAGCAGAGCAGTATTAGCAGATGCAAGTGGTAATTTATCTGCTCCAGTTTCTGATATATCTGTAAAACAAAATATTAAGCCTATTGGATACGGATTACATGAAATCATGAAAATGAATCCTATTTGGTTTGAATTTGTTGATGAATACAAAAACTTTGGTCAAGGTAGACAGAATGGTAATATAGCACAAGAAATTGAAGAAATAATACCAGAAGCAGTATTTACAACTCCATCAACTGATAAAATGGGTATTAATTATGATCAGCTTCATGCAGTATACATCAAGGCAATTCAAGAATTAAAAGCAGAAATAGAAGAATTAAAAACATTAATAAAATAATATGGAAACAAACTTTCAATGGGTAATTGCCCAACTAAATTGTGTAGTAGAATCAGAAGGATTACCAAATGTTATTAATGTAATACATTGGAGATATAACGCCACAAAAGTAGATGGCGATAAGACATATTTTGCAGACATTTATGGTTCTTCAAGCGTATCACAACCTAATCCTCAAAACTTTATACCTTATGAAGATGTAACGGAAGAGGAAGTGATAAGTTGGTTAGAGAAAATATTGCCTGTTGAAGATATGAAATTAGGATTAGAAGCTAATATTGCTTTACAAATTAATCCTGTGGAGGTTACTTTACCTTTACCTTGGGCTCCTGTTGTTGAGCCAATAGTTGAACCCACCACTACAACAACATCTACAACTACAGAAAATGTTGTAATTAAATAAATTATTATTTATATTTGTCAATAAAAACTAACAAAAAATCATTATGAAATTAAATTTTAATTTTAATCTTGTTGATCTAGATGGTAAAGAGATTGAGAATGCTAATGCAGGAAAATTATTAGCAACATCTTTAGTACAATCATCAAAAGGAGATGCTATGAAGTTTTGGGAAATGGCATTGAATTTAAATAAAGGAGAAATTATTGATCTAGATACGTCTGATCAAGAGCTTATTAAAACCTTTATTAAAGAAAATGAATCTCTTACTATATTAGCTAAAGGACAAATGTTACAAGTGTTTAAGAAAGACTAAACTATCAATCACTTGTTTTGCAGATATACCCCTATGGCATTCAAAATGTCTAGGGGTATTTTTGTGTTTGGGGCACCAATCCCAATCCCCCTTATCAAATTTATAATCAGGATTGTTCCAACATCCATGACACAATTTATCATTTGTTATCCTGATACAACTAAACTCATGGTCTTTTTCACTAAAGTTAGCAATCATCACCACTTGTTTACCCATTCCCCAAGCTAGCCAGCTTAATCCACTAGATAGTCCTATAAAGAACTCACTATGATGTATTACATTCATAGTATTTTCTATAGACTTATCAACAATCTGATAACAATTATCAAAAGGATTTTCCTCTTTGGATATATTCACTACATCGTACCCATTACTATATAGATGATTTATTAATTGTTGCCATCCTTCTTTGGTCCAAAACTTACACCCAGCTGTGGAGTTGGTAGCTATTGTAACAGTTTTCTTATAGTATATATTCTTACCAGGAGTGTATGCAATTCTAGGCTTAATCTCTTTGTATTCAAGACCTAATATGTTTGTAGCTGTTTGTTGTAATGGTATTATATTAGGAGGTGTCACAGGTTCTTTATCCAGATTATAATACCACCCTAAGTTGTATTGAGCATATATGTTTTCTACAACACTTCCATTAGATACAAATTCAAGTTCTGGATATACACTCTCAAATAAATAGTTATGGAATGTACTTACAATAACATCGCAATTATGTTTATTCTTAAACTCTAAACAATAAGGTATCCAGGCTATACTATCTCCAAGAGAGGAGCTACCAAAGGCTATATACACTCTCTTATTAGATAAATCAAGAGATTGATTAAATATCAACTCATCATTCTCCCACACTTTAGTTGTCCACTTGGTATACCATTGTCTATTTAGCCTCACCCAATGATTAGCTTTTACAGTGTTCTGGTATTGTAGAACATCATGTTCATCGTAAAAACATATTTTAAATACACTATCAGAAATTCCTTTTATTTCAAGAAATGGATTATTAACAAAATGATGAACAATAGTTACATTACTCATCTGGGTAGCATTACTAACCACTTGTTTATATAAAGTAATATGATCATCTCTAAAATTTACAAATCCATCAGTGGGAATAGTGTATGTAACAGGCTGTTCTAAAGCTTCTTCTAATTGTTCTTTTAAGTTATCACCTATTGGTGTAATGTATTCATCAAACATTCCACAATATTGTGGTAGATTTCTTGCTAAGATTTTACACTCATGACCAATAGCTTCCCTAATAACTAAAGGATTACATTCCCAAGTGCTATTAAACATAAATACATCTGAAGCCATTAAGAATTTATAAACATCATCACGTTCTCCCCATATTTTACAATTATCTGGAAGATTTAAAAGTATTGGCTGCCAGTATTCTTTAAAATTGGGAGCCATGTTTCCTACAAAATGAAACTGTACATCAGGCATTTGTCTTGCTAGTTCAACAGCTTCTTTCTGATTCTTTCCTGAAGTCCACAGTCCAACATTTACAACATGTTCTTTTGAGAAATCAAATCCTAGATCAAACATAGCTTCATCCCATATACATTTTTTATTCTTCAAATGCTCTATTGGAAACTCAATCACTTGTTTATAAGAATCTGTGTTATTGAATGTCTTTAAGTGATGAGGTGTACAGAAAGCATACGCATCTGGATGAAATATTTTATCATTTGGATTGAATGATACATCATGACAAGTTTCAATGATACGATATGATCTGTTTTGATTGTATAATGATACGATCATTTCCCTATCCAATCTTTCAGACATTTCATCTATATGAATAACATCTGGTTTGAACTGTTGTATAATTTGAAATAGTTCATTCTTATCTTCATATAGTGTATGAACAGGAACAAGGTTTTTAATTTGCTCTCTCTGTACAACATAATCAAGACTATAACATTGATGCTCTACAACAAATATATCAACATCACCAGAGGTTTGTAAAGCTTCTATTCTTTTCAATAAGAATGCTGGCATTCCTCCTGTAGATAAGTGAGGTGCTAGAAATAATATTTTTAATTTACTATTTAGTTTAGCTATCATTTTATTCATAATTGTACCATTTTTTTCTCCATGAAAGAATAATAAATTTGATTTAGTCTTAGGAATCTTTACCCATTCTCTAACAGTGTTGTCTCTACCATTAAATCCAATAGTGTCATACACTTCATTGATAGTATCATATGATCCATTAATATACATGTATGGAAGACCTACATGTATATTCTTCTTCCACAATAAAACATTAACAATAGTTTCTTCGTGATAGGGAGCATAATGTGAAGAATTAGCTAACACTTCTGGATGAACGCACATAGCATACCACTCATTTAAAAACTCTACACAATTCTGTCCAGATACAAAATAACCAGTTTGTCTATATTTCTGTCTTACATATTGGTTAACATTAAATAACTCACATGCTGGATGTTCTAATGTTGTAGATAGATCTTTTCTACTAACTGCCCCACCTCTACCATTAATTAATAAATAGTCATACATACCTTCTACAAAATATGGATGAGTAGAATCATTATCAAACATTGTAAATATATTGTCTACATATTTTGTAGCTACACTATCTGCATCTATATAAGCAACAGATTTGGCATAATTCATTAGAGCATCTTTAACAATAAGTGGACGTTGTATCAACAGCTTGTACACTTTATCATTCGTTCTATCTATATATTTCTGTTTATGAATGATATCTACGTCACATTCCCAATTTATTGTAAGAGCTCCATCAATCTTTAACTTAGAGTTAAGCATGTAAACAATAATAGGAACATCACTAAATGTCTTTATAGATTTTACACAAGATAGCACTGTTTCAAAATAAGCTGCATTTGCATATAATACATATGCTTTTTCAAATTTTATATCAGATGACATATAAGAATTGGTTTTATTCATCAAATGTAAAAAAACATTTGCAATTCTCAAAACTAATACTTAGCTTTGTTACTCATAGTGTAAATTGCCTTTCTACACGTAATAGTAAATCCCCAAATTAAAATATGACAAATAATAACGCTGATTTAGCGACAGTAGTAAGTGTATCAGGTGCAATGCTAAGTATTGCTGATATACAACCAATGGTAACTTTAATAGCTTCTGTGGTAGCTATAATAAGTGGAATTTTTGCGATTAGGTATTACATTAAAGCAACAAACAAAATCAAATGATAAAGAATGGAATAATATTTATTTTGATTTTATTGTCTTTGTTTTTGTTTGAATTTAGAATTCCAACAAAGACTCTCACTAAAACTAATGTAGATACAATAGTCACTACTAAAACTTTAACTAAATATACTAAAGGGAACAACATACCTTTTAAAGTTTTAGATACTATTTATACAGATACAACTGTTCATGATACAATTTATATTGTTAAAGACTATAACCAAGTTAAAGAATATATAGACAGCATTAAGCAAGATAGTAACCTCTTTGTTATCAAAGATACCATCAATCAAAATAGAATCATTGGGAGATCATTTAAAGCACAAGTACAAGAAAAAACGATAACAATTACAAACAATATAGAATCCAAACCTAAAGCTGCTCTGTATTTAGGAATAAGAAGCGATGTGAGCATAGATTATAACAATATAAATCACAACATCACATTAAGTCTAAAGACACGTAAGAAAGGTTTATTTAGCGTTGGGTATGGAATGAGTGGTTATTCAGTAGGTTATTCATTAAAATTATAATTATGGCAATCAAAGAAAAAGTAAATTTAACAAATCCTTTACCAATAAATTTTAAGGATTTTAGTAAAAACCCAGTGGTGGGTACAATGTTCTTAGTAATCATTGGCATTAGTGCTTTATACATTGATATTAGAAGCACGTTTCATGAGCAAATTGATAATCAAGGAGCAAAAATCGAGAAACTTGAAGCTAAAATGGATGCTATGAGTCAATCATTAATTAAGTGCGAAGGTGCAATGAGTGGAGCATCTGCAAAGTTAAGCACATTGGAATCATTAGGTAAAATTCAGAAAATCAAATGAGATATTTAGTATTCATACTTTTCATAAGTTCGTGTACAACAACTGAACCCGAGCAGGTAAAAAAATACGATACTTTACTATTAAAAGTTGCTAAAAGTCAATTAAAGATGGATAGTAGTATTGTTGAGGCTACAAAGAAAGAAGCTAAAATAATTAACAAAACTGTTGAAAGTATTATTGAGGATAAAAAACAGATTAAACAATTGTTTAGTGAGGTAGCTGAAATAAAAGCAAATCCAAGAGTACAAATTCAAATTGATACTGTTAGGGATACTGTTTTTGTTACAGAAAAGAAAAACTTCTGGGGTAAAAGTAAAAAGGATACAGTACAATGAAACAGTTTTTTTGTGATGAAAGTGGAAGTCTAAGCATGAAGCGTTTATGCGGATTGCTTTGTGTTATAGCTTTATGTGTGACTATGTATCATAACTCCTTTAGTGAGGAACATACCGCACCATCTGCAATATTGGTTGAGTCAGTAGCCTTGTTGGCTTTTGGTTGCTTAGGTTTAACATCTGCTGAAAAAATATTTAAGAAGAAAAATGAAACTATCTAAAGAACAAATAGAAGAATCAGTAAAGGCAAAAGGGTATGTTTGGTTTGAGGGAGATAAAGATTTTGATGTTAATATTGTAGGTGTAAGAAATTCTGCAACAGATCAGAAAGTTACAAACGTATTTGATGATGTTATGACATTATCTTACAAGGTAGATGGTAAATGGAAATTCCATTCATGGATGGCAACAACAGATCCTGGTACTAAAGGCGTTAAAGAGTTTCATAATGCTGCAGGAGTGGCAAGGCTTGTTGAAGGGCAATATAGAGGCTCTCATGTAATTGGTTTACATCAAGGTAAATATGAAGCCTTAAAACAAGCTAAAGAAGTTAAGGTTTATCGTGATGCTAATAAAGACATGACTTATGATGAATCAAAAATTCAAGAAGGTGTGTTTGGTATTAACATCCATAAAGCTGGAGCTGATTCAACCTATGTAGAAAATTGGTCAGAAGGATGCCAAGTATTTAAGAAGGCTGCTGATTTTGATGAATTTATGGCTATCATAAGAAAAGCTAAAGATATACATGGCAATTCATTCACATACACTTTAATTGAATCTTCAGATATAAAGTAACCCAATGGCAAAGAAAGCAAATTCTGCAAAAGAAAATATAAAGGTGACGTTTGGTAAAAGACGTATAGGAAAACATTCTAAAACCACCAATAAACATTCATCTCCTAGCTCTAAATATAGAGGTCAAGGAAGATGATAATTAATTTGATTAGAGATATTCTAATCTATTTCATTATAGTAAATTACGTAATATTATTAAATGTTACATAATTTACTATACTTTTGTATTTAGTAATATTTTTTTAAATAAAAAACAATGTCAATACCAAATAGACAAATAGGCTGGGGAACAGAAGAAAACCTTTTATGGCAAATTTCTAAGCAATTAGAATATCTTACAAGGGTGACTTATAATTCACAAAATACAATACCTCAATCGTTTAATCCATTGTTTACAGATGCTTCTGGAACGTTGGCTGGTGTTACAGCAACAGGTTCATATACAATGATAGCATCAAAGATTTGCTATTTTAGAGTGTATGTAGACTTTGCTGGTTGTACTAACTTTGGTACATTACAATATCAAATAACATTACCTTTTCCATCTATAGAAACAATGAGGCAAGCTAATGGTACGTTGCATCAAACAACTGGGAATTCTTTATATCACATCGCTGGTGTTACAGATGTAGTAGTTAGTCCAACAATACATAAATTATATTATTCAGGATCTACAACAGATTTAAACTGGAAATTCAATACACCAGTGGGAGGAACTACTGTAACAAGTCATTTTGATATCTCAGGAACATACGAAATAGCTTAAAATAATAACATGGCAATACCTTCTCAACAAATTGGCTGGAGCCAAAAGGCTAAACTACTTTGGCAGATATCTAAGCAATTAGAAGCTTTAACAGGAGTGATGGGTAGGAACATTCCTGCTACCACTACTACAACTAGCAGCAGTACTAGTACAAGCACTACAACTACAACTGTAGCTCCTACAACTACTACTACAACAACTTTATAATTTTGTAATAAACCAATAACTACATATATGAAGGAATTAAGATTTCTTTGTGCCCAACCAGATGACACCTATTACACATGGCAGGTGCATTTATGGCTTGAAAGTTTAAAAAAACTTGGGCATTCAAATAAAGCCACTGTATTAATATACATCCCTGACTTTAGAGAAAAGAATACTAGATGGGAACAGGTTATTAACCTATATCCAGAAACAGAATTTGTTTTCTATAAAGATGTAGATAAAGTGAGTAAACTTCTAGGCATCTATATACCAATCATTAGACCTTATGTTCTAATGAGATATTTTAGAGACCATCCTGAAATGAAAGATAAAGCTGTATTCTATTGTGATAGCGATATAGTTTTTACAGAGAAATTCAATATTGATAAGTATATAGATGATGATATAAGTTATCTATCAGATACAAACAGTTACATCAATGCTTCATATTTTGATAGTAAGATAAAAGATGTCCTTCCAGATAAACTAGAAGCTTATAAAGAAAGAGACATACTACAAGAGATTACATCTCTAAATGGTATATCAAGAGAAATAGCAGAAGCTAATAACTTACATTCAGGAGGAGCTCAATATCTATTAAAGAATGTAGATGAAAAATTCTGGAGTGATGTAATGACAAGTTGTTTACTTATACGTACACACTTAAGAAATATCAATCAAGAGTTCTTTGAAAATGAGAATAAAGGATTTCAAAGTTGGTGTGCTGATATGTGGGCTGTACTTTGGAACATCTGGAAAAGAGAAGGACAAACAATAATCACTCCAGATATGGAATTTGCTTGGAGTTCTGATCCTATTGAGAAACTTGAAAGAACAACTATATTACATAATGCAGGAATAACTGATCCATTTATGGGAGGAAGCTATCCAGCTTTTTATAAAGGAACATATCACACTGGTAAAGATCCATTTGATGATCCTCATTTGCAAGATGTATTAAATAATGACATTTCTAAAAAACATTGCAATCATTATTATCTACAACAACTTCTTGAATTAAAGAAGAAATACAACCTTAAATATGAATAAAGATTTTGTAGCCCTGGTTGCTAGAAGTCTTCATCTTAATTTATATACATAAAGAAAATTTTTATTCACAAATTAAAAAAAAAAAAATTAAAATGGCAAATGGTAACAATCAACGCTTAAAAGCGTATGTAAGATTTGATGGAACTGGTAGAGTGGTAGCAGGATCTCTTATTCTTAGAAAAAATAAACCTAAAGTGGGTAATTGGCAAGAAATTACAGCATATGAATGTTGTAATTATACCACCACCACAACTACTACAGTGGCTCCTACAACTACTACAACCACTACAACTGTAGCTCCTACAACAACTACTACCACCACTATAGGAGGATAAAAACTATGGCAAAATCATTCTTTCCAGAAGAGATGATGAAAGCATCATCCTCTGAAGAATTGACATTAGAAACTATAGCTGGAAAGCTTACATATTTTCATGAGCAATTACATCTATTGCACTGGCAAACAACTTCGTATGCTACACATAAAGCTTTAGGAAAATTGTATGAATATGTACAAGATTTTAAAGATGATGTAGTAGAGAAGCTTATGGGATATTTAGGTAAACGTCCTGGTGTATTTAAGATTGATCCTCTATCTAATGCATCCTCTATGGATGTTGTAAAAGATTTAGGTATGTTTGCTTCTGATTTAAAAGCATATGGTGAAGCTAATAAGTTTCATGACATATGTAACTTAGCAGATGCATTATCAGGAGAAGCAGCTAAAACTAAATATCTATTAACACTTTCTTAGAATTGTGCAAATAAGTGAGAAATTATTGTGCAAATAAGTAAAAAGTTTTTTCCAGAAATACTTCCAGATAATGAAGAAATGTATTTTTCTCATTTAGAAGGAATAATAGATTCAGTAGATGAACTATCTACATTAGAAATAACTAAAGGGCCCAATGCTTATATATTTAGACTAGCACCTAGTCTACCTAAGTATAACTCAATGTTATTGGAAGAAATATTAAAGTTTCACAACATGTTTCAAATTAAATTAGATTTATCAAAAAGCATTAAAGCATCAGCTACCATTTCTTTTCAAATAACTTTAGATAATTAGTATATTTACAAATTAAACCAAAAACTATAATTATGTCAAACAACATTTACAACCCACAAAAAAAGTACACATGGGGTCCAGAGGATCAATTCAGTCTTAAAGGTGATGAATTTGGTCTTATTTTAAATAGCTTAAGAGCTGTATTAGGAACACCAGAAGCTAGTAGAATTATGTTAGCTCATCAAGCTAATGAAATCATTGAGAAGATGGTGGAAAGAGCTGTTAACGATGGTGTTGCTATTGAAGTGGTAGAAGAATAAAATTATAAAAAGATGGCAAAACAAATGATAAAACGTGCTGATGGTTCTGTTTCTCAAAGAGGACTTTGGGATAATATCAGAGCTGCTAAGGGATCTGGAAAAAAGCCTACAGCTGCAATGCTTAAGCAAGAAAAGAAAATCAAAGCTAAAGGAAAATGATCTTCGAGCCTACTAATAGGCTTGATGTAACCACTCCTAAAGGAGATGGTATAGTGTGGCTAGTTACAGAGCTAGGTCACGAAACTGATACAATCTACACTATTATAATTAACGAAACTGGTGAGCTTTGGCAGTTTACGCATCGTGACATAATTGTTAAACCTAATATAACATTCAGAAGAAATGGCAAAGATGCTACAACCTAAACCTAAAGCTAAAGCTGTGGTTAAACCAAAAATGACTCCTAAAAAAGGAGAACCCACTTATAAAAACTTACCTCTGGGTGTAAGTCTTGAAGAAGAAGAAAGAAGTGGATATAGAAAAGAAGGAATAAAACCTACTAAACAAGATAGTATGGCTTATAAAGCTGGTTATAATTTAGGAAAAAAAGGTGTAAATGCTTATCCTGGAGAAAGTCCTGTAAGTAGAATGGGTAGATATGAAGGTAAAAATGAAAAACCAGCTCCTAAGAAAAAGATGCAAAATGGTGGAAGTCTATCTGGACTTAAAGCATCTACTAAAAGAGTGGGTCCTGTAGATCCTAATGGTGCTTGGACTAAAGTACAAAAGAAAACATTAGCTGGTGCTAGAGGTAAAGCTGTATTAAAGAAAGATAAAGAACTTGATGCTTCTAGAACTGAAAGAAAACAAGCTGGTGGTGGTAAGATGAAAAAGAAATAATCATGCCAAAGGCTAAGGATAAAAATTGGATACAGAAAGCTGTAAATCCAAAACATAAAGGATATTGCACCCCTATGACCAAGGTTACGTGCACACCAAAAAGAAAAGCATTAGCTAAAACATTTAAAGCTATGGCTGCTAAAAGAAAAGCTAAATAATGGCAAATATTAAGAAAGCAGGTCCTTGGAATCCACAAAAAGCAACAGCTTATGTTGGTAAAGGTGTTCTTAGAAATGGTGACACCCTCACTTCTATTAAAGGATCTATCACACCTGTTCCTAATGGTCCTCTTATTAAAAAGAAAGGCCCATTTAAAGGAAGCACATTAAAGAATGGTGGTAAAATTAAGTGCTGGACAGGATATGTTAAGAAAGGCACTAAGAAAAAAGGTGGTAAAACAGTCAATAATTGCGTTAAGAAAAAGTGATATTAAATAGAAGTGTACATTCATTTAAGTGTTACGTAAGAGTTGAACATTTAACAAAAAATGATCAACACAAAGATGAATATCACGAGGCTTATGCTTTTGGAATCCAATCAATAACAGCAAAGATACTCACATTTCATATTATGACATCTTATGGGATGTTAAGAAGTAGAGTTCCTATTAGTGAAATCTTTATTAAAAAACCATTAGAAGATATTCCTTCACATTATAAACAACTCTGGGATTGCTTCTCAGAAAATGTTACAGTTACAAAGTTTGAATATCTCAATGAAAAGAGATGTCAAGTGGTTCTTAAAGATGGAACTAAAATATGGGCTACATACATGTTCACTGTTGATTGGTTTAACAACCCCTATTCAGATGAACCCACAGATTATAAATGTGGACATATACTAGTTGCTGATGATGGATACTTACTATGCCAACCAAACAATAGAATATATTGGAAGGATAGTAATTGGGTGACACAAGATTTTCCATTAGATGTAAAACAAATAAAGGTGGATACTAAGCTTGAATCTGTAGAATCACACTCTGATAGATGGGTGAGTGAAAACTCTGATTCATTTTATTACAATATTAATAAACAAGAGAATGGCTAAATCTGAAGCATGGCAAAGAAAAGAAGGTAAAAATCCTTCTGGAGGATTAAACGCTAAGGGAGTGGCTTCATATAGAAGAGCTAATCCTGGTAGTAAATTAAAGACTGCTGTCACTACTAAACCCTCTAAACTTAAACCTGGTAGTAAAGCTGCAAGTAGACGTAAGTCATTTTGTAGTAGAATGTCAGGTATGAAAAAGAAATTAACATCTGCTAAAACAGCTAATGATCCAAATAGCAGAATTAATAAATCTTTACGTAAATGGAATTGTTAACAATTAAAATTTAAAATAAAATGGCTATTAAACCTAAAATTACAGATTACAACAGAAGAGATGAAATAGGTAAACCTCTTTCACCAATGGTGTTAAAGAAAACACAAAAACAAAAACTAAAAAAAAATGGTTCCTTTTTCAAGGGTTAACCCTGCAGAAGGTTTATCTGCTAAAACTGTAGGAGTGACAAAAACTACTGGTGTTGCTAAAACTCCAGCAGTAAAGAATGTTAAATTTGCTTCTTCAAGTGCACCTAAGAAAAGTTCTTCTTTATCTTCTGCACCAAAAGGTGTTGAAAGATTAATGAATAAAGGAAAAAGAATAGCAGGTAGAATACAAAATAAGTCTGAAAGAATTGCTAATAGAGTTGCTAATAAAGAAAGTAGAGTTAATAAAAGAATAGATAGATTAACAAGTAAGCTTAAAAAGTAATGGCAAAGAGTAAAACTAAAGCTAAAGCTAAAGCAGATGCTCGTATGGCTGATCTTTTAGATAGACAAGATGGTGTAGGTAAATATGCTCCTAAAAATAACAAAGCAATTAATAATTCTGTTAAAAAATCTAAATCTAATTAAAAAATATTATAATGAAAGCAATCAAAAAACCTGCTAAGAAAATGCAGATGGGTGGAATGGCAAACACCACTCCAATGATGAAAAAAGGTGGAATGGCTAAAGCTAAATCTGGTGGTTCATTTGCTGCTCTTGCTCCTCCTTATGATAAAGCTACATTTGCTGATAAAATTGCTGGTGCTAAGAAAAATGCTGGTAAAGCTAAAAATGGTGCTGCTATGAAGAAAATGCAATATGGGGGATCTGCTGCTTCTATGGTTCCTTCTATGAAAAAAGGTGGTAAAATGGCTAAGTGCAAATATGGCTGTAAGTAATATGACAGCTGGTAAAGCTAAGAAATCTGGTAAGCCAAGAAAAGCTCCTAAAGTGGCACCTCCTAATCCAATCAATGGTAATTATATGAAGGAGGCTGATACAAAATTGAGACTGAAAAGTCCTCAATGGCCTATGAAACAAAAAAGACTTAGTAAATAAAGAAAGAAAGCCCCTTAACTGGGGCTTTTCTTATTTTAAAGAATTATATGTAGAGAGAGTTTTAGGAATGTATTTCTTTGTCTTTGCTTTTTTATAACACTCATGAGCAAACACACCATCAGCATCATATCTAGATAATGACCATCTAATATCTCCTACACATTCTCTCTTTACAAGAAAGTTATGACTATCTATATATCCTACAGCAATAATTTTACCTTCTAGTCTTATAGTTCCATTTTTGTTTATTTGACCAAATGATATAAAATCTTCATCTAGGTCTTTGACATTCTCCCAAAATCTATCAGACATTTCTGTATCATCATCATTGAAATATAAATAACCATCTTCAATAAGATCTATAGCAAAGTTTCTTTGTCCGTTTCCAAACACACTACCTTCCACTTTTACAGCATAAGGTTCACATGTATCAGGAATGTTATCAGGAATTTCATCTGCATCAAAAACAACAATCCATCTATAAGCATAACTAGGTAGATTGATACTCTTAGCAATTAGATGTAAATTTTCTGGTCTTGAGCAAGGAGTGATAATATTTATGAGCATGTTTTTATTTTTTAAATAAAACTAATAACTTATCATTATCCCAACCAGGAGAGAAGTTATTAATATGATTAGCTTCTATAAATGTAACAGAGTGAAATTCATCAGTGAGATGAGATAGTTCTTTTATATAAAGATTTTCATCAGCATTTTTAAAAATATCTTCGACAACTAATACAGCTCCTGGATACATGTATTTATGTATACAATTAATAAATCTTATCTGATCCTCAAATACATGTGTACTGTCTTCTATAACAATATCGTACATTCTCATTGCACCTTTAAGAGATTTATTAATACTATGCTCACTTTTAATATCCATAAAGTGGTATTCTGTATCACTTAATTTATCTAATTTAGCATTTTGTATTTCACTTTCAAAAAACTCAAAGCCATACAGATATGCTTTAGGAAAATATTGTCTCCAACATGACATAGATTTGTTCTTTAAAATACCAATTTCTGCTAATGTTAATGGAATATATTTCCAAGAAGCAAAGAGAAAATCATATATAGCTGTATATGAATGTTTATGTAAGTTTACATCAGTATTGTAAGGAGATTTATCTGTTCCATAAAATGCTCCTAAATCACACAATTCTGTTTCAGAATATGTAGAATCAATTATTAGCTTATTTATTTTCATTGAACGATTTTAACATTTGTACATAATCATATTTCCAATTAGGATTTAATACAACATCTCCTGTTGGTATTTGTCCTCTTTGTCTTTTCTGTTCAATAAATAGAGAATGTCTTTGAATAGCATTAGCTGTTCCTGGAACATCATGTCCTTGTCCTGATTGATGATACACATCTATTCCTCCCCATCTATAAAACCAACTCACTTCATCATCTGGAGGAGATGCAAGAACAACTTGTTCTCTTCCAAGATTATGTATTCTTATTACTAAAGACATATCTCCTCCTGCATTTTCAATAGGACTTTTACCAATAGCCTCCCAAGCTTTCTTGCTATATACTATTCCTGAGTTTCCAATAGATACAATGTCTGTAATATTAGGAGCATTGTAATACACCCCTCTTTGCCAATGTAATAAATTAGTATCTTCTTTCCAGTATTTAGCTATGTTACTTAAATGATTTGGTAAGGCAACATCATCATCATCCCATACAGCAATTAATTCTCCTTTACATAATTCAATAGCATAATTTTCTTTATCTCCAATTGTATCAAATGTTTCATCTAGATTGATTATTTTAATCTCTGGATGATCAAATATCAATTTCTGTAGAGGGTAATCATTAACTATGATCAATTCCTTTTCACCAGGATAGTCTTGTTGGAGAAAACTATAAATAGATTCCTCCAACGTAGACACTCTTCCATAAGTGATGCATTTTGCAGATATGAAAGGATAATTCATTACCAGATAATTGCTATACTAAAAGAGTTAATAATAAGTTTTTGCTCACCATTAACAGTAACAAGTATACTTTTTTGCAGATCTTCTGTAGGAACATACACCTTATCTCCTTCATTGACAAAGTCAACAGCATCACCTACAGCATAAACTTCAAGACTTTTAAAACTCTCTACAAATTCTTTATCCATCTCCTTTTTTGTTTTTGGATCTAGTTGAATAATTGATTCTTCTTTCTTTGGAATTGAAAGCATCACTCTGACACCCTTCAATGTTTTAAATCCTTTTTCCATTATAGTTCTGTAATTAATAAAAATCTTTCACCATCTTCCTTAGTAAGATATATCTCACTTTGGAATGTATTACGTTCTCTCTTCATTCCTGTCATCTTTCCTGTCTTAGGATTTACATCTGGAACTTCTTGTACTCTTTCATGTAAGTCATCAAGTAACACTAGTGTACGTCCATCATCCATAGTGATTGTACGTACCACCTTTTCAATATTAAAACTATCTTTTACATAGATAGTTTTATTGCTAGATTCATCCTCCAGCATTCTTGTGTAAACAAATTGATTTTTCATTGTATTTTTGATTTATATGTTCTTTTTTCTCTTTGGATTAATTCAGAATAAAAATATATTGTTATAGGAATAATTGGACTTATTATATTCATAGCTACAAACTCTTGTGTAAATCCTACACCAAACCAATAATATAAGATGTTAAGGCTCCACGAAACTATACCAAAAAAGATTGCTGTATTTTTTCTACCATACATTGTAAACAAGTATACACTTGCTTCTAAACTTACAGCAAACACCCAACTCATTATTAATGAGTAGGTGCTAGGAGGTGATAAGATGTAAAATACATGTGCAGCATGATTTATTTGTGTTAATAAAGCACAAATAATTGTAATTCTAATTAGGGTTCTTTTATTCATAATTTAATTAATTGTATATTTTACTTTTAAAACCTCACGCCTATTGTTTATTTCTGGATATTTATACATATCGTTTTCTACATTCGAATGTTCATTAAGAGACAAAACTACTATATTTTCTTCATCAAAGCAAGCTTCTGGATATTTTTCTTTTGGAAGAATATGATGGAAATAAGTACTCATGGGTTCTTTACCTAAATAAATTCCACTAATTTCAGATTTATGAGGTCTTTTCTTCCATATAGATAGAAAGAACTCTTGCATCTTTAGTATCTCATCACTATTATTGACAAGTTTTGGTGTAGATGGAATAGCTTTTTTGGGAGTGTGATTTTTACACACACCCCCAGACCAAGCTTTCATTTTACATCCTTCTACTTTACATAGTTTAGTAGGTAACATTATCGTATTCCTGTACTACCAAATCCTCCTACTCCTCTTTCTGTATTAGATAATTCATCTACTTCTTCAATTTCTACATCTAATACTATATCAAAGAATATCTGACAAACTCTATCTCCTACATTATAAGGAAAGTTTGAATTGTAAACTTTTTCCAATACTCCTTCACTAGTAGGTGAGGATAATATAGGAGTGAATACAGCCATCCACTCTCCTCTATAATCAGAATCAATAACTCCAAAAGAATTATTAAGTACCCAGTTATACTTAGTTAAGTTACTACGTGGTACAATGATTCCTTTAAAACCTCTAGGTATTTCTGTAGAGAACCCAAGACCTACAACAACTTTACCATCTTCTCTTGTAATAATAGTGTGTGCATAGGCATCATTTGCAGCAGCTTGTAAGCTACCCTTTATGGGTAACTTACTTTGCTCATCTTTTTTCTTAAATTTTATTTTCATAATTCTTCAGTTAATTCTTGTTGTGATAATTGGTTACTATAAGAAAATGTTGCAGTGGTAACAATAGTTGTTTCTTCTTCTTCTTCTATTTCTATCACTTCTGGAGCATCTATAAGCTTAATCTTAGCTATAATGTCATTAGTTATAGAATCTAAGAACTCAGGATTATCAGATAGTAATTCTTCAAATTCGTCTGCTTGATATTTAACATCAGAATAAGTGATAGTTTTACCATACTTACGTAAAATGTTATACTCATTACCAAGCTCCATGATTTCTTTAAACTTATCAATACCTACACCATATACAATCTCAAATTCTGATTTTCTATATGGAGGAAACATTTTATTCTTAATAGATTTCACTTTAGTAACATTACCATATTGAAAATCACCATCTTTTGCTCCTGTTTTAGTTAGTTCTATAATACAATCACTATAAAACTTAAGAGCATGTCCTCCTTGAGTTGTTGTAGGATTACCAAACATAACACCAATCTTCTCACGATACTGACTGATAACTATAACACAAACATTATGTTGTGATAGAGCACCTTTTAGTTTTGGATAAGCATTACTATTTAATAAAGCTTTTCTACCTATTGTAGAATCTCCCACCTCACCATCAAGCATCTTCTTAGGAATTAATGAACTATCAGAATCAATAACAACAAGATCTATTTCTCCTGTGTTAATCATTTCCATAGCAATGTTAAAACCTTCTTCACCACATGATGGTTGAGCTATTAACATTTTAGTTGTGTCAACACCTAATTGTTGGAAGTATTTTTTATCAACAGCATACTCGCCATCAATATACAACACTTTACCTCCTTGCTTTTGACACTCAGCTACAGCATGTCCACATATAGTAGATTTCCCTGAGTTGTGAACTACTATTCCATTAGCAATAAAGTTATTATAAGGAAAATAACATTTAATGTCATATGTTTCCATTTCTCCTACTAATGTAATACTAACTATTGTATCTTCTGTAACAACGAATCTAAGATTATTGTGTCTATCTAAAGCATGAAATTTTGCATGTTCAGATTTACTATATAATTGTAAATTTTCTATATCATTATTACTAGTATTTTCATTAATGTGATGCACATCATATCCTTCAGGAATTGTCAAAAAATCCCAACCATCTTCAGGCTTAGCTTGTAAATTTCCATTTAAATAATTAGTATATTGCTCATAAGACATATTGTTCATATTAGCTTCAAATATAAGCCTATGAACTTTTTCTCTATAATACATACTACCATTTATCTCTCTAGGGGTCCCTTTATAATACCATTTTAATGTAGTTTCTGCATATTTTTTTCTTTCAGAAATTTCATCATTTTTATATGGGGTATTTTTATGAATGTACACTACATCTCCCACTTTTAATTCACTAAGAGCTACATAACTATCACCTACAAAGAACTTATGATCTTTAGTTGCTTTAATTTTAAATCCATGAGAAGTCGTTAATTCAAAACACTCTTTTACTCCAGATTTAACAACGTCTGCAATTTCATTTCTAAAGATTTTATTTTCTTCATTAATTGATGTTACATTAAATGTCGTATCTTTTGTTGAATCAGTTCTATTATGAAATCTCTCATAAAGATTTTTAATAGATGCTCCTTTGCAGTCTTGTACAATTCCATCAGGTCTTACATTAATAAACTTAATATAAGTGTCTTCTGCAAGGCATCCCTCCCAACCTCGTAGTTCATACATTTTACCTTTTACAAAACCTCCTACACCAAGAGTGATGTGATCAAATCCAATTGATCCTGTACTAATGATGTCATAATTATCACTTCTCTTACTATCTAGTTCTAGAATTGATCCTACACCATAAGTTTTGTTTAACCTGTCTAGTGCTTCTTGAAATTTGTTAGTAGTAGCAACACCATTTTCTTTTTGTTTTTTTGCCATTATTTAGTTGTTTTTAGAATATAAATTTACGAAATTTTTGTTAATTATTTGTTGTAATTGCATAAAAAAACCCTAGGAGTGACAAGCTCCTAGGGGTATTAAACAAAACAACAATGGAAAACGATTTATTATTTTTATTAAATATTTACTTCACAAGCTCCACCACCACATGCTTGAATAGCACCAAAATCTACAGTGTCATCCATCTCAATAACATTTGTCAAATCTACAGATTTTAAATGAGAAACACGAATCTTGTATTCTTCTTCAGATATGTCTTCGAAAGGAGCTTGTACATAACTTCCTCCATCATAGTTAAGGACAGATAGGCCATTGTAGAATTCTCTATTCTCCCACATCCAATCTCCTACCATTTCCCATTCATCTAGATTAAATGATTTAAACTCATAGATTCTACTTTTATCAATAGAAACTGTAGCAGAAACATTATGTGTATTAGCACCATTGATGTGTCCTTCATTAATCCATTCTATAGAAAATTTCTTAACACGTTCTAATGTATCAATAGCTGTTTCAGTTCTGAATATAGATCCTTCTGGTGCTTTAACAGGAATTCTAAGACATATTGTATCTGTAGGACGTAACAAATCATCTTCAACTAGTTCTGGATGATTAATCATCATGTATGTAGCAATGTCTTCAGATTTATTAAATCTCATAGTTCTGAGATAATAGTCATTATGCCATGCATGTATACCTGATGCTGTACCTAATACAAGACTAGTTGTACCTGAAGGTTTAACACATGTAAGTCTAGCAGCTTCATTAGTACCAATCTTTTCAGAAATCATACTATTCACCACCTTTGCTGTATTAGCAGCAATTGTTAAGTCATATTTAAGTATTTCTCCAGATCCAATACCTGTCATCCCTATACCTAGTAATGCATCCTTCTGCGTAGTTTTAGACCAAATAGGACGTAAGTAATGGAAATCATAAAATCCTGCCTGTAATGTGCCAAAGAATGATGCTATAGCCACTCTATCATTAAGATCTTCTTGGTCTGTTATATCACTCACGTTTACATCACACAGATTACAGAATTGAAAAGGTCTTAATCCTATTTCG